CCTACTTTCTTTTAGACGTAAGAACAAATATTCTCTTAATATATTCTTAGCATTAATAACCATAATCCATTCAAAATTCTTATTCCTAGCGTCAACACTTGGATCTATTTGACTATAAACATCAATGGAGTGGTTCTCGTATTTAACGTCATCTAAACTTCTTAATATGTTTACTTCTGGGTGAAGCAAGTTCACGTCGTAATATTGGTAATGATCGTTTTGTATATTAACCTTATCAACAACTTCCGAGTACTGAATAGATATATCGTTAACGTAAATATCGTCCTCAATATCTATGAGTTTACTTCCAAAGAAACTTTTTATTTCCTTTGCTGATCTAACACCTTTTGCTGGGGTTGTTTCGTATTTTCTTATTATCAAATTACTTTTCATGTCTCTATATATTAAAAAATTAAACATCGAAATTAAAAATCAATATATAAATTATGAAAATTTCATTACAGGAGTTTAAAGATAGATCTGAAAAAATACATAAAGACGCTGATGGAAGACCCATTTATGATTATTCAAAGAGCGTTATAGATGGGGCACATAGTAAAGTTATAATAATTTGTAAAAGATGTGGACGGGAGTTCACACAAAGCGCGTGGCATCATTTGAATGGCTACGGATGTCGTGTGTGTAATTTAGATAATGTTAAAAAATTATTATCTTCTAACACATATGATTTTATCAAAAAATCTGAATTGGTGCATCAAAAAAAATATGACTATTCTGATGTTAATTATATTAATAGACAAATTAAAGTTACTATAAAATGTAAAAATTGCGGAACGTCATTCGAACAAACTCCATCCTCACATCTATCTGGGAGTGGTTGTCCTGTTTGTGCTAAAATTGATAGATATAAAATTAGAAAATCAACGCAGGATTTCATAAATCAAGCCGAAAATATACACCAAGATAAATTTGGAAACCCCTTATTCGATTATTCGAAATCGAACTATATAGGATCATATAAGAACATTACAATAATTTGTAAAAAGTGTGGTAGGGAATTTGTTCAAAGATCTAGTCATCATCTCAATGGTTGCGGTTGTCCTTTTTGTATAAAAAGCGACGGTGAGAAAAAATTAGAAAAATTACTATTTAATAATAAAATTAATTACATTTCTCAATATAAGTTTAAAGATTGTAAAAACATAAAACAATTACCATTTGATTTCTATTTACCAGATGAAAATATTTGTATAGAATTTGACGGTATTCAACACTTTGAGGAAAGAACTGGTATGGGAGGATACGATAGATTCGTTATTCAGAAAGTGAATGATAAAATCAAAAATAAATACTGCTCAGATAATGGGATCACTCTTTTTAGAATAAAATATAACTCAAATTTAAATAACAAGTTTAGTGAAATTTTAGATTTTATAAAAAACAAAAAATCATATGAAATTTAAATTAAACGAAAATAACACGAAATTAACTCTTGTAGAAGCTAATAAAGATGAATACGCACAATTGAAATTGAGTATGAGCAAGTACGTCAAAAACTATTTTTTTCAAGCTAAATATAAAATGACTAAGTGGGATGGTCGAATTAGTTATATGTCTGAGGCTGGTGTGATCAACTTCGGCCTTTGGTACGAAGCATATAAAGTATGTAAAGAATACGGATACCCATTTCAAATAGTCAACAAAGAACAATTTCCTATTGATAGAACAATAGTGAAAGAAGATGTCGAGAAATTCTGTATAGACTTCCTTAAAGACCATAAAGACGAAAAAGATCCAAATAAACCATTTACTGCCTACGATCACCAAATGGAAGCAGTGTATAAAATTCTTAAACATAAATACGGTATTATTGAAGTCGCTACATCTGGTGGTAAATCATTAATATTCTGTCTTACAGTATTCTACTATTTAAAACATATAAATCCTAACGCTAAAATATTATTAGTTGTGCCAAGTATTGGTTTAGTTACACAGTTTTATAACGAAATTCATAATCTTAATCTTGGTTTTTACCAGGAGAATAAGAACCCTTTAGAGATAAGAATAGATGAGATCATGAGTGATAAACCAAGAAAACATTTTGGAGGTGAACCAAATATATACATTGGTGTATTCAATAGTTTATTGAATTGGCCAGTAGAATGGTTCAGTCAATTTGATATAATATCAGTAGATGAAGGCCATTATATGAAAGCAAAGAGTTTGATTGATATTATGGAAAGAACATTCGAAACATCTAAAATTAGATTTGGTATGAGTGGTTCTTATCCAGCAGAAGGATCGGCCGAACTCTTTACTATTGAATCACTTACAGGGCCGAAACTTATAAATATTAAGGCAAAAGATTTAATGGAGAAGGGTATTATATCTAAAGTGAAGATAAAGGGGCTGATATTAAATCATAATGATAGAAGTTTTGCGGAGAACGTTTTTGCTATTAAGAGAGGCGGTAACGGTAAAAAGGCTTGGGAATTAGAAAGAAATTACGCACAGGCATCTTTACCAAGAAAGATTTTCCTAAGTAAGTTAGTTGGTAAATTTAAACAAAATTCTATTGTATTATTTCAAAATATAGCTTACGGCACTGAGTTGTACAATTATTTCAGAGATAATATACCAGGTAAAGACTTCTATTACATTGATGGAGGAACATCAAAAGATAAGAGAGAAGCCATTAGAAAAGAATTAGAGAACACAGAAGGGAATGTTAAAATTCTTGTGGGATCATTTGGCACAATGAGTACTGGTATTAACATTAAAGCTATTGTGAATCTTGTATTTGCTGATTCATTTAAGAGTGATAGAGTTGTAAGACAGAGTATTGGTAGAGCACTTAGATTACATAAGGATAAGGACAAAGCTATTATATTTGATATAGTGGATCAATTTCACCCAGACTATAAAGGGACATTGTTTCATCATTTTCAGTCTAGGAAAAATGAAATTTATATTCCACAATCTTATCCTTACGAAGAGTTAAAATGTACTGTTTAGACCTTCTTTCCAGAATATATATGTTACATGTCTTACATATATTTAATGGAATCCATAAGAGATTACGATACAGTTTACAAGATAGGATATTCCAAAAGTCCTAATCAACGTGTTAATAACGTTCAAACAGGAAACGACGGCAACGTTAAAGTACTTTATCAATTCGCGAGTAAACACGGAAGAAAAGTTGAATCAGCTTTACATTCTTTTTATTCACATTATCATAAAAATATGGAATGGTTCGCCCTTGATTTAAAAGCAGTTCAACAATTTTTACCAATCTGTGAAAAAACAGAAGATAACCTAGACCATTTAGAAAAGTTCAAATTTTAATTTAATATATAGGTTTATGAAGAAGATTTCTAAACTTATAGAAGAAGAATATAAATTAAATGAGATTGTTAATTCTAATGATCCTTACGGTGAAGAGGATTGGGAAGAAGATTACGATGTAATTTACGAGAGACCCGGTTTAATAGCCAAACATAGGAAAGGTGGGGGAGTTGGTGCGTGGACCTGGAATGTTAATATTCCTAATTACTGGTTGCACGTAATAGAGAAAAATCCAGAATGGGCAAACCACGCAGATAAAAAAGAATTTTATTGTGGTTTCTTGGCTGGATTCACATTAGCTGACGAGTTTTACGAAAAAATAAAAGGGTGTAGCGGTGATAAAGAAATTTAAATTATTCGAGTTAAATACACCAGAAGATCCTTACGGTGAGGAAGAATGGGGAAATCCAACAGGTTATTTCTATGTTTACAGACACAGAAATGACGTAGATCAACATTACGCCGAAGAATACTTTAGGACAGAAAACCCAAGAATTTACGGTAGTTATGAAGAAGCAAATAGAGCATTAGATAGAGCTTGTTTGATGATTGCGGTGAGGCAATTTTTGCTTTACTTCCTAACGGCGAAATAAAAAGAGAAAAATTCAGAAGATGATTAAGAACTATAAATTATTTGAATTAAAAGGACACGAAGACGTTGATCCATATGGCGAGGAAGACTGGGATGTTGGTGATGACGATATTACCAGAAAGATGAGAAAAGAACTTCGTCATTATTTTAATGAGTTGTACGGTGATAAATACGACGAAAGAATTAAATTTATTGAATTTAAACCAAATGAAAATTGTTAAGCCGCTCAACCATTTTTTGTGAATCTATTTACGAAATAGTTAGTTATACAGATGAAGGAAGAAAGAATGGAACATTAGGATATATTAGTGCTAGATCCAAAATGGAAGCAAGATCGGTATATGTTCTTTGGGAAATGGTTAATAAAGTTAAACCAAGAGGAATCAGTGATATTCTTTTCACTGGTTTTTACGGGGCAGAAAATATAAGTCAAGATAAAATTGATGAGAAGATAGCCTATCACTATCAAAAATTAAGTGAACTGGAAAACATAAAAGAAATTCTGAAAAATATGTAATAAAAAAATTAGTTCTACAATGATAAAGAAATTTAGATTATTCGAATCAAGTCACGATGACGTTGATCCATACGGTGAAGAGATATGGGATGATATTCAAGGATTTGAAATTAAAAAAGTTGGATTGAAAGAAGGTGGATTTTATTACTTCGCTTCATTCCACGATCAAGAGCCAGTAAATCGACCAGGTAGTATATTTCAATTTCAAGGAGTAATGGAGAATAACTATCTCCTAGCCATTGGTAAAATGTTCAACAACGGATATTCTTTTAGATTTTACCCAATGCCAGATTGGGAATGGATAGAATTAACAGAAGAAGAAAAGGAAGCGTTCTTCAATGATAAATTAGAAGTTAAAGTCTTCCATCTTTTTGCTAGAAAAGGTTTCCTTGGTAGAAGAGGTGATCCAGATGAAAACGAAGGAGAGATGAAAGATTTAAAGTTTTCTGAAATTCTTAAAATATTTAATATCACCAAAGAAGAATTCATAATGGCTAAAAATCAATAATCTTTTTCCCTATTTTAGCATATATTGTTTTATGGAATACAAATTAGAACCAAAACGCAAAAGCGAAGTTCAATTTAACGGTCGTGTGGAAAGTGACGCCAATTGGGCTGTCCCATTTGTATCAAATGTTAAACAAGAATTCGACCAAAGATTCAATGAACTTAAAGAACAATACGAACAATTAATGGATGAAGTCCATTGGAATAATATAGTCTACGGGGTTAATATTAAATTCAAACCAGTTATAGGTAAAACCTACTATTTATACAAGAATGATAATGATTTTACTTTATCTATGATAGCTCCCTGGGAATGGAGTAAAGAGCACCTTGGCACATTTAGATTTGATCACACAGGTAAATGGGTTAAGCTATAATTGTAATTGACGTACCACCGTCTTTTAAAGTGGCTTTAATCTCGTCATTACTCATAATATCTTTAAATATAGCGTCTTTATTCTGAACATTTTGTAAATTCCAATCGTTACCAGCATTAGATGTTTTAAAAATATAATTCTTTCCACCCCTCTTTATTTCTATTGTCTTACTGGATAACTTATCGTAGAAATTTCTTATATTCTCATTCACCTTATACATCTTTATTGCTTCCCATTTATTTGAACCTCTTGCTCTACTTTGAAATACAATATACTCAGGTTTTGGTTCAAGTTCGGAATCTTCCTTTTTAAATATTAAAAAGAATTTTATATCAAGAGTCTTATCTAGAAAAGTTTCACAATCTTTTGAATATTCTATATTATTCTTTTTGAATCCTTTAGCGTCTAGTTTTTTGAGAAATTCTGGATCTTTTGAAAGAACGTCTATATCATTTATATTTTCAGAATTGAAATCAATAACGTCACCAATGAGAACTTGCTCGGCGTTGATAGATTTTAAAAGGGTTTCAGAGTCAGTAACGATGCTTTCTAATACGTTAGCATCATTAACAATTTCTTTCATTTCTAAATCTTCTTTAACAAATTTATTATACCCTTTGATTCTCATATCTGTAATTTTTTTTATCGTAGGTCTGCTGATTTTGATCTTCATCAAATTTCTCTCTTTCAAATATCTGAATATCAATCTTTCGAGCTAAAGTTAGTAGAATTTGAGATTCTTTGTAATGTTTAATTACAATACTATTATCTTCGGGTGGTACGGTAGTGTCTGCTGTTATTTTATTTCTATGAAAATATATAATCATTTCCCATTTATCTGCTGGTCTTTTAACGTCTATTCTTAAATAAGATTTTGGTGGTTGATTGAGTTTGATTTCGGTTCTGAACCATTCTTCATTTTTTGGATGAGGTCTGTACCAAGTTAGTTTATTTTCTTTAGTTTCTTTGTAGATTTTCATCTTCAATTGGACTTCTGATTTTTCTTTACCTTTTTCGTCTTCTTCTGTTGTTGTAGAAGTGGATGCTGGCATATCGTCATTTAACATTTTCAATCTCTCGTACTGTTCTTCTGATATGAAATCACTTTCTGGACAAACGTCACCTTCAATTTTCATAAGTCCTGTAAGAGGATTGTAGAATTCTATTTTATATGGTGTGTCTTTCTTTAATCTTCTAATTCTATCTCCAACGTAATAAACGGTATCACCAGATTTAAATTTCTTAACAAATGAATCGTAATTACTAACAGTTGGTTTATTTGAAGCAGATCTAGACACAGTGCCAGATTTTTTCTTTTCTTTATATTCTTCCTCTGATATAAAATCTCTATTAATCACACTAACTGGTATTTGACCCCATTCATTATTAGCAAAAATATCAAATACGTCTGTGTTTCTATTTGCCCATAACCTGAAAGCGTGGTCGTGATCAAATTGATCGTCGTCACCGTTATAATAAACTACGTCACCATTTCTAAAATCATTCTTCTTTATTGGTGTTGCTATGCCAGATTCTTTCCAAAATTCTTTTCTTTTTCCTTCTTTATATTCAATTTCAGAAATAAAATCATCTACCGAAAAATACGGAGCTCTACCGTCTGGTAATCTAATAGAAAGACCGTAATATGATTCAGATTTTGGGCGACACTCAACAACTTTATAAGGAGTATCGTGTTTTACCGTCGCTACTGGACCTGCTCCTTTTCCACCACCAGTTACACCAGTATAATATATAGTATCACCACGTTTAAATTTTGATTTATAAAGTGGAGTTTTATTAGGTCTATTAGCTACAGTGGTCATTTCTTATCTGATTTTTTTCGTAGATCTGGTAATACTATTTCAAGTAGATTAGATAACTTTAATTGTCCTATCGATATTCTTCTACAAAATATTTCTTTTTTACCGTTTTTACTCATGTAAATATCCAAAGTGATCACATTTGAAAACATATCCTGAAACTCGTAACCAAACATTTCGTTCTCACCGTATTCATCTTCCATTAGTTGATCAGATATTTTAAAGATAGTATCTATTTTAGTTTCACCGTAATTTTTAGTTACTTTTGTATATATCATGTCGTCTTCACCGTACCATTCAAGTTTGTTTTTCTTGGTGTCTTCCATTAAAAGATCAATAATATCACTATCAGATTTTTTAAATCTGATATCTGGACCATTTTTAATTAATTCGGCAATTCTGGGCATGAAATTTCAATTTAGTTTAAGACTATATATTAAAACTAAATTTCAATAAAATTTATAGGAATCTCCTGATGGCAGGAAATGTTTTCAAATCCTTCAAACGGAGTTAAATCTATTTTTTTACCTGATAAAAATTGTTCATTTAAGTACTCAGCAGTTACGTTACCGTGAACGTTCTCGTTCCAATCCTGAACTTTATTCACGGGGTTATTTACTATTATAGATTTATCGTAACAAATAAGTTTTGGATGATATAAAGGATTCATAGCCATTTGAGACTCTAAAGAATTTGGACCGTCATATCTTATATTTAAAAGATAATAATAAATATCTCTACTCCTAAAGAAATGTCCATCTAAAGACATAGGATAACCGTAATCCCCAGTTTGACCTTTCCATAAAAAAACATTATTCTCATTAAATTGTGGGGGAATTTGTTTTAAGTTGGCTGCGTAACAATAAGTTAATCTCGGGTGAAGTCTTAAAGATAAAGCTAAGACGTCACCGTGAGTATCAAAGAATTTAAATTTATCGTCGTTAATGGAGAAAGGTTCTTTGAATACAATATCATCAACAAAAAAAACAGTATATTTTTCTTTCTTATCGAAAATATTTATAAGGCAATTTTGAAATCCTATTTCGTTCTGCCATATAATATTCTTATCTGGATGAATCTCTTTTAGTTTTTCGTAACCTTTTTCGAATTCGAAACCAACTCCTTTATATAATATTTTGATTTGGTGTTGTTCGAACTCCTTAAAATACTTTTTCATAGAACGAATAAAGAGTTCTAATTGGCAGGCTCTATTCTTACTGAAAACTATAATATTCATGTGTATGATTTTTTGAATTATATCACACTAAATTGTATAAGTTTATCGCTATCAAGAAAAAGGTAAAGCTCCACCCATAAGATGGTACAATAACCAAGAGCCGTATGTTATAATAGCTAAAGCGTTAATTCCACCCCAGGCCATTGTGCTGAAATCTGGAACGAAATCGTCGTTTCCACTCCATAAAGTGTATTGCCAAAATGAAGGACCTTCTTTTATAGTTGGGTAACCGTAATTATATTTCGGTCTTTTAATAAACCATATAATTCCTCTAACACTAAATATACCAAAGCATACTAGATTGATTACAATTAACATGGCTAGATAAGCCAATGGATCAGACGGACTCGATCCCGAGTCCACCATAATCGGTAATAACATTTGTCCTAACATATTAATTTGCGTTTTCTATTATCAATTTACCTGTTTCTCTCTCGGGTACAAACCTCAAATGTTTAACATCAAAATATTTATCAAGATAAGTGAGTACAACATTAAGTTCGTTAGTATCAGCAAACATTATCTGTACGTAATCCTGCATCTTAAAATACACAGTTATATAACCACCACCAGCCTTTTGACTGTAAAAAGTTGGAACGTAACGATGAATATTGTCAGGATCTATCCTATGATTATTAATATTTATCATCATATTTAATTATTTAAGATTTTGTAACATTCCCATCATATCTGATTGATTAAAACCAAGATATTCATTTGTTTTCTTCATGTCTTCCTCGAGATCACGACCAAACCTGTCTTTATAATCTGTTTTCAAGTTATTGCTGAATTCCTTGGCTATCTTCAACATTTTTAACATGTTGGCAGTTGCTAGTTTTTCCTGTAGTTCCTGTAACTTAGGTGCCATAAATTCATTAAGTTCGTCAATGATTTTCTTTACCTCTGGATCTTCGATGTTTTCGAATTTTGCTTTAATTTCTTCTGGTGTCATTTTATTTGTTTTTTTTTAATTGTTTATAATTTTTTTATTGTTAACGTATAACTGGATTATATATCCCTTCATTATTCTTAACCGTATCATCGTCCCATCTCTCTTCACCGTAAGGATCTAAAGCTGTTATTTTTCTGTTTCTTTTAATAGCCACACAGAACAAATGATTTTCTTGTTGAACTTTAAAAGTTTCTATTTCAAATCCTATTTTCTCTAATTCTTCTTTTAATTCTGTATCGTAATCCACTTCTGTTGGCTGATTAAAGAAATGGCAATATCCTCTACCTTTATCGTCTTTCAATCCCCACACCCAACTGTCTTTATTTTCTTCCGTCATAATAAAAGACGAGAACACCATTATACCATCGTCATTCAATCTCTTAAAAGATTTCTTCAAATAGTTAAATCTTTGCTTTTGTGAAAGATGTTGAAACACATTCATAGAATAAACTATATCTAAATCTCTAGGTATATCCTTCGGAATTTTCCAACCATCGTTCTCGTATAAATTAGAAAATCTATCTATTCTTTTATCAATATCTATGCCAAAATATTCAATTCTTGGCATTACCTTAGCACAAGTACTATGTAACCACTCAGCAAAAGCACCAAACCCGTAACCTATTTCTAATATCTTTACATTTTTACCACTATTTAAAGTGTTCTGAATTTTTGTAGCCACAGCACTTAAAGCTCCTTGTGTATAAGCGAAACTGTTATTTGCGATGTTAGCTGTGTGCTCATCTTTAACTTTTGCACCTGTTACAGCAAGAAGTTTATAACCGTCATCTAATGTTTTCCAAAACGCCTGATTATTTTATCATCAATATTCAATGTGTAACCATCATTATAATATTTATAATAAGGGGTTAAAAAGTTCTTTCTGTTACATTTCTTCATTTTATTTGTTTTAAGTAATTAATTCTATCTTGTATATCATCAAGGCATCGCGATTAGCAGTGAAAGTTATTTTATTCATACAATCCCACCATTTCTTGTATTCTTTATCAATTATATCTTTAGGAGCTTTTTTTATGAAACTTTCGTTATCTAATCTTTCCTCTGTTTTTTTCAAAAAATCTTTAAGACTTTCTAACTCTTTTTTCTTTTCGTTATATTTTTCCCAGAAATTTTCTTCTATATCTTCTCTCTTATCATAATTTACGGCCATAGATCTACCACCACTCTGAAACTTTATAGTATTAGCAGTTGGAAGAGCATCGTACTCTTCTTCTGTAATATAAGTGATCTTACAGTTACAGAATTTTTCTATCATAAAATCAAATCTATTCACCGTACTTTTTCTTAAAAGTATTGAAAAAACTAAGTATATCTTTATTAATAGTATCTTGTGACGAATTTATAATATATTCATTAAAAGGTTGCCTAGCAGTTCTAAAAGAGTCAATAAAAAATTGAAAATCCTCTTTCTTTAATTCTGGACAAAGTTTCTTAATAACGTTACCGTTAAACTTATCCTTAATACTTACCCTATCGTTCTCCTCTTTCTGGATGGCTTCAAGTTTTTCTTTAAAATGTGATTCTGGAAAGAACTTATCTACTCTATCATATATTTCTTGCAGATTTCCGTCTTCCCTGAATTTATAATTATCTTCACCAGTCTTCAATGGCTTTACATATTCTAACCATTCTTGATAAGTCTTTCTCTTTGTGTTTCTCTCCCTATTCATTTTATTGATACGATAAAGAGCAACACCAGCGTCACTATACCCATAAGGTTCTAGATCAGAAACATATGGATTAAAATATTTCGATTTAACTATATAATCAAAAACTTCTTTAAGTGTATCAAATCCCTGGTGGAATTTAGCTGGGCTTAAATCTAAGAATGATAAGATTTTATCTATATTTTTCGATATGGATATATTACCGAGTTTCTGTCCTTTTATATAGTGGTTATATGATAGTCCGTCAAATCCAAATTTAAGATGGTTATATTTAGCCAGTTGACCAATAAGATTACCAAGATCGTTATAACTATAATAGTGAAAAGCGATATTAAAATCTTCTGGTTTTATTTTTATAAAGTCTATTTGAAAATCCTTGTAGTTAAATGATATAACAGACTCACCGTTATTATTACATTCACATCTAGCAAAAATTCTCATTAGTATATCAGTTGGCACGGTGTCTTTGATAAGGACGTCCAAATCTCCAAAGTCCTTTTTATCTTTATAATAAAGAGGAATTTTATATTCTATCTCGTAGAATTTCATTATAGATTCGATGTTCGCTCTATATTTGTTGAATTCTATCAAAGGTAATCTTGATGTGCCAAAAAGTAATCCACCCATTTTATTTATTTATTTTTTAAGGGTTATCTGTAAAACAAATTCTTCCGTCTTCTGTTAAGAAAACCCACGCTTCAAATCTATATTTATCCGAATCAAAATAGAATTCATAACATTCTTCACCACCCAATTCTTTAATACTTACGCCACCACCATCGTGCTTCAATTTTTCTGCATTGATAGTAGCTGTAAAAGGATCATCTGGATTATTTTTCTTACTATATACAATTGGAAGTTTCCAATTTAAATATTTCACAACAATATCAAATAAATCCATTCTTGGAAAAGTGTCCCAGTACCAGTCTTTACGTGGTACGTGTCTAGCGTGATAAAATTTCATCAAACTATTATCTTCCTTGAATTCAGTTGTTCCGATGAATTCTTTAAATTCTCTTATCAAATTATCCATATCGTTTTTTTTATTCTATATATTAATCTATCCACCAGTGATCTGATCCATAATCATAATGTTCATGGTGTTCCTGTCTACTTAATTCTTGCCTACTTAATTCATCAGCCTTGTTCTAGTTCAGCTAGGATTTCTGGTCTCATTCTAACTGGATAATCTTCTGGTACTCCAGATTCAGTAGATAATTCTACTGTCTCAACAACATCTGGTATCCCAGCTGTTCCAACAACTCCAGTGTATGGATTATAACCCCAATCATAACCATTCCCAGAACTTGATCTTAGACCAGATTTTAGCTCTTCGCCTTTCTTTCTCTTCTCGGCGTATTCTTTTTTTTTAGCTTCTATAATAGTGTGATCATTATACTGATCATACTTTTCGTTAAATATATAATCTCTTATTTCGTCACAAAGAACAGCGTGATCTTTCCAAATCCATCTATCTAATGTATAAGACCTCATAGCGTTACCACTATATACATTCATATTCATATAATCTATATAGACTATTTCACTAGACATATGAACGTCGTGTTCCATATCACAGAAAACAAAGTAATTATACATAAGATGACCGCCCCTGTGATCACTAACGCAAATCACGTTAGTATTATCCTTTGGTGTATAATTACTTATTTTCCTTGTTTCTAAATCTAACCACTTAAAAGTATCAAGATAAGGATATAACTCAAAATGAGACTTATCTAAAATAATATCAAATTCTTTTATAACTTCTTCGTCATTGAAAATCAAATGTTTAGGAGTAGACCAGTTATTAAATTTCTTGTAATAACATTTATTTTCTTTAGCCCAATTGTAGAAATAGTTAATGTATAAATCATTACATACGTAAATTCTATCCATTAATCTGAAATCTGCTCCGTTCCAAAGAACTGCTCTACCCATTACTTTATCATGTTGGTCTAACATTACTAACATGTTAATCTGCTCGGGGTTTTCAACATAGATTTGAAAGAAATTACTGGGTACACAAGCCATACAGGAACCACCGAGTGATCCTCTTCTTTCAAAATAATTAACTTGAGCGTAATATTTAGCGACATCTTCACCTTTAACGACTTCCATACGGAAGACAGGTGGATCGACGATAGATAAGAATTGAGTAGTAAAATTTTCTAGTTCCCAATCGTGTATTTTAAAAAGTTTTTTAATAACACTACCAGGTCTAGCGTGGTAGCGTTTTTTAGGTTCCCAAAAATTTTTATCTTCTAATTCAATTTTATCAATTCTATCTTTGGTAAGATAGCTTAGGTGTCCTTTACTTGTATGGGAAAGATCGAAGTAATTAAAATTCTTTTCGGGGTGAGATAGTGTATTATCGTCTATATCTTCTTGTAAGAGAAGTCTTGCGATATCACTATTAATCTTTACTAATACGTTTTTTAACTCTGGTGTAATTATTAATTTTCTACTTGCCATATTTTAATTTATTGAAAATGCGAATGTGACTTTTATTTTAAAATGTATTCTTATACCATATGTTCTAGGCTCAATAACAGCAGTATATGGGTAATTATCGTAAAAGAATTTTTTAATTTCTACAAATTTTGATTTTGGATAAGTTCCGTATAAATCTACTTTATTTTCGTTATATGAATATGTTTGTATTTCACAACCGAAATCTCTTAACTTCTCAAACAAAAAACCACCTGATAACTCCATACAATTATCCCACAAGGAATAAACTCTTTTACCGTCGTTGTAGTTACAAGTGTAATTCATTAAATTGGTATTTTAACAAAATTAACGATAATATCTCGAAAATACAAATTATTTTTCATTTTTCTTAAATCCTCCTAATTGCCATATAAACATAGCGTTAAGGAGTGTTATCACCAGAGCAATCACTAACCATAAGTACATCCAAAATCCCACTGCTCCACCCATTGACTGAGTAAATTGTTGCAAATCACTTTGAGGATGAACGTTGAAATTTAATAGTGCATCTATAAGAGTCATTGCACCAAGGGATATTAAAACGTAATTACTGATTATAGCTAACTTCCAACTTACAATTAAAAAGAAAGCCGCAAAAATCAATAAGATTATTGAAGAACCAACAGAATTAAATAACATAATGGCGAAAAAAGCAAAGAATAAGAATAATAAAAAAGATATTATTCTTGATACTTTATAATTAGTGAACCCAAAAAATATAAATATGTTGGCAAATATAATACTACCAAGATAACCAGCCATCGTAACAATACCCATATTTCCACCACCTGTTTGAGTAAATCCACCGCCATCAGGCGATATTTCTATAAGAGATACATGTCCACCTGTTAACCAAGCACCTACAGCGTGTCCGCCTTCGTGTATAATAGTAACAAGATATTCAACTGGGACCATAATAATTCCCATTCCAATAGTGTTCATAAACAGGAACAATACCGCTGATAATAATAAAACTATAAATTTCATATTTTAATTGTTAGGGCGTAAATAAAATCTTTTCATATCACACAATACTTGTACAAATGAACTAATATCACCAATGCACATTTTCTCATTAATCTTAACCATTGGTTGTTCACTTATACTTTGAATGAAGTCATACATTTCTCCGGGTGTATGTTCCTTTTCTTTGAATCTAATACAATTATCTTTGACGTGTTTCTCCACTTGTGAATCAGGAGCTTTACACAATACCTTGATGATTTCTTCCATCAACCCAACAGACGCTTCTCGTTTCTCTTTCATAATTAATAAATTATATTAGTACTACTAAATCCGTTAGTTAAATTCTCGCCATCAAAATTCAAATTGATATTTATACACTCTGGCTTATAAGTGTTCTTGTAATAAACTTTTATTATTCTCTCGTAATTCTTTGGAATATAAACATAATTGTTACACTTACAAATATCTTCGTACTTCCACTCTGTCGTCATTCTGAAATTTTCATCTAATAAATCTAACCCATTAAAATCAATAAAATTGTCTTTACAGAAATCATTAATCGGCATAAGAGATACAAAACCTACACTCTTAATTTTCATATAGTTAGCGTACTCTAAGAACTTAAATATTTCTTCTTTACTATCAATATAACCTTTAACCAGGTTACAAGATAAATGGAATATACTTTTCTTTCTGATATTCTTTCTAAGTTTTCTTAGGTCTTCGCTTGATATTGTTTTATTTCCAAAGATTTCGTTATTTTTATCGTCGTCGTAATGATGTCGACTAATTGAAAAGTTATCTATAATTCCTATTAAACTTTTATCTTTAAAAACTTTTTTAAGATTAACACCGTTTGTATTAACTACTATGTAAGATCCAGGTAGGATTGTTCTAGTTTTCTTTATGATTCTACTTAATTTATCTAAATGGAGTGTTGGTTCACCACCACTAAACGCAACCTTTTTAACTCTGACTTTATCTTCGAGTTCTTCTAGAATTTGGTAAAATTTATCTTCGTTGAATGTTTGAGCGTCGTCTTGGTATTCACAGAATAGACATTTAGCGTTGCAACCTTTTTGTCTAACATATAGTAAAGCGTAAGGTTCTTCTACTTCTTGGGCGTCGTTTTCGAAATATTTACAGTAATGGGTACGGAGATTGATTTCTTTTCCGAATAGTTCCATTAGTTCCTCCAGAATTTCTTTATTATATAACTAGCGATAAAAACGCCTAATATCGTAAAAGTCATCCATCCAATGATGGCTAAATCACGATAATAGGGATTATTTAATAAAAATACGGGTATGATTCCTATGCCAGATAAACATGAAGATAATATAAACATTTTCTTATTCCATCTATCTTCTTGTTTACTATGAGTAGCGTTAAATGGTTTTCTTAAATAGTGCCCAAAGGCGTTATAATCGTTATTGTTTAATTTTTCCATTATTCAAATAATTTAAATTCTATACCGTCTGTATCTGCTGTATCTTTAATAGATAGAATAAGATTGTCTCCAAAATCATTAGAAGTACCGAAAAATTTACTGATGGAACAATACTCTTCGGGTGATATTTCTTGGAAAGATATTTCGTCTAACAACTCCTTTCCGTTATCGTATTCAACGTAATCACCGAAACCAAGACTAACTGATATAGGTGTCTTATATTTTCTTAAAAAAGTAGAAAGATAAGTCATTTCCTTTTTGTTCATTATAACAAAACCATCAACGTCAATCTCTTCGTTCCAATTGCCTGAGTAAACCATCATAAAATTCTTCATACCATTACTTCCTCCTTTTTTATATATTTCCAAAACATGGACCTCTTTACCAATTCTTTGATTATAATATCATCTTTTACCGTTTTCCCTTTATTTGTGAGACTTTCCTTTGTTTTTTCAAGGAATTTTTTACATTTTAAAAAAGAGTCTATAATAAAATCATTTCTATCTTCTGACGTGTAAGTGTTACCAGTCAATTTTATTTTTACTTGTAACATTAACTGATCAATATACAAAATACATTTATTAAAAATTTCCTTATCAGTCATACCTGTTCTATCCATTTATCACCAATTAGTTTGTACATCACAAAATATTTCTTATAGTAAGGAAACGTTGATCCCCACCTTCTTTCCTCATTGAAATAAATATCTCCTTCTACTGGTTCTTTATCTACCCATTCTATATGGGCAATATTATCACCGTTAGTATCTTTATGATAAAACCATTTATCCTGTATTGAAATCTGCTATTATTTCTTTTTTTGTTTTTATCTTAACATATTCTTGCCAAGACATTCCAATATATTCAATGTAGTCCAAGAACATACTTCTTAGTATATCGTAATTCAAAGCGAAATTATCAATCTCTTGAATTATATCACCAAACTCCTCTACTTGTTTGTTCTTTTCCATTATCTTAAATTTAAAACAGTTAACTGATTACCAGTGTTAGGATCAATTATAAACAAATTTAAATCATCATGTCTAAATAGTCTTACACCGACTTCATTATCTGGAGTATCCAATAATCTGAGTTCTACCACATTTTCACCTATATTTAGAGGAATTATTTTATTATATAGAATAGTTGTGGCCCAATCAATTTGTTCTTGTCCCATATCAATATCTCTAAAAACTTCCATTATAAGAGTTCTTAAAGTCATGCGTAAATGTTCCCCTTCAAATTGCCCGCGTGTACTAACTTGTCTTATTTGATCTGCTGGCACTCCATAGGGTCTTGCTTGGAACAGATCAGCATTTCCACCGTAGAACGAGCTTTTCTTTTTTGCTGAAATTCCACATCTTTCTTCAAAATAATTTTTAGATTTTGCATCTAGTGTGATAGCACCTTCTTTCATTAACTTCTGAATATAATTAGGATCACCTTTGATCAAATCAGAGACCCTAGCACCTTTATGCTTACCAAACCATAATCTATCGTTAAACCTTACTTCTTTCATTCCGCGTCATTATTTGATAAGCTTTGGTTAACATTTGCAAAATCCATATCTATCGTAATAGTTGTTCTTCCTATATTTCCACTACCATTTGATGCTACAACTGGATCGTTAAATATAGGTTCCCAGTTATTATCACTCCAATCAGAATATCTCTGTGATGTTGATGTGTAACCTCCTCCGCTACCGTAACCAGAAAAACCAGAATTATTTGATTTTGGTTTACTTACAAAATCTAATACGTTTTGATGATATGTTATCTTACCTTTGTCCAAAAGAGTATCGAGGAAGCACCTATCATACTCTAGTATGTCTTTGATAGTCCTTCCTCGATATTTACCGAACCATATCTTATCATTAAGTCTTACTTCTTTGGGCATTTTTTACATTTTAAGAAGCAAATGTAAGCAATTTTTTCCTTTAAGAAAAATTTCTCACACCATTTTCATTGATATTATCGAACTTTTTCTTTACTTTCTTTTGTATTAATTCTCTACCTTTCTTAATTTGAGATTTTATAGTAGATAAATTTGTTGTTGTTATATACAACCCCTGTGTAGTAGTCAACGTACTATCCACAACAAAACTATCATTCATACCCCTTTCCCACTCTATATCATCACGTGTGATAGTTACGTTGTCTTGTGGTAATATAACTCTTTCATATTTACTTTCACCGTCCTCTGATACAAAATTGATTTTAATATCACCAGATCCAATATTTTCTAAATCCAAACTGAAAAAATCTTCTGGATTTTCTAACATCGCAGTATCTTCGTTAAGATCTAATCTTATTTCTTTCTTAATAGAGTCTGCTATATCTTTATAAGCCATGTGATTGAGTTCTCTCATCACCATTACCTTCTTATATTTATCTGGTAGATTTTCAATAACATCGTACACTATTTCACATTTCCTTTTATTCTCTTCTTCTTGTATAGAAAAATCTCCACCGTCGTCAGATTTAAGTATATTCAATATACTTGGAGCTTCCGCTGTATCTCTTTCTAAGGATATGAAATTATATCTATGATTATCTTTCCACTCTTTAATTACAAGATTTATAGCAATCTTTGTTAACCACGTTTTAAATAAACTCTTTTCCTTATTATATGTTTCTATTTTCTCGAGTGACTGCATAAAGGCCTGGTTAGCAAATTCTTCAGCCCTTTCCATATCAACCCTGTAACTTTTTGCTATATACCAAGTTAATGAGGGCTTGTTTTCGTTATAATAATTTTCAAAATCGTGCCCTGTAATGTCTTTAAATAATTTTTCATATTTATTCATATTTTAGTTCTTTATTTTTGATTCAATTTATATAATTGAATTCCAACGCATGAGGTAAATCATGCAAAATCATGATATAATAACTTATAACTTACTAATTAAATCTTTTTGTGTTTCTTTTATTCGCTCAATTTTTTTCTTATCGCCTTGTCCCTGATAAATATCATCCGGTATGTTCTCGTTGAGCACTCTATTAATATTCATTGCGTATTCAAATAATATAGAATTAGTTTCATCCATTTCAGTATAATCATATTTCAATTGCTGTAATGGTGTTGTTAAATCTACGTCGTGTTTATAAAGCCATGATATAAGTTCTGGATTACTGAATGAAACCAAACACTTCTCGTTGTGACACGGTGTTACATCATCCTTAGCATTATATTCTATTCCACAACTCTCAATTTCATCGGCCTCATGTATTGTTTTAGTGTACTCTACACTATTATCAAACATCTCATTTAGAAATTCTTGACAGTCTTCTCTTGTTAAATCTTCTATTCGCTTCATACCGTTCATTTTATAGTAAATGTTATATATTAATTATTTATTGTCATTTTTATCATTTTTGTCATTATTAAAACCCATCCATTACGCCTTTGTGGAAATTGTCGAAGTTTCTATATAGGTTCCAGTCATCGTGTGTACCATGGCACAGTTCTCTAGCTGCGTTAAAAGCTTGTTTAGCGTATATCTTCATTACTTCTTTAGTGTACTCTATTTGAGTATGTTCGTGTGTATCGTACATTAGTTCGCCCCATGAATTGTATGAATGTTCATTAGCAAATTCTTTCATTATCTGTTCAGGTGTTTTTCTCATACCAATTCTGTTAATAAGGTTAGTTCTCTTTTTTTAATTTTGATTATGTCATCTAGTAATTCTACTGTGAACATTCTGTCAGTTTTATCAAATACCCATAGATTAACATCACTCACGTGCGCAACAAAAGACCACCCCTCTTTGATCTTTATAATATCATCGGGATAGTCTTTCAATTCATAGTACCTGATAAACTCGTCAATAATTTTATCACTTAATTTTTTAATGTGAACTAGATGACAATAAGTAGTATGGCCAAAATTGAGACCATATTCTTCTGGGTCGATATGTCTTAATTTATACTTCTTTTCAAAGTATGACAAAAAATCCAATTGTTCGTCGTGTTTTAAACACTCTTCCTCTGTATCAAAAATTGTGCCATCTTTCGATACGAAAATGTCCATTTCGACTTCTTCTTCAATCGTTTTAACGATTACTCTTCGTGTAGTTATTTTTTCCATATTAATATTGTTCTGTTTTTCCTTTTCTTGGTCCTGATATATGATTCATCAATCTTCTATCGGAGTCTACATATACAACAATACTGGACATTTTAACTTGCTCAGATAATTTATCAATGCTCACACCTGGTTTGAGGAACATTTTGATATTAACATCTTTTGGGTGTATTTCACGAAGGTCTGGCACGAGATCCTTTTTAAATAAGAAAAGACAGTTATTTTCGAAAATCATAAATATTAGTTTTTGGATGTTTATGTAATCATTTACAAATGTAACAAAATATATCGGTCTGGCAAAATTAATTTTGAAATTTTAACATTTAAATTTTTATATATAAGAATAAATACAGTTCTGGATGGTTCAAATATCAAAATATGAAGATTTTAAGAAAATGAATCCTTTGTTTTCCAGAGAACACGATAGAATAGTTAAAAAATATAACATTGAGTTTATTTCGTTAAAGGGCGTAAAAATCCCTCTTATATGTTTATATGAAATTGTTTCCACTTTGTTTGAAAATAACGATCTAAATCTTAAAATTTCTGATGTAATATTACTAACACTTTCAGCTATAGGCCTACTCTCAAAAGAGAATAAAGACCAAGTTAAAATTTTACTAGATTTATGCAAAGATAAAAAGATTTTAGGACATTTCATATTAGTTAAAAATACGATTAAATCTTTAAAAAATTTATTAAATATCATCTTCAAAAAAGAAGGAGCTGTAATTCAGAATATTGAACAAGCTTTAAAATATAGATATTCAGTAGATGCTTTAAGTTTAGCCAATTCATATATAAGAATAGATAGGATTAAAATAAAAGATTTTTGTTACTGGTATATAGTTGATAAACGCAGTAAAGAGTCAAAAGAATTGATTGATTATATTAACATTAACTATTATATTTGAATCCCCAATTCATCAAAATTTGAACTACCAAAACCACCATGAGATTTTATCACTTTAAATTTAAAATCATCATCGTCAAATAAATCATCGTAAGCACCATATAAATCAGATATAGTATAATTACCGTATTTAGATAATATCTTTTCAACAGCACTTCTTTTTATAATAAAAGTTTTATTTATCATACTATACTCTTTTAAATCAGCTATAAATTCATCCACATATTTATAAAATTTAGCGGCAAATCCTATACCTTTTAATTTTTCAAATTCATTAATATCATTATAAGTAACACCATCCATTTTTATTTTTTCGCCTTCTATTTTAATAGATATATGATCTTTAAGAGCAAATGGTGTTCCTCTATCATTTAGTACTGGTTTTGGTTCAGCTATTAAGCCTCTAACCTTTTCAAATTCACCTATTACTAATTTATCGTTAAAAGAAGAATTAATATATGTCTTCTTATAACCAAAGTATTCCATATACTCTTCAACAATATTAAATAGATCTTTCCCTCTTTTCTTAACAAAAGATTTATAATTAAATAATCCAAGATTTGGTTTAGTCTTTTGGTTTTCTTTTCTAGATAATCTATCTTTAATTCTCTGTATTTCAGCCCCTATCTCGTCTTTTGTCTGAGGTATAGGTTTACCACTAACATTGAAATCTTTATAGGATTTCGTAGCTCTTGATGATGAATAACCCCATAATCTACCAGTGTGTTTTTTAACTCTGAATGTCTCTGCTTAGTTCATTCTTGGCCATAAAGGATGATTCGTGTTTCTTTGGCTGGTACTCTTACAGTTGGTAATCCTTCCCAATTTATCTTAACTGTAGCGTTTGCTACTCTTTCAAGATAATTTAAGTTTTGAAATTCGTCTGTATTATGTTCTCTAAAACCACCACAAGATAAATTACTAACTTCTGGAATAACAGGCATAAATACTGCTGAATCAGTATAATAACCACCTGGATCAGATTTAAATTCCATTTCATTAGATTTAAATTCAGATACTAAGGCTTCAACAAATTCTCTGGAGCAACATTGACCAGTATTCATACGTGATATAATTGATCCGTAACCTCTTCTATCAAAAGCTATACATCTATCGAATTGTTTGAACCAATCAGGTTTTTTAGAAAATATGCCTCTTGAACCTTTACAACCACCACCAGTAACTGGTTCTTCACCAATGAAAAAATAATAACAACCAGGCACATTATGTTCTATCATATTTAACATAATAACCACACCAGCCTTATCATCTGAACCAAGAACAGTTTTACCGTCAGTTTTAACGTATTTACCGTCTTCGTAAAATACGTGATTAACTTTATCTGCTTTTCTAATAATTATCAAGATGTGAGGTGAACATTGTCTTTGTTTCACCTATTATAATATAATAATTTCCAACTTCGTCTTTTTGAATATTTTCTGGTAAGTACGGTTCCAGCATATCTTCTTGTTTATAAGGGGTAAGATATTCCGTAATTTCTATAAATATTTTTCTAACATCCATTAAGTGTGGAATTATTTTTCTTTATATATTAATTTATAAAAATAGAATTAAATAAACTTAATCTATAATGATCATATATAATAAGTTGTATGATCAATTATTACGAACAATTCATCAAACCCAAAGAGATAATTAAAGATATTAATTATTTCTACGATCAAATAAGAGATCTTATTTGTAACGAATTATTTGGTCAACAATTATATAATAAACGCAAAAAATTAAAAGTGGATAATTACATTGTGAATAATTATCTATCAGGTGTAAATAATACTAGACTGAGATTTAGTAACGATACGATAGTTGTAACATTCAAAGTTAGTAAATTTGAAAAAGGTAAAACTACTATCACAAAACCAATATATAGTAAGTATAACATAGAAGGAATAACTATAAATGTAGATATAGTTATAACACCACAAGAAGAAAGAAATAAAATCATACATTCTGAAAATTCAGCTCTTAAAGAATTAAGAAAAAATATTCATATAATAAATGAATATTACGTAAAGAAATTTAGAGACGACGAAGAATCTAAATATAAGGTAATATATGATAGATTAATAAAATTAGATAAAAGTTATTATAACGATTGGAATAGATTGATAAATTTATTAATAGAATGCACTAACCCCACATTTAACGAAACATTATACAAATTCAGAGAAATAATAGAAGGTACTAATTTTGATGTGATGATCAATGTATATAAGATGATACACCAGACACAATTTTTTCAAAAATACGCACACCATAAACAAATAAGATTTAAGAAATTCTTAATATCATTAAGAAAAGACTGTCTTGACGAAAATGAAATATTATATTTAGGAAACAACCTAGCCAAGTGTTTCAGACACACAATAAAAGATTATAATGATTGTATATCATTTATTGAGAATGTTATAAATCATTTCAACACAATATGTTATGTAAAGGAGACGAAAATAAATACGTTTGCGTCTAAAGTTTGGGAAAGAGATCTATAAAATCTTTTTTAATTTTATTAATTACTCTTTCGAAGTGAATCTTTGTAAATTCACTCTCTTCGAATTCTAATGTCTTTTCGCTTTCAACGTAGACACCTTCTTTCTTAATTTTCATTTTTGATTTCTTCTTCATCAGTCCACATATTTTTTAATATCTTGTAAGATTCTGTTAAAAACTTTTTTGGTAATAAAATCTTATCAGTGTTCTTTTTTGAATATATCCTGTAATAATCTGGATTGTCTTTAATCGTAAAATCTTTAAAATCTTGTTCAATTAATTTCTGGCAGTTCATTAGATCCCTTATAGTTGGGAAGTCCATTATTAATCCCGCTATAACGTCCATATTATTTTCTTGTTTTATAATATGTGTAAAGCATACCTGATCTTCTTCGTTTATTGAACAATCATATATGAAGTCAACGTCATTCTTATTAGTTACCTGTGAAAATATACTTATCATATTCTTTTTTTATTTTTACTCTTCAAATAATTCTTGAAATAAATCACTTAAATCATCATCCATTTCTTTTTGAGTTGGTTTACATTTAGATGCTATGTAACCTGGTTTACCTTTTTTTAGTTGATCAGAATCTGGTCTGCAATGAAAATTCTCGTCACCGTTTCCCCACACTGGTGTTGAAGTCATAGTTTTAGTTGGTTTTTCATATTTAACTTCATCTCTACCGTCTTTACCACGTGTAGTTACTATTGTATCATATTTACTTGGATCAAAATAAATTACATTTGAAGTAGATGGTTTAACCTTAGTTAAGTCTAAACCAATTGTTTGTGCTGCTATTTTCATTGATACTGGATTTAATCCATCCATTGGCGTAACTGGTGAATCACCATCTATGGTGTGAGTTGGATATAGTTCAGAATTATCTATTTCTCTAACGAATACTCCAGGTGATTTATATTTTCTTTCTTGGAATTCTTCTTTTCTCTTTTGTAATCTTTCGTTTTGTTCTCTTAAATTAGTAATGATATTATGGCAACCGTGCACTTTAATTTCGTGTTCGGATATGATATAATCTTTATTATTAAAAGGAATTAAATATGCGTGAAATTCTACATCAAATGGAATACCTATTTCAAATATTTTATTTTCTAATTGATTTCTTATCTCATCAAAAGCTGAGAAAAAGATAGTATCGTAATCAATACTAATAATGTGTTCTGGGAATTCTTCTAAAATTGATTGTAAAATATTTCTTCCTGTTTCAGCCACAGCATCCGTGTTCCAACAAGTAAATAAAGAATGTCTAGAATTGACTGCTCCCCAAGTAAAATTAAGAAGTCTTCTTATCAATAAATCAACTCTCTCATTATTATATTTTTTAAATTCATCTTTGTTATTTAATAAGAACTTATATAGAATTGGAAACTTATCTGTGTTCCATTGAAGTTCTTGTTTGAAAAAACTCCTCTCTTCCCAATTCTCTTCACCGTAAGGATCTATATCTTTATGTGGTTTCTCTATTAAAGACAATTTTGATATAATCGTAGGATAAAAATCTTTGAAGGATAGTTCAGTAACACCCTTAAATATTCTATGCCTGTGTATTTCTTTTAATACGCTGAGTCCACCTCTGGTTGGTTCTTTTTCTGTTTTGAATTTTTTAATCTTGTATCCTGGCCACATTGTATCAAGAATGAGTTTCATTGTGTCTGTCCAGTCATCTAAAGAAAATTTAGGGGGGTTGTTGAAAGATTGTAATTTCTCGGGAGTGAGAAATTCGATAGAGTATTCGGTGCTATCCAGCAGGCGATATACATTTTCTATTGTTAATTCCATAGTTGAAGTTATCTTTTAAATTGTTATTGAAGTTATCTCTAAAACTTATAGGAGTGAAAAGAAAAAAAGTTGAAGATTTCTCTCCAACTTTTTATCGTCATGGGTGCCTAAAAGTAACATTTGAAGTTATATAACATAAAAAGAAAAAAGTTGATAATTTCTTATCAACTTTTAACCGGCCCGTTACGTCTACCACCCTATTTAGTTTAACATGAAACAGGGAAAAATGTTTCTGACTTTCGTATATATTAAAAATATAAGGCCTAATCTTCTAAAAATTCAGGCTTTACTATCATATCTAAAAAAGGTAATTTTTCTTCCATCGTTGTGTAAATCATCATTTTATAATTTGATTGTACACAAGGATAATCTAATCCGTATTTTTTTATTTTACTTTCAGCTCTATCTAAATCAAATTGATCTATATTAGTAAAGGCGTCTTCACCCATTGTCTCCCACATTTCCTCGGGTGTTAATAAAACTGCTTTGTAAATATATTCTTCTGGGGCGTGATAAAAATTATCAAGAAACATAGTAGATATATCTTTTTTGAGTTTTTTTGGTAAATTTTCGTACTCGTATTCTTTACCCACTTCAAAATCGAATTTATTACATTTCTGTAAATCTATATCATTAACTCTTCTAATTCTTGGCATATTAGTATTTAGTTTTAATTCTTGCTCTTGTTTCTTCAACTGTTAGTTTCTGCGAATCAATATACGCTAAATCAACTTTATGTAATTTACCTTTTTCTAAATCAACTTCGTAACCGTCACAACCTCTACTCATCATTTCTTTTGCTTCAAACCAAGCTCCTGCTCCAATTCTTTTATCTCTAAAAGGTAGATAAGCCACTATATCACATTTACTTACTAAATCTTTAAAGAAGTCCATATAACTATCTGGGTGCTCTAATCTATATTTAGCAAAGGTACTTTGATAAAAATCATCACCAGGATTGATAACTTTATCACCAAGTTCAGCTTTGATGATATTTAAAGCAGCGTCTTCTATTTCTGTTTTATATGTATTTATTGGATGTGCAAAATATACATTCATTCATTAATATTATTTTTTATTCACTAATATCTTCTTCACCGTATGGATCTAATTCGTTTACATTTCTATTAATTGTTCTAGTCCAAGTTATTGTTGATTTTTCAGGAATAAGAAAATCCTCTTCGTGACCGTTACTAACTCTACCAATAAAATGAAATTCATATTTTCTTTCATCTAGCACAACTTCACTAACTTTTATAGTCGCTCTGGCGTGCCATGTTCTAAGAGGCATTTTAAGATACTCAGAAACATTAACTGTTCTGCCTATCATTTCTTTTTTTAAATATTCAAATATATTATAGTAGGTTAAAAACTCATCACCCATTTCCCAAATAGATCTGGATATGGTTATATCTTCAACTGATTCTTTAACGTAAGATGAAAAATTAATGATCATCCCAATCCTCCTCTCCGTAAGGATCATGTTTAGATACTATGACTTTTGGTTGAATAAATGTAAATTCATACATTTCTTTTGTAGATAAGATAAACAGAGAATCATCTGCTTTCACATTGATAACAATAGAATCATCTATAATTTCTACACCGTGATTTTTACCTACCGTGACTTTATGACCAGCCTTTGCCCCAAAAACTAAGAAAGGCTCGTTTTGACTGATTAAAATGGTGCTAGTACCAATATGTCTTAATCTAATATATCTTCCACTAGATTCACATATTGCCTTGATTCTATTACCACAAGCAATTATATCTTTGTGATCTAAATTGTACAACTCTTTTAAAGACATAACCATAGGTTTATTCTTTCTTTCATCTTCTGTTTCGTGTGGGGGAAGAGCCAAAGGGGCATTCTTAAAAAGACTAGCATCAGATTGATCGAATTGTTCGTAAGTTTTTATCATGATTCTATATATAAAATTTTAATTTTAATTAATCGTCCCACTCCTCTTCACCGTACGGATCTTCTATCGTATAAATTCTTTTCGCTAACGCAACCTTAACTGGAAACTCTAAATTAACCATTATATCGGCATTTCTAATATCAAACCATATTTTGTGAATAGTTTTATTAGTGTGCCTATCGTATCTCTCGCTATATTTTATTCTCTCGACCGTAACGGTCATTGGTTCAACCATTTTAATTATTTCTCCCGATGTATCACTATACATCCAATGAAATTGTACTATCTTATTTAAAAATAATTTATCCAGATATCTAGTAAGAAGTCCGTTATCATTTAGTTCCCACATTTCAATTGTATCAATATAATCATCACATATTTTTAGAAGATCATACGATTTGTAACTTGAAAAATTTTCAAATATCTTAATCATCCCACTCCTCCTCTCCATATGGATCTAAGGTCTTATCAACAACTATCTTTTTCCTTTCTTCTTTTAAATGTACTATTACTGGTTCTAACGGGTAAACTTCATATGTATCAATATGACCAGACACCATAAAACTTATCGTAACATCAAAATCAAAAAAAGTAGTTACATCTACACTCAATATAACTCCAGTGATCTTCATCCCCTTCTTTTTTTCAATGTTACCTCGTGGATTTACATATTCCTCATCTTTATAAAATGTGCAAAGTTTATTTAACACTTTCCTTTTTAATATCTCTTCAAATTGTTGGCAATCAACGTAATCGTCGTCTGGATTACAACATTTTTGACCTATATCAACAAGACTAACTTCTTCCGTGAATGGATATTCTAATAGAAGATCATCTATTTTATTTTCAAATATTTCAAATTTAGTTATCATAAAAAGGCTTTCATTGTGCTAGAAAAAAGTCTTGCTCTTACTCTATCTAGTACTATTTCTTTTTCTAAAAACCAACCCCAAGTATCTTTTATATAAGGGCGTTTATGTGGACCTATAACTAATAAATTATCACTTGATTCCCCTAATGTAAATAAGAACGGTGGAAGTTTACTTTCATCTAATAAGTGTAGGGCGTAACTGCATATTACTAAAGAATAAGAACGATTACGTAACGATCCCTTCATAATATCTTCAAACTTCATACTTAAACAAGGTCTTCCTGTTTCTTTAGTATATTCAGTAGAAAGGAAACCGTCTACAGCTTCTATATTATGTACTCCTAATTCCTCAAGAATTTTAGTTACTTCACCTTTGCCAGCAGCCAGATCAAGCACACTAGTGAAATCTAAATCCCAATAATTATAAATATAATTAATTGTTTTTTTAATAGCTTCTTCGTGTGGGTTTTGATAATCACCAGCGTGGAAAGCGTAGAAATTTTTAACTCCGAATTTTTGATATTGATCTCTTATAGAATCCATGTGACTATATATAAAATATTAGTCCCAGTTTTCTATTCATCCCAATCCTCCTCCCCGTAAGGATCTGCTTCACTAAATATAATTTTAGGTTCTTTATGACGTTTGAAATTATTATTATCAGTTGTTACTCCATTAATATCACCTGTTAATCTGTAAAAAACATCAGTATCATCGTCGTAAGTGAAAGCCTCAGCCATTTTATGGCAAGTTTTACAAAGGTTAATACCGTGAGTTTTAAGGTATTCTTTTTCGTATAATTTTTTAAATTTTTTATTTGAATGTAGAGTTACAGGAATATAGTGATGAAAAGTTGATTCCATCTCCCTACCACATATTTCACATATCCCCATAATTATATTCATTTATCAATCCAACAGTTTTACTCAAAATGTATCTATTTCTACGTCTCATTTGATTCATAAGAGCACCTATTTTTTTCAACGGTTTTTTATCTTCTTGTTTTAAATTTCTAAGAAATTGTTTAGTCCTCTCAGTTCCTATGTCTCTTAAATTTATAGTGTCTGATAAAGTTAAACACCTTCTGTAAAGTTCTTCCCTTTCTTTGTAAACGTTACTAATGAGTATTTCGTCTTTTAACGTTTGGTAATCAGGATCATCTATTTTACTAATTTCTTCTTTTAATTTTTTCAATTTTAATAAATAACTATCATCCATAGTTTTTAACAAAATATCTAAAAATCTATCCCACTCAAAAAATGTGTTATCTTCTTTAAGAGTTTCCACGTGATTTTTTATTTTGAGAAACTCGTATCCCATTATATACATTATCTCATCAAAATAATATCTATGAACTTTATTGAATTCGTTGGTTAAATTATCGAACAATGGTGAGTCTGCTAAAAACTTATCACCTGTATCTGAAAGCGGTGAAGTTCTAGATATTATTACTATTAATCTGTAATTTTTTAATTTACCGTCGTCGCCAAGTATTACATTACCATGTGTGTCTAACCATTCAGAAGTTGTTAATATATCACGCTCTTCAATGTTAGATATTATACAATCATCGTAATTCATTCTTTTAGTTGATAATAATATAGAGTCGTTAGAAAAAATACCACTTTCTCTCACAAACCCCTTAGCGTTCCTACATCTTCCAAGAATGTTTTTGTAATGGAATTCGAAATTCTTATTCTCTTTAAATTTTTTAATGAAATATTTATTTAGATAATTTCTGAGCACGAAAGTATATTCGTTTGGTTTATACGCCAAACCAACATCACTTCTGTTACAAGCTTCCCAGAAATTCATCGTCCAACAAAATTAATCAAACAATATTCTTCTTCTATGTTGTTTTCTATCACAAATGATATAACATCAGCAACTTCTTGTTCTTCTAAATATCTATCACCAGCCACTACCCAAGTACAGTCTGATTCGTAATCGTCCCACGTACTGAATATAACCTGATCAAGAGGAATACCTTTATCCAAAAGAGCTTCATGAAGTTCGCTCATATCTATTTCTGAAAATTCATCTATAAATGAAAATCCATAAATTGTCGCGTTATCTGGTAATTCAGCCATTATTTTAGTCTTAAATATTTAACCCAAGCGTAGGGCTTTCTTTTCTTCAAATAATTTAATTCGTACTGATTCTTGTAAGCTTCTCTCTCAAAGGACATACAAGTATAAGCAGTATCTTTATCTCTTATAGTTTTAATTATCAATTCAACTATATACCAAATATAAAATGGCAATATTAGCATTTCTAATTGTTGACGCCAATGTATCTTCTCGTGGTTTAATACACATTCGTTCTTGATATCTCTTGGATCAATGTATATAGCGAAAGGACATAAAGATATACCAGTGAAAGGACCGAATATGAAACTAAATGTAAATCTAACGAATTTATTGATCGGACGTATTCTCATCTTTTAAAAGATTATATTGATCATCAAGTGTACTAAAAAATCCAATTCCCATATATTCTTCCGTGTTCTTATTGAAGAGTCTGGCAGTATTCTTATATACTTCTATAACTACGTGATTAGTATAATATTCTTTGTATGTTCCTTGTGAGATGAACTCAAACATATTAGATGAGAGATCATCATTGAAGAATGTCTCATCTAATGTATTAAGTGGTTCTTTCTGTTCCCAATGTCTTTGTAGTATCATATCTTTTAATGACTTTCAGCGTGAATTATTCCTCTAATAAATGGTATCTCTTCAATATCACAGATTTGACCATATTCACCATTCCAAACGTATTTTAAATCACCGTCTTCAACAATATAATTATCGTCGTCTTCAATCATAAGATTAAAGAGATCTTCTTTGTTCTTGGCTAAGGCTGTAATAGTAATGGTGTCGTAACACACTTGATAAATTTTTAGTTTTTCCATATTAGTCGCCCCAATTTTCTTCCCCGTAAGGGTCTTCACTATTTATTTTTATAATTCCTTTTTCTAAAAGTTTCCTTCTATACGCCACTTTATTATTTTTATTGGTTTTTCTATAAGTTCAAAATATATTTGGAATAAAAATTCACAAACAAGAATTAAGACTAAAATTAGTATTGTAAAAACAACAAAAAATATACTAACTGGTGTATAAACAGCGATCTTAGATAATATATCCATATTCCTATTATCTTCGGGATCGGATATGTAATAAGCAGCTAAACTACTCAGGAAATATAATAATAAAAAACCAATTAACCAAATCATAAATTTAATTTTTAGAAATCTGGTTTATATCGTCAACTATATGTTTAATACCATTTCTCATTAATATCATCACCAACTTCGCTTTATCTTGATCGTTATCAACATTCAAATTAAAAGGAGTCTTCTCACTTATTACTGTGATAGTGTGCGGAGTATCTCTCTTCTCTTTAAACCATCCTGAAATTGCTTTTGCTCCTGCTTCGTCTATAATTGGCATACCTTATATTTATTTCAATAATTATATATTAATACTTCTTGTGAGTTTTTAGTGTTTTTATTTCTCGCCACCTTTTCGTAATCCCCCTCAAGTATAGTGTATTTGTAACCATCTGAAATTAACTTATCTATTATCTCTGATCTCTTACCGTTCTTATGTTCACCTAAAACACCAGATAAAGCAAATGAGTTACCATTTTTACCAGAGTTAACAAGGTATTCATACAACTTCTTTTCTAATTCAACAGACCAGAAAGCGTTATAACCCGCTTCTGTATTAGTGTAAGGAGGATCTGCGTAAATCATAGAAGGTTCGTACAATTTAACGTCGTAAAAATTACCACTTCTATAATCTACTTTCTTCATATATTTTTGAATATGGTTCACAAATTCAAATACTTTCTTTTGTGTGTTATCGTTCCATCCGCGTTTACCCCAAGTCTGATTAAATCCACCCTTCTTGTTAAATCGCATCATATTGTTTGTACAAGACAACATAAGAGCCCATAAAACATCAGATCCTCCAATTTCGTTATAATGATCTCTCAATTTATTGTACATACCTTGGTCATTTTTACAAATGGCAAGCGTTTTAACATCTTCTATGACTCCATTTGGACGAAGCATAAGTTCTCTATGTATTCCGACTAGATCATCTATTACGTCATTGATTACGACCTCATCGTATTTATCTAAAACATTAACGTAGACAGATCCTCCACCAACGAAAAGGTCAACGAATGTTTTCTTACTATAATCAAATAAAGGTAGTAATTGTTCCAGTAAAGGGAATTTACTACCAGTGAAATTAAACGGTGGATTTATCATCGTCATAGTCTTTCTTCTTTCTCACTTTACCAGCAACTACATTATCAGTTGCTAATTTTACGTACTCCGCTGAAATATCGAAACCAATATATTTTCTACCCAATTTACTAGCCACTACAGCAGTAGTACCAATACCCATGAAAGGATCAAGTACAACGTCACCAGGTAATGTAGTAGCCATAATACAATGCTCTACTAATTCTTCTGGGAATGGAGCTGGATGTGGAAGATTAACTTTGGGTGAAATTCTCCATATACTCTGTTGTTCAACGAGTTGTTTCTTGTAAAACTTGGGTGCTAACTTATTATCTTTTGTTAACCAATATACTAATTCATATACAGGTTGAAAGAAATATTTTGAGTTATTAACATCAGCTTTCCTGTCCCATATAATAGTTTGATATAGATTTAATTTAGATTTACTAACCCAAACGTAAGGAGAGTATTCTGTTTTATCATATCTTCTATTCTTATGGTTATAGAAAAACGAACCACCTGGTTTTAAAACTCTCTGTATCTCATCCAGAATAGATATTTGCCACACTTGGTATTCTTCTTCTGGCATGTTATCGTCAAAACTTTCGTAAGTGATATAACCGTTCCAGTCTCCACCTTTTTGTTTTTTTCCCTTTAAGAGTCCAAGTTTATTGTATGGCGGCGAACTTATTCCACAATCTACACTATTATCGTCTATAGATCTTAGTCCATCTAATACGTCCATATAATATATCTTATTCGGTTCAAGCATTTTTTAATATCCTTTCAAATTCTTCTTTTTTCCTATTCAAATATATAGTTGAATTATCATAAAAATAATGATATATAGATTTGATATCATCTATAGTCCACCAATCAATATAACCAAATTTATTATCATTGTATTTATAAATTTTTCTCTCTTTTGTTTTATAATTCTCCGATATAATTTGTCCGAGTGAATTTAACATATCATCTGACCCAGACACAAAATTAACTATATTTGTTTTTTGATTGGTTCTATATCACCATTCCATTTTCTTATCTGTGATGCTGAAATAGATCCGTCTCCATCAAAATACCCTCTTATAAAATGTTTAGTATTTCTTTGATGAGTTTTTTGGCTTTTATTGACATAACTACTTGTTCTATACCAAAATCAGTATCATCTTCAACTTCTTTTATGCAATCAGTTATTGAATAGACATCGACTCCAGCGTATATTTTAACAGTATTAGGATTTTTAATCCCTCTTAGATTTTTTAGAACCTCAGATTTCTCCATCTGATATTCTTCTTTATAATTTAATTTTTCCATATTTTTATTCTTTTGGGATTTCTACTTTACTTACTAAAGTCATATAATTCTTGTTAATAAATGAACAGTTTGAACCAAAACGTTTGGACATTTTTTCGTCCCATCCTCTTTGTGAAAGAATATAAATACATTCAGCTCCATCATAGAAGTTGAAGAATATATAACCTTTATCGTCAATATGTAATTTAACTTCTACAAAAGTAAATTTGATATTCTTTGAGAAGTCAACCACTTTAAATTCAACAGTATCTTCCACTTTTGAGAAGAAACCTTTAATTGGTTTTACACCAGCGTATTCGTAGGCGTAACCACATTCATTAAAACAGAAGAAACTTGCAAAATTTGATGGGGTCATGAAAGCAATGGTTTTACTTTCATTATAGAGTGGTTGCATATAAGTCTTATACCACTCAATGTCCTTGTCTTTAGAAAAAAGAAAATCTCTTATTGATTCGACATTCATGTGATGAAAGTCGAGAAAATCAAATTTATCCAACTGGTAAAAAAGGAAGTATTTAATGTTAGAATCGAAACCTTTGATATAGTCCTCGAGTTTGAGGTCTTTGAGTTTCATAGTGCCTTGTACACTGGCGTAATTTTTAATATCAATTATGATACCAAGTAAGGCACAGAGAATATCACCACGTAACGCGGAAGCGTCTCTGATACCTACCATTTTCTCGTTCTTTTCAAGAAAGAGTTTAGCTAAATTCTTTTTGATTGTTTTATTGTTTTCGTTATCCCCGTCTTTAGAATCGATATTGGTGAGATCGTCAATAGAAATATTGGCTTGAATTAAATCTTTTCTAAATCCTGGATATTTAAGGAGGTAGTACCATAACATGACTTCCCAATCCTTACCATTTTGTGTAGCATTCTTTCCCATAACAGTTTTGTGTTAGTTATAACTAATACAAATATAATAAAAATTATTTGGAATAAAAAATTATTAAGGTTTTTCTTTAGTAGCACATGTGACTTTATACCAGTCACTAACCATGTTGGGTTTAAAACACATAAAACCGCCTTTTTCTTCTAGATCTTTAACTACACCCATTGATCTATTTATATCACATTTGGAATTTTTAAAATTACCCACGTTAACTGATGAATTACCATTATATATAGCTCCAACTGGATTTTTCATATATACTGTATCACCTATTTCAAAATCACCTGTATTTGGTTCGAAATCAGCTCTCTCTGGTGGTAATAAAGCACCACTCGTGTACCATCTAACAGCCTCAAATTGTTTGAATTTAGTCTCCATCTGTTACTATATTCTTTATATCTTCTACGTATTTATAGAGTCTCTTTTGGTAATCTTTCTCTCTATATTCTTTATTCGTCATTAAATATACAACGTAACAGAAATATAAAATCTTATCTTTGAATAATTCTTTACCAACTTCGCCACCAACATATCTAAATTCCACGTAACCAGGACTATGATCTAATTCTACTAATTTAATACCAAACTCTTTAATATAGAAATCTTTATTGGCTTTGATTAGGTATGGGTTTAAGAAATCTTCCACTTGTTCAATATTATGAATATCTAATTTTTCTATATTTTGTTTAATATAATCTTTGTGTGTGGCTAATCTGTCCTTGTGTCTGAAACCAAGGTTCCATAGTTTTTCTTTATTTCTTGTTTTATAATCTTGTTTAATTTCACCAGTGAGGTTTCTTCTTATACCGTCAAGTAAACTTTGTGTGAATCTATTATTTGCTCTCCACATTATATCACTAAATACAAATGGTGTTCTTTGATCTCTGTTCATATCACCCATTAATACCAACCCCTTCAAAGGATTCCATTTGATTTTTTTATCGTTAACACCAATATTAACGTGTAAAGCTGTTCTTTTCTTATCCATTTTCCAGAAATCTTGTTGATCAAATTCTTCGTAAAAATCATCGAGTTGTTCGAAACATTCATTCAAACTCTTAATGTAAGTTTTACTTGAAAATTCAAGAATTCTCTGTTTATCCATATCCCCCTCTAATTCGTATTTGAAAGTATCTCCGTACTTAGCGTAGAATTTTGGCATATGTTCTTTGAAATTATCAACGAGATAACCCATATTCTGTCCGTAGACAAACATAGTCAAGTTCTTTAACATCAATGTAGCGATGTAATCATCTACATCAGTTTCCCAAGCTCTATTAATCTTTCTATCTGTTCTATCCTCGTCATCTGGATCAACTTTGGATAAAAGGAAATCTATAAAAAAATTAACCCAAGTCCAAGTAACATATTGTTGATGAAGTTTTTGTAAAGCTTTCTTACCTAGTTTGGCTGTTTCGTTCTCAGCAAACATCTTTTTCTCGTTTTCTTCTAATCTCTTCTTTGGTAATTTATAACTATCATCAAATCTGTAACCTATCTTACCTCTAGACATATCTAAAAGAATCTGGTCCTTAACAAAACCAAATGTCCTATTAATCTCCTCTTCTGTTTCTAGATAAGGTTCGTCGTCGAGATCGAAGTCAGCAACTAGTTCGTACTCAATGGATAACGTGAAATGATCAGACATTGATTGAACAAAGTCCTTATCTTTTCTATTGAATTCGTTTAAGAAATTGAAATAATTGTTAAGTAAGTCCACTTTATATAGAAGGTTTTTTCTTCTATATATAAAAAAAGAAAATCTAATCTTTTTAATCGAAGATTCTATAAAGAATTTCATCAGGTTTTCTGTCCTTACAGGTATCGTCAAGACAGTACAATCCAGATCCACCGTTATCGTATTCTATATAAACATTATGAATACTAATAACATTTTTTATTTCGCCTGTATCGCCATCAGTATCTACTATTCTGGTGCCAATTACGATGTCTTCGGGTTTAAGTAACTCTTTCATAATTTTGCGATTTCTTTTAGGAAAAATTCTTTAATTTTTATTGAATTATCAGTCATCTCTGGGTGTCCTTGAAAAGCAAGAATGGGTTTAGATTTGTGTCGCATAAAGGTAAGAATATTATTCTTTACTTCACCGACAAAGTTTTCTGGGATTTTATCAAAGTAATAAGAATGGTTATAAAACATATTATAATCACCATTAACAAAATGAAAGCCTTCGTTTAATTTTCTGTTGTAATTATTTGGAAATTTATTGTATATTAAAGTTTCGTCATAAACAAGACAAAGAATTTGAAGACCTAAACAAACTCCAAGTATAGGTTTATTAGTAATTTTCAACCACTCTTTTTCTTCTTTTATGTTATCACCAGTAATATCAATTGGTCCACCTGAAAGAACGATATAGTCGTAAGTCTCACATCTCTCAGCGTTAAAATTAGCGTAGTTCATCACGTCACAACCTTTAAAAAGTTGGATGAGTCTACCAATGTATTTCGTGTTGTGGTTTATAATAAGTCCTGCCATATTAAAAATAAATTATTTCTTCTGGAAAATATTGAATCAATGTTGAGTACAAATAAGCTCTACATTGTCCTTCGCCTTTATTATTAGTCAAATATATTGTTCCATTTTTTACCAAATCAAATTCTTCTTGTGAGAACTCAATATCATTACTTGATTTATGTGCTACAAAAGTACCTTTAAATGGATCATCTAATAATGTCGAATCATCTTTATTGATTACCCAGTACCTATGTCCTTTATACGAATACATATCTGTATAAGCGTACTTCACTATTTTCAAATAAGGATCAATTTTCATTTCTTCATCTGTAAATTGACCTTTTGAGTACCATCTAACTCTCGTTGAAGCCGCCTGTTTCACTGGTAGAATTCTATTTTATCTTCTTCTAAAAACTTTTTTAAATCTGAATACTTCCATTTATATTCATTATGATGGCAAGTTATCCAAACGTTATTCAATTTTATATTGATAATATCTTTATGTGTTAAAGGTTCAAATCTTTTCAGATATACATTATATCCAAATGTAATAGGATCAGTTTTACTTAAAGAATTAACTATATCAATAGTTTCACCGTTTATAACACCTATAAAAAATCTATGCCTTTCAAAAGAACGAGGATCAAAACTTCTGACTTTTACGATAGTGAATACACCAATAGCATCAGAATTTTCATCTGGAACTAATTTACCGTGTTCATACCATTTTATTGCCATTTACTCCCAATATTTTTCACTCAACTGTTGTAATTCACCAACATTCAATTCTTTATCAGTTATAATAAATCCATAAGTATCAGTTCCTTCTGTTTGTGGATCTTCGTAAATGAAAAGACCAAAGTGTTCAATAGCTTTTTCAAAACCATTTATTAAACCGTTCATGTCTTTCCAGTCCGCATATACAAATTTAACGTTTTTTTCCATAATTAAACATTTTTTATTAAAATAGTTTTTATAATATCAGACACATCTTCAGCAGCGTCCGCACACTTTTCGAGAGTTTGGAATATGTCTTTATTCTTTATAATCTCGAGAAAATTTTCATCAGCCTTGTTCTCAAATAAAGCACTCATATAAGCGTAAAATATTCTATCTGCTTCGTTCTCAAGTGAATTGAGATTGATACAAGATTGTAAAATAAGTTCCTTATTTTTACCAGCGTCTCTTAAATGAAATACAGCAACTTCAACTTCTTCTGCCATTTTACCGATAACAGTAACAAAGTTTTTGAATTCTTCACTTATCTTTTTTGGTTTTGGTTTGTACCATTGAATACGTTGACTAACAGCGTAAATGTAATCAAGTACGTCGTCCAAGTGTGAAGCTAAAGCGTGAACGTCCTCTCTATCGAAAGGAGTTAAGAATGATACATTAAGTTGTTCATATACTTTATGTGTATAGTTGTCAGCTTCACTTTCGAGTTCTTTTATCTTATTAAAAATGGCTTCTCTTTCCTGATCTGTTTTTTGGTAGATTAGATCGTTTAAAAGCTTTGACGCTTCTAAAGTGCATCTGGCTTGGTTTTCGAATAGAGGAAAGAAAGATTCGTCTTTTGGCACGAAGAATTTCAGTCCTGCGTTTATTTTATCAATTATACTCATATATTTTTTTATTTTTTTAATTCTTTGTTGTTTTTACAATATTGCGTTTAATCCTAAATAAATTAACATTCCTAATATAGCTGATATGGGTATGGTTAAAATCCAAGCCCACATAATCTTTGCTGTAACAGTCCATTTTACAGACTGTAAACCCTTTCTCAACCCAGTTCCCATAATAGCTCCAGTAATTGTGTGAGTTGTGCTCACAGGAATACCTAATTCGGTTGCTCCAAACAATGTTAAAGCACCAGCGGTTTCTGCACATACTCCCTCAAAGGGTTTAAGTTTAGCAATTTTCTGTCCCATTGTTTTAATAATTCTCCAACCACCCATTATAGTGCCTAAAGAAATCGCAGCGTAACAAGAAAAAACTATCCACATAGCAATTGGATCAGCTTTAGTTGCGTGACCAGTAACAATCAAAGCTACCCATATAATACCCATAGACTTCTGAGCGTCATTACCACCGTGGCCCAAACTAAATAAAGAAGCTGAAGCCAATTGTAATCTTCTAAACCATTTATCAGCTTTAGTATGTGGTACATTTTTAAAAGCGTTTAATACCGCAACTGAAATAATATAAGATAATATCATACCTACAATTGGTGATATAAAAATGAAAGCCACAATCTTTAAAAATCCACTTAACACAATAGCACCAAACCCCGCTTTAATTATAGTCGCACCAACTAATCCACCAACAAGAGTGTGAGAAGAACTAGATGGTAATCCAAGCCACCAAGTAACTAAATTCCAAATGATTGCTGCACCTAAAGCCGCAGCTATTACAGTCAAATTTATAACTTCTGCGTGTACAACACCTTTACCCATTGTTGTAGCAACATGTAAACTGAAAATCCACACAGCAGCGAAGTTGAAAACAGCTGCCATCATAACAGCTTTAAATGGTGATAACACTTTTGTGGACACCACTGTTGCTATAGAGTTCGCTGAGTCGTGAAAACCGTTAATGAAATCAAAAATCAGAACTAAAGCAATAACAATATAAAGAAATTCCATATATTACCTTAATTTAATTTTTAAACCCATTTTATCCCTCATGTATAAAACGGCTTCTGCGTTCCCCATAGCGTCATTCAACGGGTTGTGGTCGTGTTTAGTTTTCCTAATCTGTTTCCACCTTGATTGTGCGTCTTTAGTTAACCCACAGTACAAGTCTCCAATTCTCCTTGAAGACCATCCAAATGGATTAGAGCCGTAATAAACGTGGAAATAATAATTCATCCAAGAAGCATCATATCCATTATTATCAGATATGAGGATAGGAGGACCATCTGAATTTGCGGCCAACCAACCAGCACATTCTCTCATAACATTTTCTGGTTCATCAAAAGTCAAATGTTGATCTCTTGAAAAACCACTAATTGCTAATGCTTCCTGAATATAGAAATCTGATATGGGTTTAAGTTTCCCATAAAATGTTCTATCTAATTTTGGTTCTATAAGAACTATACCAAAACAGACCATAGAGTTTTTCCCTATGATTGGACCGTCTGATTCTACGTCGATCGAGATGTATGACATATTTAATTTTTTAAATTTATTTACAAATATAGTTATTATTTTTCATTGAAAAAATAATTTTCATTTAAATAATTTTTGAACTGAACTTCAATCATTATCCCTTTTTTATTATTAGCCCATCTTGAACATATAGATAAGTTTTCTATTTTTCCTACATTTTTTGGATCTATATTATTAGAAAACCCGTAAAATACACTTATTTTATGATCTACTGATGGATAATTTTCATTATTATAATCAAGATTCTTGTCTAATTTCATTTGGGTATAATAACATTTACCATCCCAAGCGCCAAAAAGTTTTTTCTTATGTTTTTTTGTTTCATTCCAAACTTTTCTGCTATAGATTTCGAAATCTGTTTTTAATTCCAGTGGTATCCATTCTTTCAATCTTTCTTTTAGAAGTCTATATTCTCTACTAGTTGAATAATTGTATACTCCATATTTTTCAAAAATTGTTTGAGTTCTCTTATCTTTAAATTCTTTATATTTAGATGGATTGTCGACGTTATATTTTTTTAAACAAGTTTCTTTAACTCTATTTTTACATTCTTCCGTTTTTGTGTAATTATCTACACCATGATTTTTCAAACATGTAATCGTCTTTTGTAATTTTATTTGTTTGGATTTTGAGATGTTTGTGACTCCATAAATTTTTAAACATGTATTTTTTGCTGATTCTCTATTATTAAAATTTTCATCATCATATTTTAACTTTTTTGTAATTCTAGATTTATTTATTGTTAGTGGATCACTACAGCTGCAATCATAACTACAATGTTTAGAATATCCATTTTTAAATGAAATATATTTAGTTAATTTTCCACAATATTCGCATATATCTTCATTTTGTTTTTTGAAATACTTATCGTAATATTCTTTAGATTTAATATTGTGTATTTTAGCTAGATGTAATCTAAAAAAAGATTGTTCTCCTTTCACGTTAAATTCACCGCCGCAAATTCTACATTCTGTTTTTATCATATTTTCTTTTAATTTTATATATTAAAAGAAAATGATGGTTTATTTCCAATTTTACTATATCAACAGACATAAAACTTATTTTATTACGTCACCAACTTGATAATTAGCTAATGTAACATCATCAATGGTAACAATTTTACCTTTTCTATCTTTTACTTTTATAACCTGACCATACCTTCCACCTTTACCGATAACTGTAACTGGTGATTTCAACCTCATTAAAGTTTTATCTATTGCTCTAAATGTTGGTCTAATCTCTGGAACTATAACAGTGCCAGGGATAACAGAACTTAAAGAATTATCTCTACAAGTATAGGTAATTCCGTTTCCATCTCTCACCTTATATACGCGATTTCCGTTAATGTTTGGAGCCGATCTCGAAACGAGAGTAACAGGCGGAGTTAATCTATTTACTGTATCATCAATTGTAATGTATTTACTACAAGACGATAAAGTTAGCAACGCTACAAATAATACAAATAATTTTTTCATGTTTTTTATTTATTAAATGATATCGTATCTTTTATCGAATAGGTTGGTTTAATTGAGTCCTCTATTTTAGCTCCCAATTTAGGAAGTTCAAGGTTGTGAGCAATTGTGTAGAAATAACCATTGTCTGTATAAATATTATCAACTATCCACTTTTGGGATCTTTCCACCATAGCGTTATTAACACTATCACATACTAACTGAACAGCAGTTTGTTTATCACGATTGATTTTATCTTTAATAAGAAATACTGAAAGAAAGACAAATGCTACTCCACATATAGTCAATAAGATAATTGTAGCAATACATTTGAATCTCTGGTACATTGTTTTTGGGAAATACAATTGACTCATGCTAAAGCAAGTTTAAAAGGTGAATAATTAAAATTGAATAACCAAGAAAGAAGTCGCCTACTACCCTCATCGTCCTTTTTCTCTAAAGCATTTTCCATTCTTTCTACAATAATATCAAGTTTGAAATTATCACAGTAAAGATTGTAAACGTCTGAGATTTTAGATCTTAAAACAGCACACATGTTATCTTTCTTTGGTCTGATGTAAATACAATGATTACAGTTCTTTTTCTTGAAATCGCTCATCATTTTCTACATAAATTATTTTTAGTTCGACACTATATATAAACAAAAATCTTCTTACTTTTCAAATACAAAAGTAAGAAGATTTTTGTTAAAATAAAAATAAAATTGGAATTAACTCTTCAAATTGAAACTAAAATAGCTCCACTCTGGATGTTGTCCAAAAGAGTAAAAGTCAAAACTCAAATTAATACCAGATATATCATCATCTGAGTATTCAAAGTTAGTTAGTGTGTTCTTGTTTATTACCAAATTAATACCAACTTCACTTTCTTGGGGTGTTCTACCTATAATGACTGTATCACCAAGATCGTTATTAGCAACTAAATCGAAATTGAAACTGTCTAATGTTTTGTTATATTTGAAAGTTTTACCATCTTTTCTCCATTGACCACTTGATGCTTCAACTATAAGATCAATGTTTTTCTTTGATGCTAAAACGAATGTAGCTGGTCCTCTTCTATTTTTAACATGTATATAATTAGAAATCATCGATATTCTATTACATATTTTAGAGAATGAATCTTTAGTTCTAGTATCAGAAGATAAATCAGCAACTAATTCTGATTTGAGATGAGTCTTCGAATCTTCAATATTCTTATCAGATAATTCATGTACCTTTTTAACAAATTCATCGTTTATAAAATCTTTTATTCCAATTTCAATTCTTTTATCAGCCAACGGTATAAATCTTTCTTTCATTCTACCCACAGCATTAAATAATTTAACTTCTATTGTAGGTGTAGATACATTTACTAAATCATCTGGGAATTTATTTATTGGATCACTGGCGGCTACCGAATCCCCTTCATTTAATACAAAATCTAAATAAGCAGCGTTAAATTTATTATCACTAATAGAATAAACACCATATAAACCAAGTTTTTGTAAATCTTTAGCGATTGGAGGCATATCATTCACCACTTGCTCTTTACTTTTTTCAATGATGGTTTTAGTTAGTTCCTTACCAACGTATTCGTTGCCAAAATTATTTACAAATTTATCTATACTGTTTTCGTAATATTTATCACCAGCCAGTTGTGTTCTCTTTGTTTCAATTTTCTTCCTAGATAATTCATCGTGATATTTTTGATCAAATACAAACTTATTTCCATCAAATTGATTCCATATATTCTTTTTTGCTATTTCATCCATTTCTTCTAAAACTTGATCACCACTCATCATTGGTGATCTTCCCATTTTTTCATAATCGGGTATCTGATTGAAACAGGAAACAAAATCCTTACTCTTTTCTTTTGGTTTATTTAAAGAATCTAAAACACAATCTCTACCAGGACTATCTACGCAATTTTCTATTATCATTTTTCTCAGATCTTCAGCCAGGTAATCTTTATGTGGCTTCTCACCAGGTTTAACTGTTTTCTTACTTCTATCAGAATAATCAACTTCTGTTACACTACAATCTGGTTCTAACTGGTAACTTTTTACACAAGAAGGGTTATTTTTCAATATTCTGGCTGTTAATTCATTCAACTCAGATATATCTTTCTTATACTGTTCAAAATTAGTCTCATCTATTTCGTAACTACTTACTTTTCCCATAATCTTAATTTATTTTTACGTATATATAAAGAACATTATGTCATAAATGTTAAAAATGATATTTATTTTTAACCTAAGATGCCGTCACCAATTATTTTTACACTTTTGACTTTTGAAAGAATATTACTACCTCCAAAATTTTTGAATATAGTGGCTGGATCTTCTGTTAATATAAACATAGGATCGCTATCAACGAATTTAACTTTACATATTACTCTGTGTAAATTCCCTGTTGTTTCTTTAACCACTTTTTTCTCTTCCACTTTTTCTTTTGGTTGTTCAACTGGTTGTTCTTCTTTATTTTTTTTCTTTTTCTTATCAATAATTTCGATCATTAGGTTATCAAATTTGATAGGTTTTTCATTAATTCTATGTAATCCTATATTAATTCCCAATCCAAAAGAACATTTATTACTTTCGATATATTCTTTGAATTTATTTATATCATTGTTAAAGAAAAATACTAAATTTTGTCTATTGAAACTAAAAACTGGAAAATCTTCTTTATCAAAGTATTCAAAAAATAAATCACAATCCCCTATGTTTATGTATATAGGTCTTCTTTTTTCACCCGACGATACTAACTTGTCTTTAAATAATCTTCTCTCTCTTTCGTCACTAGGTGCCAATTTTAAAAATATATTTGGATCTTCCTCATCTTCAATGTCTTCGTATTTCTTCGCTTGTGAAGTGAATGACTCAGCTTCTTTATTTAAGAAAAAATTGAAATTTTTCATTGCCTCGTTTAATGACGCTATGTCCTCTATTTTTTCTTTTAGATCTTTTTCTGTGTAAATTTTATCTGAGACTGGTTTTAAGTTTCTTAAATCTTCCAAAATAGATTTTTCATTATTGGATAAATCTCTTACTATCGTATTTTGAGATTCAAATTCTTTTAAAATCTCATCTGTGTCTTTTTCAATTTTATCAATTTTTGCTTCAACACTATTTGGTTTTACTCTCTTTTTCATAATAATCTGATTATTTTTCTATTATATATTAATAGAAAAATGTCAAAAATGTTAAAAATGATATAGTTAATATTTAGGGCGTAAAAAAGTGCAGCAATCTGTGACCGCTAGCACTTTTGTTTAGCGATGATACGCTTAGGCTTCAGTTATTGACGTAACTAATGCGTCATACCCGAAGTAGTTTGTCCAGTATGTTGTTCCTGATACGAGTTGATAACAATTCATCAATCTTCCACCGTCGTTTGACCAGTGTCCAGCGTCTTGTGTATATGAAGCAGGTGTTCCATAACCTTTATCTGTGCAAAACTGAGTAACTGTAGCTTGGTCTGCTCTGAGTGGAAGGTCACTGAAATACCAACTTCCATATGAAGATGTGATTGTTAATCCTGTTGTAATTACTGACATAATTTTATATTTTATTTTTTCATTGTATGGCTTACGTACAATTGGCTCAAGAAATGAGATTTATTCCGTCTCTGATTCGAAATAATTATCTCTTCCAGTTCTTGAAGTTTTTAACTGTTTCCTGAACGCCTTCGCCTTCTTCGTCATCGATGATTTCATCACCATCCATGATTTCATCGTCGTCAATATCGTCAACGATTTCTTCGTCATCGTCATCTAGATCAACTTCTTCCCCTTCTTCGTCGCCTTCGAAACCATCAAAATAATCTTCGATGAATTCTTGTACTTCTTCTGGTTCTTCACCATCTTCGATGATTTGATCAATCAAAGCTTTCAGTTGTTCTTGCCAATCTGAGTCTTCGATTCCATCACCTTCGTCTTCAACCTCTTCTATATCGTCATCGATAATTTCATCATCTTCAATGATTTCATCGTCATCGAGAAGTTCGTCTTCGTCTTGAATATATTTCTTTTCAAGAACATCAACACCTATTTCTGTTCTTTTCGTTTTCTTTGGTTCTTTAGCTTTCCAGCTTTTATCAAAATCAGAGAAACTTAATAAATTTTGTACTTTTTCCATTTTTATTTTTTTATTTTTATATTAACCCATATGAATAGGCTAAAGCATTGATTTTTTCTTCATTTGGTATCTTAATACCATTAATGACTTCTTCTTTATCATCTGGATTCGACCAATCCAAATATCCGTTATATATTAATTCACATAAGTCTTTTTCTGGCATTTCTAAATATAATGATAAATTATATAAACTTGATATAGCTTGTTCGAATTTATAATCTCCATCTTTCTGTGGAAATGGTTGTGTTAACTCATTCACCTTATCTAAACAAACAGGTCTATCTGGTTTTGGTTTAGGTTTAGATGGTGGTCCTAATGGGCGTCCAGGTTTACCAGGTCTTCCTGGTAATGGTCTTTGTGGTCCAATTCTTCTAGGCCCACCTATATTTCTAATACCCTCACTCTTCATTCCAGAAGCTACAAATTGATCGTATGATTGTATGTTTCCCATTAATAAGACACTATTTTTTATGTATATATTAAACTTTTTTTCTTGTTTTTTGCGGGCATAAAATGGAATAAAAAGACATTTTTGTTTTAATATATAAAAATAAAAGTTACAATGGAAACAACGAAAAACATTAAAATATGTGAAGATATTCACAGAGAACTGAAAATATATTGTGCAATTAATGGTTTTAAAATAAACGACTTCGTGGAAGAATTAATTTTAAAAAATATTAAAAAACATGAAGAAAGAAATTAAATTGGGAACAAAATTTGGATCATTAACAGTTATAAAATATTTAGGATCTATAAAATATCAAAATTCTTATTTATGTGAATGTGATTGTGGGAAAGATCGAAAAGTTAGTTTAACTCATTTATTAAACGGAATTGTTGAGCACTGTGGATGTAGAAACTTTTTAAACGTTCACGGTAATAAAAAATACAACGAAACAGAATCAAGTTATAGGGCGAAAGCTTCCAATTACAGAGCTATCGCTAAAATTAGAAAACTGGAATTTACACTAACTACTTTAGATGTGATAGAATTATTAAAAGGAAATTGTTTTTATTGCGGTAAGGTGCCATCAAATGAATTTAATGTTTTATTAAATAGGCGCAATACTTATTACGTGAACGATATTGATAAATATAATATATTATACAATGGTATAGATAGAATAGATAATAATATTGGATATGTGAAAAATAATGTAGTTTCATGTTGCGATCAATGCAATACAGCTAAATTGGATAACACAATAGAAGAATTTAAAAATTGGATTAAAAGAGTTTACGAAAATCTAATTGATAATAAATCATAAATTATTCCAATCTTTATTTAGTTTAATAACATCGTTACATAGTATAAACTTACCAAAAAATAATATCCAATATTCTTCCATACGTCTAAAATCCAATCTCCAACGATCTTCTTTTAGATATATGATAGTCCATTTAGACCAGAATATCCAATATTTTTTGTCTCCGTTCATATCATCCAAAAATCCAAAACCCTAACCCTATAAATAATATAAATATAATAATAACTAGTATTACTGCAACAGGGGTGAATTCTTCTAATTCTTTATCTGTTCCGTAAAAATTGAACATCATCATGTTTTTCAATTTTTCACCGTCTTCACCGTCAAACCATCCCATATTAAATAAATATTTTTAATATTAAGTAAACACCTAATGATATTCCAGTATAATGAAACCATAATCTCATCCAATTAAATTGGAGAACTTTTGGTATTTCTCTACCTTTCTTTATATAAAGAGCTAACTCTTGTGTAAAAAACATAGCAACCATAAAAAGTAACATACCAGTACAACTGATTATAGTGAAAAGAGTTTCCATATTACATATCTTTAATTTGTTCTAAATCATCGTCACTTGGATAATACTCCACTAATACCCTAACAATACCTGAAAATTCAGAAGGTACTTTATTCTTATTTTCAAATGTTAGTAATTCAGACATATCCCTATCTAAATCAAACATATCTTCAAATCCGTAATAATCTTTCTCGAAAAGTAAAACTCCCTGATTACTGGTTTGCTGTTCCATTATTTTTAAAAGAACATCAGATTTATCACCAATTACCTTTTTAGCTAATTCGATTTTATCTTGACCAAATGTTTCATCAAAAGCAACTCTTTTATCTTTATTTTCAAAAGAAACTACTGTCTTTTTAGATTCAAGTTTTTCTTTCAATAACTCTTTTTTGGTCATTTTTAACCTTTTGTAATCAATAGGAATTTTTGTTTCAAAATACTTATCTAAAATATCAGATGCGTAGTACTCTTTAATAGTCATTCCAAATTGGTTCTCAATGAGAAATTCAAAAATTTCTTCTCTTACACAAGTATCACCAAATCCCCACTGCAAAGCCTCGCCCTGTAAGTGGTCTGGTAAACAGTTAAAAAATTCTAATCCTTGTGTATCAAATGGAAGGTCATCTAAATAGATGCCTTTATCACCATCTAGTATTTTCTCAAATTGTTCTTCTGTGAATATCATACTTCTCTTACATTTCTTGGTGGAACAGTATAAAAGTCTCCGTATTCGTCAACTAAATAAGCCATGCCACCTTTGGTTAATTTGACTATTGTTAATTCTGTTTTATTATCTTTTGTGGAAATAATTTTCCTTAATCCACCACGTCTCCAGTGACGTAAACTTTATGACCAATGTTTTCTTTTATAAAATCGTGGTTTTTCATTTTGAGTGATGTGTTTTATTAGCACTAATATAAATAAATTCCAAAATTGAAAATAAATGAACTGTTATAAATTGTAACTCCCCCTCACCATTTTCAAGAAAGGATATTTTATATCTATCTCTAGATAAGGTATCGACTTCTGTTATTTGTGGGTTAACAACTCCCTCTTTAAAAACCAAATAGTCTTTAAGTAATACTCCGCTTAAGGAGTTAGAAAATGTTTGTATGTTTAACATATTTCTTCAAATTTTAAATTATCAACTTCCTGTTTAGCAATATCGTGCTTATCAAACCTTCTAACTTCACCGTCGCCAGTTTTCATATAACCCCAACCGTACCAACGATGTTTCATAATAGCAAAATACCACGTGTTATAATGTTTATACTTCACGATCTTGTACAAGTTTTCTTCTCCCTTGTCTTTATTTTTGTATAGAAAATTCAACATATTATTTGCTTTCGTTAAATTCTTTTTCCGTTACTTTCATTATAGGTACAAATAAATCGTACCCGTTATCCATTTCAAAATGGTTAATATCTTCTTCAAATACTTCACCAAACTTATGACGCCAATAAATAAAAACTTGTTTATCTGCGTGCCATTGAGCCACATCAGCGTTTCTACACTCCCCAAAATAACACCCACCGTCAACTAAATCTTTTAATGGAATTGCCCCAGCTTTAACTAATCTTGGAGCGTAAAAATTATCCATAAGAGCTTTATCACAACGAGGAGGAAGTGGAATATGTTGCTTTCCATTTTTAACATCTTCCTTATCAAATGGTTTAAGATTATTCCAAAAATCAAGATGATCTCTTCTAGTTTTAGTTATAGCGTCAACAAAAACTTGTGGTAAATAAACATTATCAAAATGTATAAATTGCTTGAACATAGGGGCAATTGCACATGGATCATATCCAGCTAAACCACAACCAATTGGAGTGACCATAAAAGTAAGTTCTGGATGTTCTCTTACGAACAACACAAACTTTTTAACTGCATCGTGTATGAAATCTATTCTAAGTCTTTTAATACCTTCGTCTTTAGTTGGGATAGCGTAAGTTTGACCCATAATACCTTCGCCTTGTCCGTAGGCAGCTCCCCATTTCACAGCTTGTTTAGCTGCACCCTTTCCGTGCCTACCCGCAGTGTTCGATCCAAACACAAATACCTCATTATCTTTTAGATCTGTTATTTTTTCAGGTGTGATTTTCATAGTACTCCGATCTCTTTCAATTTCTTATTATCGTATATTTCAATATTTATATCTTTATATTTTTCTATAAACTTATCATACTTAATTTTAGCATCTTCTCTCCACCATCCTTTTATTTCAATGTATTTATTATCGTCTATTAAATAGAAGTCTGGCGTGTATGTTTCATTATCGTTTATTGAAAAGGGTTTAATTTCATATCCCCATTTTATTTTATTTCTATCAAGGTATTCAGCAAATTTAATTTCCCATGAGCTTCTCATCCATATTTTTTCTTCGTTTAAGATATACCACTGACCCTTCCCGTGATATGACTTTCCATAAAAATTACTATCCTCACCTTTTCTAACATTCAATTTTGATTTTTCTCTCATCTTTTCCAAACTATCCTCTGTGTGTTTTTTCCCATGAAAGGGGTTACCGTCACCTGAGAATTTTATACTCAATGTTTTTTTAACATCATCTGGACATTTAGTTCCAGTTCTAGCTTTTCTAATAGCGTCTTTAACATATTGAGGTCTCTCTTTCCCTTCTAATGGGTGTTTATGAGTTTTATGCCATTCCACTAATTTTTTATTTCTAATATCTTTATTCACATTAGCATTTACTTCATTGGAACATTGTAAACATAAATTTATTCTTTTGGCATCTCTATATTTTTTTTCAACAACAATCCCACATTTATTACATTTCCATATTACTAATTTACAACTACACGGTTTTAAATCTTTTATATCGTATCCATATTCATCTAATGTTTCATTTTCTAAAATTTTTCCCATATTATTTTTATATTTTTATGTATATATAAAAATAATTCAGTCACATTACTTCCAAATACAAATTATATACCTTTCCCCATTCTTACTAATTCGTCATAAATTGGTTTAATCTTTCCAGTTTCCCAAATGGTCATAGGTTTACATCCCATAGGAATGCTCTCAGTATTTAACCACATGTTGAAGTTTTGAAGATTTCCAAAAACCTCTTTTCCTTTTTTAATAGTGATAGGTTTTGTTACTTTTGCTTTCATTCGTGTTCGAATATAGTGTCCACTTTATCTGTAATTACCAAATCAAATCCTTCAAACTCGCTTGGTATATCACCAATATCATTAACATCTTTTACTTGAATGGCTATTGCTAGTTTACCGTTATACTTTTCAAAATAAATATTTTGAATGTTTTTATTATGATTAAATAAATTCCTTAATTTTTCTATTACTCCTACCATATTACAATTTATTATTTTTTCTAATTTTTTTAACAATAAAATATGTTGGTACAATCATACCTATAATATAAATTATAATCGCTAATGTCGAACTATACTGTTGAACCTCTCTTGCTATAACTATTGCCACAATAGCAATTGAAAACATAATAGGAAGAAACATAACTTTCTTGTCCCTAAAAGCAATTATTAAAAAAGATAGGCATATTAAACCACCTATTATAAATAAAACATTCAACATCGCAATATTTTTATTCTAAATACAAAGATAAATATATTTTTTCGAATTAAAAACTTTATCAGTAAAAAAATATAGAACCACAAAAAGAATAATATCCCCAATGGGTTCTACAAAATACTTATATCAATTTATACCAGATAAGTTTGAATATCTCACTAAAACCAAAGTAATTGAATTCAAGGAAGTTAATCTCAAAACAGCTTACCTTATTAATATAATTCACGAACTCATTCTTAAATTTTATTTTTCTAATAGAAACTATATTGATCTTGAACCAAATGAAGATATAAAATTTAATCTTTGGAGCTCTATCTTACGTAAGAAGTACGGAATGCACTACAATATTTACATGGAATATCTTGTAAATATTGGTTTTATATCTATGACTTCTGATTATTACGTTGGTAAGAAAGCCAAGACATATAAGATAAACCCATTTGAGATAAATACTATAAAGAAAGTAAAAACTAACGACACCATACTAGCCAAGAAAAGCACTAAAGAATATTTAATGCAATCAATTACAAGCTATTGTAACAGCCCAATTAATCCAAAGATAAGAAAGAAACTCGTTGACGACCTTTATCACGTTCAAATAGATTACGAAAAATCTATTAATCTACTCAACGACTTAAAGAAGAACGGTAAAATAGAAATTAATAAATTTTATAAAAATCTTCATAGTGTTGAAAGTATTAAATCCAATAACCTATTTTTCAAATTTGACGAGTACGGTAGATTCCATACGAACTTCACAATTCTTAAAAGAGAAATAAGACAAAATTTCTTAAAGATTGATAACGAAGAAATTGTAGAGATTGATATTGGCAACTCACAACCTTTATTCTTAGCCTTATTATTACAAGAAGAAATGCAACCAGATGATCCAGAAATCAATAATTACATATGGTTGGCAAGACAAGGATTATTTTACGAACACATATTAAATAATTTCACCAACTTAACTAGGAGTGATGTTAAACTATTAACCTACAAAGTATTATTTGGTCATAACGGTATAAACTCAACAGAAAATAAAATATTTCAAAGTTTATTTCCAAAAATATATGACTATATAATTGAATATAAGAAGGTTAATGATAATTATAAATCAATGGCGCATATACTTCAAAAGATGGAGAGTGATTTCATATTTGGTAAAGTTGTAACTGAGATATATGATAAGATACCAGGTATAAGGTTATTCACTGTACATGACTCAATTTTATTTCCTATTAAATACGAGAAGCAGGTGAGAGAAATATTTGAAAGAAATAAGAAGGAAATATTTTAATCATCATCCCATTCTTCTTCACCGTATGGATCGAAAGGATTTATTCCTCCAATGATCTTTATTGGTTTTCTATGATCTATGTAGAAAGATTTACCGTCTTCTGTATAAATTTTTAACAGATCTCCTTGATGAATAGCATCCAGTGAAATTGTAATTTTTACTGGAACACATTTAGCTATTTTTTTAATATTTGGATTAGAAGCATTAAAATTCGATAAAGCATCAGCGTTTTTACTTCCTGTAAAAGTAATTTCTTTTCCAAAATATTTCTCAAATTCTTTCATAAACGTATCTATGAAAAAGAATCTACCTGTTGGTGATATATCAAAATATACACTATGTCTTCTATCACTTGATCTAACTAAATAAGGTGTACAGTATTGACTTTCACTGGCTCTGTGATATATTACGTCTTCAACATTCATTATAGCGTTATGAGAAGTACTCATATTACATTTAAAAGTTTCAGACATGAAGTTATTTGTGTGGAAAGACACTATTCTACCAACAAGATGGTCTCTGAAAATTTCAGCCATTTTTTCACCAGCTTCAGTATCAATTCTTCTAATATCATCAGAGAAACTAATAACTTTATCAGTTTTCATAGCCTCATTTAAAAAATTATTGAATTTAGTTCTCATTTTTCCCAAACTTCTTCACCGTAAGGATCTAACTCAGAGTGAGGATTAATTTTTCTTTTCTTTTTAATTTCAATAGCCTCTTTGTACGTCTTTGGACATTCACCTCCAACCATATCAAACTCTTTTTCTGTTAATACTATCGCTTTATAAGTATATCCTAAAGCAAATATAGCGTCTTTGGCTGATAGATTATGGTTTTGACGTTTTAATTTACCGTCAACATACATACCAATCCAATCACCGTCTGTACTTTCTACAAATCTTATAACTGGATCTGGTCTTTCATAAGAAGATTCATCACTTAGATTTACACCTATTGCTTCATTAAATTTTTTAATTTTCATACTCTTATATATTATTTTTTAAATTGAAGTTTTAATATATAGTTTTATGATTAAAGATTATTTAAAGTTTAACGAATCCACAAAACCTATATGGTATTACGATAGAATCATAGCTCACGGAGGGCTTAGATTTTGGGGCGACGACGGACAGTATAACGTAGACATAGAAGGTCAAACTGGTAGGGTTGCTTCTATTAAAGGGGGTGGGTATAAGATGGTTGGAATAGTCTTTGATAATTATTTTTTTAACCAACTCACAGACTTAGATAAGATTTTAAAATTTAAAAGAGGTTTATGGGTAGGTATGGATCAACTTGAAAAAGTTGTAATTGAAAAACCAAAAATAGAAAGAAGACCACTATCTTTTTCAGATAAAGCTAAAAAGGTCATTGAATATTGTGAATACGTAGATTGCCCATTATTCCTAGATATAGATTATATAGATATTACTGAAAAGAACGACACTGTATCTTATATAACAAGAGATAGATTAGAAAGATTGAGTTACGACGATGATCAATGGGATAATAATTTAAGACAAGAAATGAAGGTTAGTAAACTAATCATGATGATAACACCCTATACTAATCAAGTTAGTTTAGAAAAGAAAGTAAATTTATTTAAATCTGCACATAACTCTATTATTACAAATAAAGCAACTTTTAAAATAGTAAAAGGTGACGAAATAGGTAAATGGTATAACGAAGACTCTTATCAAGAAGGAACAGGACAATTAAACAAATCTTGTATGAGAGATAAAATGGACAGACTATCAGTTTATTATACCAATCCAGATAAAATAAGTATGTTAATATTATTAAACGAAGACAATAAACTAGTTGGTAGAGCACTTGTTTGGAAAGTAGATGAGCCAGAAGGTGTTACCTATATGGATAGAACATATACAGTATATTCAGAAGACGTGCATAGATTTGAAGACTACGCTAGACAACACGGTTGGAAATATTTTGAAATGTATAGATATACAGGAATGAAAGTATATTTTGATTACGATTTGGGGTCAGACGAAGAAAACCCCTACATGGACACATTTACAAATTATTACTCTGATATTAAATGTTTAACAAATAAATATATTGATGGGCATCAAGATGAGTTAATAGACTTTACATACGTATAATAAAATATTTATATATAGAAGACAATGGAAAATATGTTAAAATATCAAGAATTTATAAATGAGTCTAAGATAGACTCCACTTACGCTGATAACGAGAATAAGCATAGATTATTATTTTCTGAAACTATAAGTAAAGATTTTTCTGAAAGGAGAAACGAATTTCCTCTATTTTATCAATTCTATTTAGATTCTGACGTATTTTACGGTCTTAGATTTATTACAGATAATGATGATATAGATAGAATTGTAGATGATTACGAAAATATTAGATTCACTCTACTTCTATCTAGATCTTATAGAGATACAGAAGACGAACTCCCTGGTGATCATAAACACCTTTTAACATACGAAGGCGGTAGATTTAATCTTTCACAAATTATAGAAAATAAAGAAAATTATTATTTTTATAAAATAGTTGAAGGGCCTAGAAATAATAATATACCGAATTGGGATGAAGCTGTTGATTTTGAACAAATTAACGAAAAGAGATGGATATTTGTTATAAGAAAAGAATCGACTTGTTCTTTGGTTAAAACTGAATCAAGAGAGAGTAGTGGCACTTGGGCTGAAAGACATTTATCTAAATTGTATGGTTGGAAAGAAGATCCAAAAAAAATAAAATTAAATTTCACTTATAACGGTGCTGCTATTACAAGGGCTAATGGTTTAATAAATACAGTTTTTAATTCGACTGATGCTGATATATTTGAAATAGAAGATAATCCAGAAACTTGTTTCAAATACGATCTAGTTATGCCGGATGGTAAAAAAATAGAAGTGAAAAAATATAATATAAAAGAAATTTGGAAAAATAACGCACCTGTTCCTATCTTACTAGCTCAACAAATTAGAATGGCTAGTAGAGAAACACTTGTTAAAATTGTGAGAATGTACAGAGATTTATTAGAAGAAGACACACCCGAATATGACGCAGTAAATGATTTAGTAGAAATGCAACCAAGAGAACTTCAAGATTATTTCGATGTTAGAAAACAACCAGGCGGAAGATTAAATCCAATATGTACAACTATAAAAGCCTATTATAATTCAAGAATAAGAAGACTTGTGGAAAAATTTAACGCGATGAACCAAAATCTTTGGATGCAAGGCATTTACGGTATTTATTTTTGCGATGAAGATAGAACTACTAGAAAAAGAGATTTCCTTGTTAAAGTTGGTGAAAACGGTGTTAGGAATTTCAATTATTTCTGGAGAGAATTTAATAGTTGGTTGGGGTTCAACGAATTAAAATTATTTATGACTGTAAAAGGTGAAGCGTGGGAATACATCTTATCTGAATGGGACACTTTTGTTAGGACTTTTCAAGTAGAGAATCACGAAGAATATCTTGCTGATATTGAAAATGGTGAAATAGATATAGATGATAAGACGTATAAATATAACGATATGGATCACTATTGGGTAGAAGAGCCAAAAGAAGATTAATTACAAATACATATCATTACTTACCTGGTTAACATTACTTGTATTTCTTACTTGAAAATTAGTATTTGCTGATATAAAACCAGAACCAACTGGGCTTCTTATTGGTTTATAAGGAGATATAATATCAGAATTCTTTATAGTGGCATCAGGAGCACCTCTAGCCACACTTCCCTCAACGTCAAAACTAACTAGATAAGTATTATTAGGATAAACTTTTAATATTTTAACAGGAGCTGGTTCACCTGTTAGATTGTGGGTGATCATAACATAATCGTCTTTAATTGGATCAAATCTTTTTTCGTAGAGTTGATAACTCATAACGTGATTAAACCCTTCATTTCTTGCGTTTTCCATAGCTCTTATCCTTCCTTTTATTGTCTCTATTTCGTTCGAGAGAGTTTCGTAATCTTTTGTACCTTTTTTGGTTCTTGCCAGTGTAGCCTCGTAACCTTCGAGTGTTTGTCTTAGTAGAGCAAGTCTTCTTAATCTATTTTGAATTGGATCTTTTTCTGCTTGTTGATTGGGTCTCGCTGCTCTCCTAGCTCTTGGTGGTGCTTGATAATTGTAATCTTTATCTTTTGAAGAAGACTGTTTTTTCTCTGGTCTTGTTTTAGCTTTACCACTTTGGATGAATGGATAAACTGTATCTAAAATAAATATTTTAAAATCTGCGTAATTTAATCCAGATACCTTGTAATCGTAATCTTTTTCACCATATTTTATATTAACATGAAAAACAGGCATACGGATAGTATTATCGAAAGTGACCACAAAATCTAAATTCACGTGACTTATATGTAAATTATCACATTCTATTTTTATATAATTACGATTAGGAATAGATAGATAACAGTCTCTATAATTCCTATATATGAATTGAACAACAGCGTTCCAAGTATCTTGAAATTCTTGTTTTTGTCTTTCTTCTTCTTGTTTTTGTCTTTCTTCTCTTTCTTCGGTCTCTCTTCTCTGTCTTTCAGCTCTTTCTTCTCTTTCTCTTTTTTCTTTTTCTGCTTTTTCTTTAGCCATTTTTTCTTTAGTTCTCAAAGAAGGTTCACCCTTGATATCTTTACCAGTGGCAACTTCGTAATCTAAAAAATTTCTCATCCATTTTGGACTTCTATAAATCGCTTCATTCGCCTTCTGGTTTCTCATTCTTACCACTAATTATTTTTATGCCATATTTATCTGCCCAATCATATATCTTATCTAAATATGGTAATATATTCTTCTCATTCTTTTCCTTTACCAACTTAACCAAATCATTCCAACACTCTTTACCTATACCAACTAAATTATCTTTCTTACCAAGTAAAGCGTCTTTATATTTTTTAATGAACTCATTTACGTTCTTATCCTGCGAATATTTATTCCAAATATCAGTAACATCATACTCTAGTTCCCAATTAACTTCTTGAACGTCAAAATCATCCATAGAGTCTTCAATGGTAAGAGTAGATTGTTCGTTAACAAAGTCTTTGTAACTAGTTTTTATCATGTGTCTATAATTCTTTTTAGTCATGGTCTACGTAATTATAATATTGAAATGATTTCGCTTTATAATCTATATTCAAAGCGTCTGGTGTTAATAATTGGTTTGTATCTCTATTAAAATATTTGAAAGTGTCCATAAAAGGATTGTTTTGAGGAACACCGTAATCTCTTTTCACAGTAACTCTCTTCACACCGTTACGATCTCTTACCCAAGGACCTATCATATTATTCTTTTTACAATATTCAACCATCTTTAGTTCACTTGTATTATCTACTGAATAAATCCTATCCATGTAAACAGTACCGTCATCTAATTTCCAAATAAGTACTCTAGCCATCAACATCCCCTTATCATCTGTTAATATACCCATTGCGCATTTATCTGGATTTTCACAATAAATATCAAATCTTTTTTGCGATCTAGATGATCTCATACAAGAACCACCGATAGATCCTTGATGACCAGTTTCGCCTTTTCCGTAGGTAGTGCCAAGGTACCATTTTCTTATGTCCTCACCAACAACTACTTTCAAATTATCTTCTACGTTCTTTATTGTTTTTTCCCACAATAATTTAAATTGGGGAATAAGTGCGTCTATTTCTTTATCAGTTAGATCTGGATCTAATTTTCTGAAAAATTTACCAATTTTCATAGTTTGTCTAAAACTGGCTTTATATGGATCTACTGCTTTATTTTTAATTTCTGATTTGAATTTGGATATAGGTACAAAAGAAATTAAATCACTTTTTTCAAAATCAACATTAACAAAACAAATATCGATATATTTTTTCTTTATTTTAAATTTTAGTTCAGCCAGAATATCTTTAATAAATTTACTACAATCAAATTCGACTAGATTTCCTCTAAGAAAATCTTTAGCTTCTTCTGGTGTAATTTTTATAAGACTTCTGCCTTGACTTTTTGTGATAGTAAATGTATCTGTAAGTCTATATTTATGATAAGGCATCCATTGATAATCCCTTAATTTATTTTCTGGATCATCTGGTTTTTGTACTTTGATAGTATAAAAAGTTATTTTATCAACATCTGTAATAGTTTCAACTATAGCTAGTTTACCGTTAAGTTGTTGAACGCCACGAAAATTCTTATCACAGATAACGTAGTCACCCTCTTTTATCTCTTCCTTTTTAACTGCTTCATTCAAAACTAAAAACTCATCATATTTGATCATTAATTAGTTAATTCTTTTTTACCATTTATCTCCTGGCCCATCTGGTCCATCTGAATCATATGCGCCGTATGCACCGTATGGAGCAACTATTCTTTTCTTCTTCTCTTCTCTTTCTTTCTTTTCTTCTCTTTCTCTTATCTCAATTGATTTTCTAGCCGTTTCTTCAGCTAATTTTCTTTCTTTTGCCAACGCAATAGCACCCCCATCAGGATCTAAATCAATACCCATTACGTCTTTAGCACTTTTCATTTTCTTAATAATTTCTGGTTCAGGTTCAGCTTTTTGAATAGGAGCTATTCCGTCTTTTAATTCAAACCTATTTGGTGAAAAGTAATATTGGTTTCCGTTTTCAGCTAGTCTGTGACCTATATCGATATTAAGTTTATCGTTAACGTCAAGAACTTTGAAATATTTATAAGTTACTAAAAAATCAATACAATCTGGTGGCATAGTCTTACTTGGTTTAGGATCTATACAAACGATCTTATCTCCAACCTTAAAGATTTTCTTATCCTTTGGTTTCTTTTTCTTGCCACCTTTAATCATATCGTGGGCAGCTTGTAAATCCCAACCACAATCAGAAAGAGCTTCTTCGGCCATATCTTCGTCGATGTTACAAGCTCTACTAAGCTTAGCAATTTTATCTCTACGTGAAGCAGATTTTGTTGAAGATGGAGAAGGCGAAGGACCTTCAGCTCCACACTCTTCGTATAATTTTTTGTAACCATAAATATTACTTTTCATATCTTTTCAATTTTATTTTTATTAACTCTATATATTAAAATTTATTCCCATACATATAATCCATTTCCCCAATTCCTGGAATTTAATCCACACTTTCTACAAATCCAACCTCCACCATGTTCTCTTTCCACCTTTGATTTTTTGTTACATTTAGGACAAGTATATATTTGAGTATCATCGTTATAAAAATCACTCAAAGGTAAAACCCCAGCGTCTAAAGGATTATTATAGTCTTCTAAAGGTCCATCAAAACCAAACACCTCATGGTCTGTGTCGTCAAATTCTTCTCCAAAAGAACAAACGTGCTTATCTCCTAAAATTTTCCCAATAAATTTATTTTGACCGTACCTGTTATTATTAGCACGCCACTCAGCTAACAATTCATCACCTCTAGCCATTTGTTGGTGATATAGTTCTATCTCTCTATCCCATCTACCTGGTTGCCTTGCTAACTCTCTATCATCCCAAATCTCTTCCCCGTATGGATCTAGTTCTCCCCTTGGATCACCAGCTTTATATTTAGTATTTTCATCAACCTCCCACAACTCTTCACCGTAAGGATCTAGATATGGGTCAAAAATTTGTTTAATAGAGGACATCACTTCTATTTTATCGTTAAATGAAATGGAAGTGAAATTTTGATCTTGTGGGTTCTTTGTAGAAAATAATTTAAAATAATCTCTATTTGGCCAAACAACTACTCTCATTGGTACGATGTTTGTATTCTTAACTCTTCCTCTAAAATCTTTTTGTACTATATTTAATCTTCTACCTAATAACATTTTTTTAAATTGAGGTATAGCTCTCTTTCTATCGTTGGCGCATTGTAACAACACTTCATTGAAAGAAAAAACGTCCCCAATTTTAACTGTAACAGCTTCATTTATATATGTAGAAAAATTAGTTATCATGCTAGTTCAAAAAATTCTTTTATAACAGATTTTTTAAGTTTTACTCCACCCTTATCGTCTTCGTCATTTTTACCACCTTTAAACCTCTTAGCTAAAATATTTATATCACCTACCATAGTTACAATATAAACTAAATGTGTTGCACTTTTTGGTCTAATTCTATCACCTTCTTCTAAATCTTTTGTCCAGTCATCGTCCTCTTCCTCTGGTTGTACAACTTTAGTAAAATCATCAGCACTTTTTATAACTCCTTGATGATCAGCCCATGTTTTATAATCATATTTAACATATTTCTTTCTCGGTGAAAATCTATAAGCCGAATTAAATTCTACTCCTGTTTTACCAAAATCTCTTTCCAATACTTCAAGTATATATCTCTTTGGTTCAAAATTTGCGAGTGCCTTTAACTCTGGTGAAACTTGTAAATGATCAATAGGTGGAAATAGAGGGAAATCAGCTCTTTCTACACCCATAACCCAAAATCTTGGTATAGTGTGATCTCTTGCCCCGTCTCTAAGAGGTTCTCTATCTGTGTAGATTATACCACTACCATATTTCTTTAAAACAGATTTGTATATAGCTTCTTGTGGTATCGGCATATGGGAACCGTAATAACCGTAAAGATATTTAACTTCGTCACCTTTCTTAATAGGTACAGTGAATTCTTCGTCATTTATCATAGACTCACCTTTGTAAAACATTCTTCTTCCCCATATCTTGCCCTCATTGTTATAACAGACAAAACAAGATATATTTTTGGTGTTCATTGTGTAGAAATCAAATGATTCTGGAGTATTTTCATCACCTGATCCAAAACCAACTTCTTCAAAGAAACGCCAATTTTGACCTCCACCGAAAGAATTCTTCACATTGAAGTTAGCACAAGAGTAACCGAAATCTTTTGCTAGATAGTTTCCGTCGTATGCCATCATTATATCTTTACCTACTAATTCTTTTACTTTCATATTTTTATTTTATTTTTTATTCATCTTCCCATACTTCTTCACCATATGGATCTAATTCTCCTCTTGGGTTTCCACCGATATCTTCGAACGCGGATCTAAGTTCATTTAGAATAGTAAACAAAGCGTTCGAAAAATCACCAATAGTAACGTTTTCAATTATTTTTTTACTATCGTGTTTAGAAAGCTCTTTTTTAGTTTCATCCCTCAATGATCTCAATATGTTGATTATATCAGTTTTAGAAATCCAAATATCGCCATCGATCTCTTTCCATTTACTAGATCTCAACCCTTTATGTTCATCAGATTCGTTAAATCTTTTAATTCTCATAAATAAAAAAGTTTTATTTTATACCGCTATATATAAAATAAAAATCCCAGACTTTCGATCTGGGATTTTTATTTATGACTTACCTCTTATTGTTCTTAATATCTTTCGATCTTTTCTAAATTTTTTATTATCTACAAAATCATCATCGCCTATTTGACGTTTCTTTTCTTTTTCATTCTTTCTCATATCTTTAAAATTTTCATTTTCAGATGATTTTATATTTAATATTGGTTTAATTCTATCTATGATAATAGCTGTTGGACCAATAGCTTTTTCAATCATTTTAGGATCTTTATAAACTCTTGGACTCTCATCCAATGTTGATTTACATACAGAAGTTGAAACTATGTTTTTCATATCAAATTTGAATCTTTCTAAATCTAATGTTCTGTTTGCTTGTCCTCTGCTCATAATTCTACCAGCTCCATGATTTGCTGAAAAATTCCATTCGGGGTTAGATTTACCTTCACATATTAACATACCATCCTTCATAGAAAGTGGAATAATCATTCTTTGTCCAATGTACGACGTTATGGCCCCTTTACGGATAATCATATTTTCTTCTTCAAAATTTATATAGTTATGAATAGATTCAATTCTTTCCTCTTCTTTCAAAGATAAGGCTTCAAGTATTCTATTTATAATAGTTTCTCTATTAAATTTAGAATAAAATTGAGCAAAAATCATATCCGTAAAATAATCTATAGCATATTGACCTTCTAAATATTCAGAGCCATTCATATTAGTTTCAAAATCAATATCCAATTCTTTCTTGATATCTTTAATCTTGAAATCAATATCTATTTTTGGAAAATTCCTTTTAATATCTTCTATTTTTTCTTTTAAAATTACTCTTCTCTTGTATTCGAGATTTTCTTTGGCTATTTTCATATGATATTCACATATCATTTTTCCGAAATTTCTAGAACCAGTATGAACAGTGATCCAAAAAGTTTTATAAGTATCTGATAATCCAATCTCTAGATAATGATTGCCGGACCCGAGCGTTCCTATACCAAATTCAGCATTTTGTCTCATTCCAATTTGTTTGCATTTTTCAATGAACCAATCGTATGTAAATTCAATTGAAGTATAATTGGTATTAAATTTTTTATTATAACATAGAATAAATTTCTTAGATTGATCATTAGTTTCTTTCCAATTAAAATTTTCCTCAAAATAATTAGATGGAACAGAACTTCTATCCATGATATTATTCCCCATAGGTATAATTTTTCTAATTTTTTCATTAATTTTTAAAAGTTCATCTCTGTTAGTCGTGAGAATTTTACCTACATTAACAGATAAAACTGAACATCCAATGTCTACGCCGATCCAAGCTGGGGATAATTTTTCACCTAATTCTATGGTCATTCCGATCACAGCATTCCCCGCACCTGCGTGAACGTCTGGCATTACTACTATTTTACAACCCCTTGTCGCAATATTACTCACGATATTGTAAATCTGTTTCAATGCAGATTCTTCAACATCATCTATCATAATCTTAGCAGTTGTGTATTTTCCCTTAATTTCTAACATAATTTTTATGTATTTATACAAAATTACAACACTTCTTCAAATAAAAAAAATAAAAACTGAAAAAAATGATATTTTTCTATTTATATATAATGTAATACAAAATAAGACAAAATTATGACAAAACAAGAAAGAAAAATGATAAGTTTTAGACTTCACGCAGATTTATATGAATTTATTAAAAAAAATTCAGAAATTGATTATGCGTCGATTTCTAGATATATTATAAATTTGATAATAGAAGATAAAAAAAATAAAGAAAAAAATGAAAAGAATTAAAAAACCTAATGGATATTGGTCCTTTGAAAGATGTCAAAAAGAGGCCTTAAAATATAATACCAGAAAAGAATTTTTTCTAAAAAACTCAGGGTGTTATGATAAATCTATTAAACAGGGTTGGATGGAACAAATATGTGGACACATGGTCATGGGTAGTGTTTTTTGGACTAAAGAAAAATGTCAAGAAGAATCCTTGAAATACAAAACTAGAAATGAATTTAGATTAAATAGTTTGGCTTACGCTTCATCATTAAGAAACAAATGGTTAGATGAAATTTGTTCACACATGTCAGAAATTAGGAAACCGACTGGGTATTGGACAAAAGAAAGATGTAAAGAAGTAGCAGAAAAATGTGATTCAAAAATAGAATTCAATAGAAAATATAGAGGAGCATATTTATCTTCATGTAAAAATAATTGGTTAAATGAGATTTGTTCAAATATGATAGGACCAAACAGGAAAAATAAAAAATGGTTGATATATTCCTTTATAATTTTAGATAAATATGTATATATTGGATTAACAAGTGATGAAAAATCGAGAAATCACTTTCATTTAACTAATAAAAAAAGTGCAGTTTATCAATTCACAACAGAAAATAAAATTGAAAAAGAAAAAATTAAATATAAGATCGAAATAGATAATATAGTAGATGAAAATCTATCAGCTTCATTAGAAAAATTTTATTTAAATTCATATTTGAAAAAAGGATATATTAAGTTGAATAAGAATGAAACTGGCGGTTTGGGCGGAATGATTTTGAAATGGACGAAAGAAAGATGTGAAGATGCAGCCAAATCTTGTAAAACTAGATCGGAATTTAGTAATAAATTCGAAGGCGCGTATAGTTCATCTAGAAAAAATAAATGGTTAGAAGAAATATGTTTTCATATGAAACCGATTAATAGAAAACCAAATAATTACTGGACAAAAGAACTATGTTTTGATATAGCTAAGAATTACAAAACTAAATATGAATTTGAAAAAAAATCTAAAGGCGCCTATAAATATGCTTTAAGAAATAATTTATTGCGTTCCGTGATAAGTAACACCTGGTTTATTTGGTGTTCTATTACTCAAGTAATACCTTTTATTCTTCTCATCTACACAAGAGTACCTCATTGTGTCCATGAATGGATTTCCTGATGATGGTTTGTGTTTACCACCCCAGTCTTTAGGTAATGTTACTTCCAGGAGACCAGCGTCTCCTATATTGTAACTTTTCATACCATTTTTCTTGGCGTAATCCATTAAAATAGTTTTTTCTTCTGGTCCTATTGCATATACTCTATCCATGTAAACTTGCCCGTCATCTAATCTCCATACAACTGCTCTAGCCATTAATTTATCGTCTTCGTTTGTATATGTACAAAGAGCAATTTTATCTGGATTTTCACAATATAAATTAAAATAAACAGAACAACTTGAGCTACTCATACAAGAATTCCAAAGTTCTGACGAACCATAAGAACTCTTAGCGTAATGTTCGTTACTATACCAATATCTAATATCTTCACCTGTAACTACATCAAGATTTTTACCTTCACCGAGTACGATGACTTTAAAAGCCGCCCTATAAAGAGTAACTAATTCCTCAACTTGTTTATCAGATAATGTTGGAATAAGTTTTTTAAGAGTTCTACCAACCTTCATAGCTTGTCTACCTTTTTTAAGGTCTGGGTCGCCTTCAAATTTCTTTGCTGGAAGATATGTTATAACTTCCATATTATCTTTATCAATATCAAAGAATGATACGTCAATATATTCTTCTGTTGGTTCGAATTTCATTCTTCTAAAAATTCTTAATAATTCAGTAGATGCTTTATAAGGTACAACTTCTCTATTTTGAATTTTCTTTGCTAAATCTTCTGGAATTATTTCATAAATATTATCTATTGGTACGTACAAACAATGTTTTGGTTTGCCTATGTCTTTGTGACCAGAGTGTAATCTAGGAGAAAAAGAAACAAGAAATTCGATAAGAATATAACCATATTCCTTCATTTCGATAACGTTACCAAGTTGGGAACTAACATCAATACCGTCCCATTGACCCATGGTTCTCACCATTTTACCAATAGCTAGGTCTGCTCTTGTTGGTTTCTTAGGTGTTTTTTTCACAGCTTCATTTATAAAATTGTTATAAGTTATCATTTCTTTATCAGATTCTTTTAATTTTCCCAATTCTCTTCACCGTAAGGGTCTAGGGTCTTTAATCTCATATCCATTATTTTAATTGGTTGTGTATGAATTAATAATTGTGAAGTTTTATCGTCACATTCAACTATGATAAAATCTTGTGTTGTACCATTATGTACACCAATTCTAATAACATGTTTAGTGTATTTTATTTGATCTCCGCCTTTTATCGGTTTACCCTGATAGGTTAAGAGTTGATCAAGAAAATGTTCTTCAAAGAAATCTAAAAATTTACCAACATCAAATAACTTCGATTTTCCTTCGTCTTGCCAATTATATCTTACCTTTCTTTCCTTATCTTCAAATATAACAGGGTAATAATCACCCTTATTGTTACCAAGTATTACGTCATTTACTTCTAAAATCTTTTGTCTTCCATTTTCATCCACCACACCAATTATCTTACCATTTATGGATTTTTTCAATTCTTCTATCATTAACTCAGCAGATTCTTTCTTTGCGCTCTCAACTGCGACCTTTTTTTCTTTTTCTAGGTCACTCATTTTTTTCTTAAGTTCAGCCAGAGCCTTCTCTATATCTCTAGTGTTCTTATTAGTGGTATTGGTCAAAATATTTTGAAAATCATTATAAAATGACTTAGTATCGTATATTTTCTTAGCTCCTGGTGGATCTGGTTTTATCATATCTTCATTTAAGACTTCAAGATTTAAATAAGAATTATATTTCTTTAACATGATACTATATATAATTTTTTAAATCTTATTTTTTGAATTACAAAGTTAGAAAAATTTTTCAAAATATCTATTTTATTTTTCTTATATATTAATTTTTTAATCGTGATCTACATATTCCCAATACTCTCCAGCTTTGAAATTTCTAAATCTATTAGTTAAATAATCTCCCGTTGTGATAAAAAATTTAAACGTGTCCATGAAAGGATTATCATGTGGTGTTCCGTAATCCATACCCATATTGACTCTTAGAAGTATTCCCTTCTTATCTACTTCAGCCTTAGTTAAAAACCCTTTCTTCTTGGCGTAGTCTAAAAATAATTTCTCAATAAAATCTTCAGTACAATAAATTCTATCCATATAGATAACACCCTTTGGTTCGTCTAATTTCCATAATAAAGCCCTACCTAATAATCTACTCATTGGATTTAATATGTATAACAATTTCACTTTCTCTGGGTTGTTAGTGTAGATGGGTAATCTTCTTTGTGAACGAACGTGTTTCATACAAGATTGGTGTAAAGAACCACCTCCTTCAGCGTAAAACATTTCGAGGTACCATTTGGCCATATCAATGCCTTTTGCTATTTTAAATCTACCGAAATCATCTTTATTAAGATTAAATGAAAATTTATAATCGTTAATATAATCTTCTATTATCATATCAGTATCGTTAATAATTTTCTTTAGAAATCTTCCCACTCTAATATTTTGACGCATAGTTGAAGTCCAAGGATCTTCACCTTTATCTAATCTTTTAAAATTATCAGCACTTAAACAAGACACTGTATCGTTTCTTTGTGTTACGTCAATATAAGATACGTCACAGAAAAATATTTTTTCGTAATCTAAAAGAAATTTTAAACTATAAGCAGAGATGTCTTTGAATTTTCTAGAATACATTAAAGGTATATTATCATCACTCTTATTATTAATGAATAAATCTGTCCATTTTGGATCTCTTATAAACCAACCGTTATTATTATATATCTCGCCTCCTAAATCGTGTAATTTATCGTTAAATCTATTTAAAAATTGTACACCACTCTTTTTTAATACTCCTATATGGTTATGTGTTTTCAAGTCATCGATGTCCCCGTTAACAACTACAAGGTCGCCAACTTTGGGTACAATAACAGATTCTTCAAATAGTTTATAGGATAACATCATAAATTGATGATAAATTTTTCGTTATATATTAATTTTTAAATCTTAAATTTTAAAACTTTATTCACTATTGATTATATATCTATGAAAATAAAGACTATGGAATGATAAAAGTTTTAGTACTCACCTCAGATGTTGACGGAATAGGTTACTACCGTAATTTTATGCCACACCTTACAATTAATGACCCAGAGTTTGAAGTTGATATAAGAATGTTACAAGACGGCACACTCAACTTATTAGACCCCAATTTCATGGGACAATACAAAATATTATTTTACAATAAATCAATACCATTTGCTAAACCCGAGTTTTTTGAATCATTTAATCAAAATCTCAAAAATCTAAACATTAAAGTTGTCTACGACATTGATGATTATTGGGTTTTAAGCTCTTCACATTTAAATTACGATATGTGGAAAAAATCAAAAGCAGATGAAGTGATTACTAGGGCTTTAAGAGAAGCTGATCACGTTACTACTACAACTCCATTATTCGCCAACAGAATATCAGAAATCAATCCTAATGTTTCAGTTATGGCTAACGCTGTGAACTTGGAAGAACAACAATGGACATTTAATCGTAGACCGTCAGATAAAATAAGATTTTTGTGGGGTGGTGGTATTAGTCATATGGTTGATCTTAGATTATTGAAGACTTCATTTGAAATGTTTGATAAGGACTTTTTAAAGAATGCTCAATTATTTATGTGTGGTTACGATCTTAGAGTTAGAACACCAAAAGGTATGATACAAAAGAGTGATCCTAGAACTAATCAATGGAGTTTCTTCGAAGATATATTTACAAATAGAGGTAAATATATTACTGGCGTAGAACATAGGAAATATCTTCAAACATACGATGATAAAGGTTACGGAATAAATGAAGAACATATTAATGAATTTTACCAAAGAAGATGGACACGTCCTATTTTAAATTACGGACATATGTACAATGAGGCTGATGTTTGTTTATCACCTTTAAAAAATAACCAGATGTTTAACTTTTATAAATCTAATCTTAAAGTTATTGAAGCTGGTGCTCATCATTGTCCACTTATTGCTAGTAATTACGGCCCTTATACGGTAGATGATATTGAAGGTAAGAAAGACGGTAAACAGAAAGGATTTTTGATTGACGAAGATAAACCGAAAATGTGGTACGAAAAAATGAAATTCTACGTTGAAAATCCAGATGTTATGAGAGAACACGGTGAGAATTTATTTAATTACGTTAAAGAAAATTTATGCATTAAAGTTGTTGGTGAAAAAAGAAAACAACTTTATAAAAAAGTAGTGGAGGCATAATATGAAAACAGAAGAAGTTAAAATGAAAACAGACGAAATATTAAAATCCATAGACGAAGTAAGAAAGAATTGGGTAAAATATATGACGTCAATATCGAAAAAGTGAAAAAAGAACTAGAAGAAGTGGCTATACCAAATTTCGAGAAATTAACAAAAAAATTAAACGATACAGTAGCACAAGTATTTGGATGGAGCGCTGACTATCACTTTGTTGAAATATCAAATATAGACGTTATCGATAATTACCAAACGTATAATATCGTTGAGGTTAAACAGATTAAAGTTTTGATACCAGAGGAATCAGCAGATAAAACAGATAATTTTATTGTATTGGTGCCTAAAAATCAATTTGGTGTGAGAGAACCTAATATGATGGATATAATTTATTTTAGAAATACATTGTATATGGTTAATAGTGTCTTCAAAAGCGAAGATACAAACTCTTACGAGTTAACTATATCGAAATATCAACAATATAGTGTACTAAAAGGATTATAAAAATAAGTTATTTATATGAAACTAGAAGATAAAATTAAAGAATTAGAAGATAAGAAAAAGTCTATAATGACTTCTATTATGGATGAAAAAGTCGAAAAAGAAGTAGTTGGCGATCTTCTCGATGAAATCATTAATATAAAATACGCTATATCACAATTGAAAGAAGTTGATAATATTGAGGAAGAAGAAGACGATTATCATCTTAACGTGGACGCTTATATCGAAAAGATTAAAACAGAAAGTGCTCATCATACTATGGGATCAACCACTTATGATATTCAAAGAAAATTGGTCACTAAAATAGAAGTTCTTAAAAATAAAACTTTAGCTACAAAATTAATTACAAATGGTAATATGGCTGCTGTTTTAGGAGACGTCGCTGGTTATACTCTAACCCCAATAAACGCTGGTAGATTAAATCAAGTTGATCCAAGAATACCATACCCTATGGGGCAAATAGGTAATTTACAGATATTTGTAGACGCTTTTCAGAGATGGGATGATAATAGAATTGTATTATACGCGAATGAAAACGAGGTAGCCACTTTAATAGTAAAGGACACACAAGGTGTACTTATATAATTTAATATATAGCAATAAAAACAAAGGAGGATAAATGTTAATAGTAGAATTAAAAAATGGTTTAACAATAGACAGAGCACTTAAAATACTTAAAGGTAAAGTAGCTAAAACTAAAATGGTCAAGCAGTTAAGAGATAGACAAGCCTATGTTAAACCATCTGTGGCTAGAAGAGCTGAAATACAGAAAGCAATTTACATACAAGGATTAAGAAAGGAAGAAGAGGATGATAAATAAATTAAAGTATAAAATCACTTATAGATGTCCTACTCCTCACACACCTGAGGCTGATAGTGAAGAGATTTTTATCGATGCTTATAACGATAAAAGAGCAGTAGATAAATTTTATTCTATGTTCAAAAGTAGAACATTTGTATTTGAAAAGGTGGAAGAAGTAATAGTAGAAAAAACACATAAAGTAGATGCCAAATAAAGTAGATCAACAACACAAAGAATTAATCAGAAAAATTTTAAGATACGGTTCCACTAAGAAAGATAGAACAGGAGTTGGAACAAAATCTATTTTCGCTCACCAACTGGTGTACGATATGGAAGATGGATTCCCTTTGCTCACATTAAGGAAAATTCATTCTAAATCATTCATACACGAAATGTTATGGTTCTTAGGAGCTTACGATATGGAAAAATATGGACCTTTTGGAAACACCAATATTAGATATTTATTAGATAACGGTGTAACTTTTTGGAGCGAATGGCCTTATTATTCATATCTTAGAGCAAGAGAGTTTCGTCCAGAATTACCAGATATGAATATAAAAGAATTTGAATCTAAAATTATTATAGATGACGAATTTGCCAAAGAATTTGGATCAATAGGACCAGGTTACGGTAAACAATGGACAAACTATGGTGGTAAGTTGGAACTTAAAAGAGAAGAAAATAAAAATAATTTCATCATAACTCAAGGATTTAATCAAATAGATAACGTGATCGAATTATTAAAGAAAGATCCAGACTCACGTCGTATGATAGTAGACGCTTGGAAAGTGGACGAGATAGAAGAAATGTTACTTCCACCTTGTCATTATACATTCCAACTATATACAAAAAAAATGAAACCTGAACAGATTTCATGCTTATTCAAGCTGGATAAGTAAAAATAAACTACAATTCGGTAAACCCATGGAAGAATATAATTTCCCAGAAAGAAAATTATCTATGATGTTAACCATTAGAAGCAACGATTGCGGATTAGGAAACCCTTTTAACGTTGCAGAGTATGCTCTTTTACTTCATATGATTTCACAAGTTGTTAATATGGTTCCTAATAAATTGATAATAAATATAGGAGATGCTCACATATATAATAATCATATAGAACAAATGAAAAAATTATTAGATCGTTCCAGTTATGACCTTCCGACTTTAATATTGAATCAAAATATAAAAAATATTTATGATTTTAGATATGAAGATATAATGATAGAAAATTATAAATCCCACTCTAATATAAAAATGGACGTTGCAGTTTAATATTGTAAGGGTACTCTAAATACGACTTTATATTTTTAATATATAAGAATAAAAAGTCATCTTATGGAATCTGGAATTTATAAAATAGTTAATATTACAAATAATAAGTTTTACATAGGTTCTTCTAAAAATTTGAAAAAGAGATGGTGTCAACATAAATCTGATTTAAATAGAAATGCTCATCATAGTTTAATTTTACAAAGAGCTTGGAGTAAATATGGCGAGAATTCTTTCGAATTCAATATCATCGAGATATGTGAAGAATCGAAATTATTTGAAAAGGAGCAAAAATATATAGACACTTTAAAGCCAAAATATAACGTGGGGTTACAAGCTTGTGGAGGAGATAACTTAACAAATAATCCCAATAGAGAAGAAATCATTAAAAGAATAGTAATTGGTCTTTACTTTAGAAATCAAAATATGACCGATGGTGAAAAAGAGAAAAGGTCTAATAATTTAAAAGGCGATAAAAATCCCAATTTCGGTAATAAATGGACAGAAGAAATGAGGAAAAGCATGAGTGATAGGGTTATTGAACACTTTAAAACACACGATCATTATAAAACTGGGAAAAAACATAAAGAAATTTTTGGTGAAGAAAAAGCAAAAGAGATAAGTGATAAAATATCTAATTTCGCTTCAACCAGAGTTGGTGAGAAAAACGCTTTTTATGGTAAACATCATAGTGAAGAAACAAAAAAGATAGCACATGATAGAATGATAGGAAAATATTTTGGCGAACAAAATATTAGATTCTCTATAAATGGTAAAGAATATGATAGTTTGGGCATAGCATCAAAAGAATTAGATATTCCTATTACCACGATAAGATGGAGAATTAAATCCAACAATGTAAAATTTACAGAATATAAGTATATATAGACGTTCAGCTTTATTTGTCCATTAAACCACTCTCATGAGAGTGGTTTTTTATTTTTAAATTTTTATATATAGCCACATGATAAAAGAATTTTCATCTTTCTTAAATGAAACTAGAATCTATGGTGAACTTGTTCCTGTTAAACATGATGGGTCTAATGTTAAAGTGGGCGATGAAGTTAGACATCAAGACTATGGTGAAGGAGTAGTTAAAAATATTCGTGAACAATTTGGTGTTAAAGTAATAAAAGTTCATTTTCTTTATGTTGTACCTGGTGGAGAAACAAGGGAGATAAGAGCTGACACCGAAAGGGATTTTGAAGTGGTAGAAACTCCAGATTTTATTGAGGTTGAAGGTGATGTTAGAGATTATATTAAACCAGGTGACATTGTACAACACATCACTTATGGTAATTGTATAGTGTTAAGTGTGCGTCTAACTAGACCTTTAGTGGATCTTAAAGTTATTAGTACAAACGTATCAAGGGAGATAAGAACAGATTTAGGAGTCTTGAAAATAAGGAATAGTTCAATGGAAAAACCTAAACAACCAAGAAGAAGAATAAGATGGTATGATCACGGTAAATTGGATAATGAATGGATTACATAAAAAATATATAAATAACATGGAAAACCTAATTAATTTCAATAAATTCGTAAATGAGGAATATATGTACAGACAATCTGCCGATACTAAGCCCGAAAGACACGGAAAATCGAAACAATATTTTATTTCAGCTTTAGTTAAAAGAGGACATGATAAAAAGAAATTAGATAAAATGTCTATCGCTGAACTTGGCAAATTACACGCCAGCGCAAAAAAAGAAAAATAAATGGATAAAATATCCCTCTTACTTGAGAAATCTGATGTGCCAGTCAAGATATTAAATTATCCTGAAGTTCGCCAATCTACCAAAGATAGATGTGGTATAGACGCCGTTCAAACTGTTCTTCAATATTACGGTGAAGATTATAGAGAAGACGAACTTTTGAGCAGCCTTAGAAATAAAAACACTTATCTATCTGATAATATGGAAAGCGCTAGAGTTAATAATGTAGTAAATCTTTTCAAAGAAAAAGAATATAAGATTGATTTTAAACGAATGAACATCAATGATATAATAGGATATTTAAATAGAGATATTCCTGTTATTTTATTAATACAGGCTTGGGGTGAAGTAGATGATTACGAAGAAGAATGGAAGAGTGGGCATTACGTTGTGGCTGTAGGATATACAAAGAATAAAATATTATTTGAGGACCCAGCTACATTTCAAATGACTTATTTAACTTTTGATGAATTAATGGTAAGGTGGCACGACGAGGACGAGGACAGAAGATATATTAATTTTGGTATAGCTGTATATGGTAAGCAACCAAAGTTTGATAAAAATAAATGGTTAAAGATTGGTTAAGAATTACTCGACATATATGAATGAAGCAAAGGGTGATCAACTTTTCAAAGAAGGTGAAGTGGCTTATTTTAATGGTGATGATTGGTCTTCAAATATGGGACAGTGTGAAATTATTGTGTCTGGATTTAACACTAAAAAGAAGACATGGGAATATAGGATAAAAGTAGGAACTATGACTTTTTGGACAGAAGAGACACACATAAAGCATTTGGAAAAAGAAGAGCCAGTTAAAACGAAGGCAGCTGTAAGATGGTACAAGGGTGGTAAACTCAGCGCACCAATACCATCAGAAGATGTTCCAGAATATGTTGATTTTATAACTAATGATAAATTTAGACAATTCTTGATAGATAATAATGATTATACAAATTATATTGAAAATGTGAAGAGATATTGCGGTAGATTGCCTCAATTTATAGAAAGATTTAGTGATAATGATCAAAGAGAACTTATAAATCACGCTTTCACTTGGGACAGAACACCAGAAGATTATAATTATTGGAGCGATTTAAATCAAAAATGGAAAGAAATATATCAAACATATAGATAAATGATAAAAAAATATAACACATATATAAACGAAGGAGTTAAGGATAAACCTAAATTCTTTAATATCAAGGACGTTTTTGATAAATTTCCAGGTAGTATTTCGATTGCTGAGAAGGAACTTCAAAATCTTGTAATCGGGGAATTATGTGTTTGGTATGTAGTTGGTTCCAGTTCGTTGAAAAAACAAGTGGTAAGTGAAGTAGAAATTAGAAAGTTTCATCAAGTATATTTTAACGGTTTTCACGTCAACGCTGATTATAGTATAGAAATAGAACAAAAAAGCAAAGAAGACAATTCTTTGAGAACTACAATAGATGATGAAATACAATCATATATAGATAAACTTAAAAATGGTCGACCAAAGAAACATGAGATAGTTGGTTTTCCAACTGGTGAGGTATTGTATGTTACAAGAGACGAGATGCAAAAATTATTAGATAATGGGCTTGTGAGATATGAGAAGTGGATGAAATGGAGAGATACAGATTATAAAGACATATATTTTTTTAGAGATCAAGTCTATCATCAAATTAGAAAAGTTTTAGACGATACATATAAAAAACCAATAAAATCTAATGTTGAAGAGAAAGACGAATACGATATTGGTGACGTTGTTGTTTGTACTGGTTCTTCTGGTAGATTAGTACTTGAAGATAGAATAGGTAAAATTGTTGATAAAGTCAAAAAACCAAAAGAACAAGATTATTCTTATCTGGTATCATTTTTAATGAAATTTAGTTTCTATCTTTTAGATGGAAATAAATGGTGGATGAAAGAAAATAATATAAAAGGATTATATACTGGTGATATTCAAACTCAAATACAACTAGCCAAACTACAAGATAAAAGACAACCACCACCCGAAGTTGAAAAATTTATGAGCGATTTTCTAGAAGAACACGAAATAGATGACGATTATCATTTAAAACAACTATTTAAATCTGGCGCAAATAAAGTAGTTATAGATCAAGGGAATGATAATATAAAAACAATAGAACCAAAACCTATGTCTATACAATCAGATGATTACGAAGATGAAGAAGAAATGGATCAACAAAATGATTAAGAAATTTAAAACATATAACGAAGAGTTTTCTTTCGATAAAATCGAGAGCGAGGAGATTGTTATTGATATTAATGACTATGCCGAAGAATACGATAATATCTTTAAAGATAAATTCAGATGCGTTAAAGCTGTTGGACCTATTCATCAAGAAGGTGAAATCTTTAATGTGAAAGATTTGTTTAAAGGTACATTTGGAATGTGGATAACAAGTAAATCAAGATACGATGTGACTGAAAAATTTAAAATTATAAAAGGTTTCGATTGTGATATAGAATTCCTACAATTGAAAAAAGGTAATTATATTATGATTTGGCCGGGTAAACAACAAAGAATAAATGACGCTGATCCAAATTACGAACCTTATCCAGGAGCACCAAAGAGAAAAGCGAGAATGAAAGGATCAAAAGAAAATTCTTTAAAAAGATTATCTAGAATATTTAGTGAACATAATAAAATTTTTATTCCAGCCAATAGAGTTGTAATGTACAATTTAGTGGAATATTTAAGAGACGCCCAAGAGAAACTTATAGGCGGTTATTTTTGGGAAACATCATCAGGCACTGTTGTAAGAGGAACTACCGATAAAAGATATACAGGTAAACAAGAAGAAATAGTTATCACAAGACCTAGATACATATACACAAACGGTGATCATTTAATATTAAAAAGCCAAAAAGTAGGAGGAACAGTTTGGGACAGAGAAAAAGAAACTTATTTAGATATAAATAAACCCATCTACGGTAAAATGGTACATTGGATTGATCCAGAACTAGATCCATACGGTGAGGAGGAATGGGACGATGAAGTTAGAGAAATCACTGAAATCCGAAGTTTTGATAAATTTATACCAACAGGTAAATCTATTTCCAGTAATGAGATAGAAGATATGATAGAAAAAAGAGACGTAAGAGTTCTTAATGAAGATTATATAGGACGGGTAATGGTTTCAGATTTACCAAATTATTACATACATATAACTAATTGGATAATTAATAATGATGGAAGACAGCGGTATAAAGGATTAAGATTTTATTACGATAATTACTACGATCCAAATGGAAAACATTATCAATTTACAACTGAAAGGGTTTACTATTTCAAATCTAACATTACAATTACCACTTATAAAGAAATTGATCCTATGATAATTATAGATGAAAGAGATCCATATGGAGAAGAAGATTGGCGTGAATACGTGATAAGTGAACAATTTAATGAAGAATACACTCCTCCTAAACCAAAACTTGTTTTAGATAGAACACTTAATTTTAGTGATTTTCTTAGATTTGATCTTCTCGGACTTAAAAAGTTAAATCTTGTTAGAGATTTTATGTTAGAACAAATTGTTATTATTAAACAGGGGCATAATAACGCTAGAACAAAAGGTAGGGTATATCACATTAAACCAATTAAAATAGATGGCGATCAATATTACGAGATTAAAATGACTACAAAACAAGGGGATAAATCAATTATTATTGGTGACGCTGATAAATTTAAAGTTAAACCTCCTAAACAAATTAAATATAAAATAGATCCATGCGGTGAAGAAGATTGGGAATTATTGGGGGATGACGTTCCGGATGTTAAATCAAAAGTCATTAAGGGTAAAGGAAAAATCAAGAATAATGGGTATTTCAGCCACACCTTTCCGGTCAAAAAAGATTTTTATAAAATTTTAAAAGATATTCGACATCAAGCGATTCAAAAAGAAGATTTTGAAAAGTTTTTAAAAGAAAAACGAAAAAAGGAAAACGAAGAAGATTAGATATTGGATAAAAACCAGAAAAGAATCGAATTATAATAAATATAATCCAAATGAACTCAATTATTAAAATAAACGGTAGAGAACTAAAACCCTATATTTGGAATCTATACAATGGTCATAAAACCAACGATATAGATTACTATTATAGTAGAATGATGGAAGCTGAACTTAAAACAGAAGAATTAGGTAAAATTGGCGAACTTCCTATATTTCTTGTTCAAAACGATCACGTTATAGGTCAACCTAATATTCTTATTATGGGCGGAGTCCACGGCGAGGAATCTGCCGGTTCTTGGGGCATATTGAATACGATGATGAAATTGAAGTTGATGAAAATTCACGCTAATGTTTCTTTCATTCCTATTATGAACCCTTACGGATTTAGTAAAGGCATAAGATTTAACGAACAACTAAAATCTGTTAATAGTGGTTATTTTAGGACAAAATCTGGCAAACCAGAACTAACAGAAGAAGGTAAGATTTTAAATAAAAATTTTGTTAGATTAACAGAATTAGCAAGAAACGGATTCCTGTCTTGCCACGAAGATACAGATGAAAATCATTTCTTTATCTACGAAATTATACACGACGCTAAACCAGATTTCTTTTGCACTGAACTTCAGAACATTGGAATTAGATATTTCGGTAAACGTCCAGACGGTCCTTCTTATCAAGGAACAACAAAAGACGGCGTTGTGATGAACGAAAAAGACGGCACAATAGATGATTATTTATTTACAATAGGTGGTATTCATAGAGCTATTACTACTGAAACACCAGGACACGAAGATATAAACAAAAGAGTATTTGTTTACGAACAATTAATAACTAAATTTATAGAATTAAATAACGCTGGAAATTTTTGGAGATAATTAATTAAGACTCCTTCTATATCTTCTTTCTTGATTCATTATACCAACATTCACTAAATCAACTATTTCCTCACCCCTTTTCTTTTTATTTTTAATCTCCTCTTTATATTCATCTGGATCGAGTCTATCTTTAACAAGGGTCATGTATTCGAAATCAGAAATTTTACTTATATCGTTTGTGTGGCAAAACTTACAGTTTGTGGCTTCGTCATTAAATGTTTTAAACAAAGCGTTACATTTATTGCATTTGTAATAAGCTGTGAGATCTTCTTTTGATGTTACTAATGGAGCAGCTCCAATTTGCTCTGCTTCAAAAGTTTTAAAATCCATTATGTTTCTCATCGACGATATATTTTTTAACTATATATCGTTTTAGAAAAATGAATTATTTAGATTCGAGTATTATTTTAAGATCGTTAACAGCTTCTTCCCATTTTTGATTTTGTACTGCTTTCCATTTCAAATTCCTGGATTCATTCATTAAGAACCTTGCGTTCTCAAGTTGTTTAATCAATTCTAAATCTTCCATATATTCTTTTATTTTTATATATTATTAAAGACGTCGTCTGATAGAGGGAAACTAACAAAACCTTTGGTTAATTTAGGATCAATGGGTTTGCCTTCTTCGAATTGTTTATTAACAGTTTCGTGTCTATTAATCATTTCTTGTACTGTTTCTTCGTCAAAAAGTGGAAGAAATCTTTTAATTTCTTCTTCAACTTCATCTAATTCTTCTTGTGTCCAATTGTGGGGTTGAACCCATTCTATATTTAAATCGTAAACAGAATGTTCGTCACCAAGATTAACGTGGAAACATTGACCAAGATTTAAATGATCTTTATCAATCATATCCAGTGGAAGATCCATTGTATAATTTAAACCGTAATCTTCTTTCTTTAATCTAACAGTTACTAGATCAAGTTTTTCTTCTATACTTTCAATAAAACCAAAATATCTATTCATTTCTTTGCCTTTCTATATATTCAATTATTTGTACTATTGATAATGGTACGTAACCAACGTTGTCTACTCCAACGTCAATAACACCTGGTGCGTGAAAGTATTCACCGTGATGTTCGTAGATTCCGTGAACGTGTCCGTGAAGACAAATTATATCAGAACCTTTTGCTGGGTAATGTGGATAATGACTCATGGAAAAATTATAAGTTTTACCGTTGTGTTGGTAAGACATTTCGTGTGAGTAATCCCACCATTGAATTAAACCTGAGTTTTTGTAGTTGTTAAGCATGTATGTTCTATCATGATTACCTTTAATCATGTATTTAATGCCGTTTAGTTTACATAAAAGATTCCTAGCGAATCTCTTAGACATAGTAAGACTAAAATCACCAAGATAGTAAACCTCGTCTTCGGGTTTAATAACTTTGTTCCAAGATTCTGTCATGTGTTTGTTCATCGAATGAACATCACCAAATTGTCTGTTACAGAATCCAATAATATTGCGATGCCCAAAATGGTGATCTGATGATACATATATCATATTTTGTATATCTGTTGTAAAAATATCATATTTTTATTTTAATATATACAAATATAATAAATAATATTTAAATAAAAAAAAATAAAATAAATATGGCTGGTATAAAATGGACCGAGGATGAAGATAATTTTTTAAAGGAAAATTATGAAAAATTGAATAAAGACGATTTATTAACTAAATTGATTAACAGAACTTGGGATGCTATCAAATTAAGAGCTGAAAAGTTCAAGATTAAAAGATATAATAATGAAAGAAGATTCATTGATCTTGACGTTTTATTAAAAGATACAAATGAGTCATATTACTGGATTGGTTTTATTATGGCTGATGGTCATATACACAATAATAAAAGATTGAAGATTTGTCTATCCATTAAAGACGAAGAACATTTGATAAAATTTAAAAATTTTATCAAATATGAAGGTGAATTAGCTTATGGGAACAACAACAATCGTGATAATACCACTATTAGTGTAATGGATACTAAATACATAAAAAAATTATGCCAAAAATTCGATATAAAACACAATAAAACGTATAATCAATGTAATATTCATAAAATTAAAAAAAATAATTTATTATTAAGTCTAATAGTTGGATTCATAGACGGTGATGGTTCTATTAGAAATTCGAAAAATAGAAAAGATTTTTTTCTAACTATTAAATGTCATAAAAGTTGGTCAAATAATTTAGATTATATATTAAAATCGATAATTAGAATAACTGGTAAAAATTGTAATACATCAGTAAAATTAACAAATTGTAAAAGATATTCATATATTCATATGGGGAATTCTGTTGTCCTTAAAAAATTGAAACATGAAATGTTGAAGTTAAATGTTCCATATATGAAAAGAAAATGGGATATTATAAATATGGATTTTGAAAGTAAATATGAAACTAAGAGAAAACATTTAGAACAATATATTGGTATTATTAATAACGATCCACACATGAAAATAAAGAACATCGCAAAATTGATAGGTTTATCAGAAGGAGCCATTTATAAATATAAGAGAGAATTAAAAAAGTAGTTCATTTAATTTAATATATAGTAAAAAAGAATCAGTCAATATGGCACACGTTAAAAGATTTAAAGAAGTAAACGAAAGTTTTTATTTTAGTGACTGGGTTGATATGGATCTATTACAATCAGTTATAGACCACATGAAACCAGGTAAAGAATCATCTGGTGACGAATTCAAACAATCCCTCAGAGGATTCAATAACGAATACGAAGTCACCGTTCAAAAAAGATTACCAGCAACATTTGGTAAACAAGTAGCTGTTTGGATTGACCTATATCTAGTTCAAGATGTGATAGATAGAATGAACCCAGTTTTATGTAAACAATCAGATGAATATAAAGCGGAATTAAAAAACTTCTTAAAATAATGCACGTTAAAAGATTTAAAGAAATATTTGAAGCTGTGGCTGTACATAAAAGTGTGAAGCCCGAAAAACTTCCTCATTGTGCCGAAATGGAAGCTAAGGGATATAGAATAGCGTCGATAGGAGACGATAAATACGCTTTTCACAAGAATTACGAAGCAGATGATGATATTTATTGGTTAGGTAAAAATACACCAGATTACCAGTACGGTAAAACTTATATCGCTACACCTGATATTGTTGCTGATAAGAAACATAATCCTTTCTATTCAATTTTCTGTAAATGTGATCCAGGTCCAACCGATGAGCAGAAGAAGATCATAGCAGAAAGAGAAAAAGAAAATCAGAAAAGGTATGAGTTAATACAGAAACAGATTAGAGGTGAAGCTGAAAAGAAAAAGAAGAAAAAGAAATAATCATCAAATATTAAACCCATGAATTTCTATCAGTCCAACGATTTTTATATGGGTCTGATTTAGTTTCATATTTTTTACTTGGTAAATCATCGTCCCAATTTTCTTCACCGTAAGGATCAAGCTCTTTCATTCTGTCCTTTTTAATGTTCATTTTCTTGAGTTCTTTTCTAGCTCTATATGTAACAGAGTAGTCTGATAATTCTCTTAATTTTTCAAGTATATAAACTCTATCTTTATCTGGAAGATTATGCCAATCATCTTTGGATAATCTCATGGATTTAATTTTCCTTAATTCGTATAAATATTCTCGGTCGGTCATACGTTGTCCTCCCATAATTCTTCCCCGTAAGGGTCTGCTTCACTAAAAATTTGTTTACCTTTATTAATGGGTTGTATTGATTCATTGAATGCTCCCCACTGTGGAAAATGATCATCCAACAGAGATACTCTTAATAATTCCATATTATCATCTAAATGATGATAAACATTATTTTCACTCGTTAGAATTGATAGACCATCGTTTCTCATTATATCTATCAGTGGTCTATTATCGTGTAATAAACACGTATCATCAAAATGAAAAAATGGATCACCGTCTATTCTTGAAAATCCTAAAAATTTTATCCAATTTTTTAAATTATCATCTGGGAAATCGTGTTTATTAATTATTGCGCCAGCATCAGTTTCTTTACCTATATAAATCCAACAAGGACCAGATACACCGCCTACTTTTTCACGTATTCCAAAATATCTCATTTGTTCTCTTAAACACGCGTTTAAAGCAGCTTCTAATTGAACAGATCTTGTTCTTATCTTAAATACTAATGGCATAATTTATTCCTCCCAATTTTCTTCACCGTAAGGATCAACAGCACAAAACTTTTGTCCCTTTGGTTCTTTTTTTCTTGATATTTCTTTTTCTAAAAATATTAAATCTTCATTAACTCTATTTCTCAAACCAATTAAAGCCACTCTATAATCCCTATGCGTCTTGTATCTACCTTTAGTGATGAAAAAATAAGAATTTAATTCTCCTCTTGATTTATCCACATCCGCTTCTAATGTCCATATTCTTGTCCTACAATCTGTGAATCTATTAGCTGTGTAATTATCCATATTTGGTGCCCATTGACCATTATAATGTCTAGCCACATGATCCAATCTATGAACCATAGGAGTGATATTATTATGTATGGTTCTATATGTGGATTTAATATCTTCTATTTCAGCCACTATACCAACACCAAGAATCCCTTTTGTGAGATATATAGGGAATACCTTTTCTTTTATTAAATTCCACAATTCAGTGCATGTTTTTACAATTATGGCAATAATAACACGCCAACCTTCTAATGTGAATAAAAGTTTGAATATATTACTCAACGTATGGAATACCGCTTTCATTTAATGAATCTAAATAATTGTTATGACCTAATTGAATTTTATCGTAAATTTCGTCTCTGAATTTCACCTTAACTTCCCTATCTGGGTAGTACTCTGCAATTTCTCTTAATTTTGAACCACTTGGTATAGCTATTAAATCATCATCCATAACGTAAGAACCTTCACCATCAAACCAGGGAAAATCCATAAGTAATTCGTGTTGAGCTAATAACATTGGATAATATATGTTATTTTCGAACATTCCTGGTCCCTCTAGACAAACCCACCATCTGTTTTGTATTTTGGATATTGTGTATCTCATAATCTACTCCTTCCAATTTTCTTCACCGTAAGGATCTAATTCACTAAAAACTTGTCCTTGCGGATCGTTGTTTTCATACCTTATTTGAGCAGCAACCATCTCAATTCTTAAAGTGTTTATAACATCTTTATGCCTATCATACATAACATCTATAACAATCCCATGATTATCAATTAGTTCTGGGGGATTATTGGTTGCGTCACATATTATTTTATAGTTATAAAGGAAGTGATTAACTTGTAGTTCTTTAAATATGGGATCTAATCTTGTTATAATTTCAGTGCGTGTGTCTGGCGTATTGAAACGCATCCACATGTTTTCTAACGCTTCTTCAATTCTTTTTCTAATTAAGATGAAGGCTCTGCGTACATTTAAATCATCGAGTGTTATCGAATCTTCATTTATTATCCAAGGACTATTCATTGTCCCACCTTTCTTCCCCGTAGGGATCTAATTCACTAAATACCTGTTGATAACTACCTTTAGGATCATGTCCATGTAATCCTCTAAAATCGCCTTCACAATCAAACCAACCAACATCGGGACGATAACTCCATAATTCACTAGCCATGGATTTTCCTTGTAATTTAGTTTTAACTCCTTTGTGTTCAATCCACATGGCGTTGCCTTGTGAATCTGACTGTAAAACTTTATGGTTATCTGTTGCATTAATAGTATTACTTAGTTGAAAACTACTTGGATTTGGTACTCCGTAAAAACTATTAGTCACTATTTTTTTCCATAGTTTATTTGTATTCATTGGTTTTCCTCCTCTCCATTTAGGATTGTTGCTCATAAATCTTCTAGACATTACCAGTTCTCCTCTCCGTAAGGGTCTAATTCATTAAATCTTTGTTCACCTTTTGGTTGTTGGGTTTGTTCATTTTGTTTCCACAACATTCCTGTACTACCAAAACCTGTATTATTTTTAAAAAAGTCTGGAAGTTTTTCCATTGCTTCTTTCATATATTTTTGACCTGCTCCTGTAACTCCTCTTGCTTGGTCGTAATAATTAGTTGACCAATGATCTATTAATCCTAATTTATTCCATTTCTCAACGGCGTCTCTACGTATTTTCCTAAGAGTTTCTTTATCAATAGAATTTTCATATTCTTTTACAAGTTCTAGTTCTCTTTTAGCAATACTATCAAAGCTCTCCATTTTCATGAGATCTTCGTTTAAACTCCTATATTCTTCTTTAGTCATCATTAGTTTCTCCAATCTTCCTCACCGTAAGGATCTAAATCACTAACTACTCTATTAATTTCAGAGTTTCTCATACCTCTTCCTATTGACTGTTTTTCATGTAAACTACCGAAGCTTCCTATTTTCCAAATCTTTTATTTTATCTTCTATTTTCATAACTTTTATTTTATTTTTTATTCATCTGTTAAAGCCGCTTTAATGGATTCTGTAACATCAGGTATGACTTGTACTTTCTCAAGTATTTTAACCTCAATATCAATAATTCTATTACCCGGAATATATCTTTTATCGTATCCAACATCTACCAAAAAACCTTGAGTACAAATTCTATAAAGATGTTCTTTAAGAGAACTATCTTCACAATCAATATGAAGATGATGTAATCTTGGTTCTGTGTATCTTTGATCTATATGTATTTCTAATTCGTATGTGTTCATAACTCTAATTATTTTTTTCTTCTTCTACTTTTTCTAATTCTCCAAGTAAAACAACTTTTAAGTGATTTGTTGAAAAGTGACGTGCTTGTACGATAAAACTTTTATCGTCATCAAGTAAAACAGTATCATTAACGGCTGGAACAATATATGTGTAATATTCCTGAAGTATCTCACCGTCGTAGTCCATAATTATAATTTTGTAATCTTTGATCATTGTTAAGGCTTCGTTTTCTTTTTTATAGTCTTTTTTTCGTCAGTTGTTTCGGTTTTTTCAACCTTTTCTCTCTTTTTTCTTGGTTTTAAATATGGAGTATATTCAGTTATACCTTTTTTTTCTAAACAGTTAAAGCAATGCAATACCTGATAAGAGTTGTTCTTTGTAACCCAATACACTTCTTTATCTGTAAAGTCACCAAGACAGTTCATACAGATATTACTATTAGAAATTTTCTTCGCCATCGTCTTTTATATTATCCAAGTTATATCTTTGTTTCTTTTTATCCCAATCTCTACCTAAAAATTTCATAATAGGCCACCAATTCTTGAAATTATCACTCTTGAGGATTAATACAGTCTCCACAATTATTCCAAAAATATTTAAAACAGGAGTGAACCAAACATGTGGTGAAACATTCTTATCTATTCCCCTTATATAAGCATGATAGTTCAACCATCTACATAGAAATACACTCTCGATGTATATACCTAATATCCAATATAATACCGTCATAATCCTAAAATTTTATCAATTAAATTCATATCTTCTGTGTCTGTGTCGTCAACGATGAATATAGTTTCATGGATTTCAGCAACGAGATCTAACATGTCTCCTCTATTCTTCATCCATAACATATAATCACCAGAATCAAACTTCACACTTTCGTCTAAAGCCTTGTTATATAAGGAAATTTGAACTACGTCACCAGTAGTTACACCCATTCCAAACTGATTATAATAATAAAGAATTTCCCATGTTTCATCTTCGTAAACAAATGATAAATTAGGGTGATCTGAAGAAATGACGTTTACTTTATCTACGTTCTTCAACGCTGTATTTCTTACGATTTCGAATACTTTCGTTCTTTGTTCTAATGATAGTTTCATGATTTTTAAATTAAGGATATAATACAATACATCTTTTACTTGGGTCGTTCTTCATCAATTCCCACTCGTCGTCTTCAAAATCGTTTTCCCACGCTTCTCTTTTCGTGTCGTAAACTTCATATCCACCTCTTCTACCACCTTCTTCTGTGAAGACACAATCTGGATCAAATCCGCGAGCCGATTCATAACCATTACCTTCTGAGTCCCTTTGCAACATTATTTTGCAATCGTCCAATTCAATAGACATTGAATTGACTTGTTCTCTTAGTTCTTTAAGTTTCATATTAGTTTTGTTTTTTAATCATTTCAGTCTGAACGTAAGTAGCTTTATCGAATTCCACTTTTCTGATGGAATCAATTTTAGGTCCAGCACAATATACACAAGAGCTATAAACGTCAGGTGAACTGAAAGACGTTGTGATAGAATAATTATTGTTTACGTTATCGTAAGCAATTTTCTGTTCAATTTTTACACTTTGATTACCGCAAGCCATTAAAAATAACATTGAGGCAAATACTATTAACTTTTTCATTTTTCTTTTTTTTAATTTTTAGAAAGGTCCGTAATAACAATCATCTTTTACACGTGGTTTACCAGATAACATATTAGATATTAAGAATTTTAAATCTAATATAAAAGCGACTATCAACCACAAAATAATCCCCGGTATTATTAATGTCGGTAAAGTTATTAATAATAATAACACGTACCCTATAATTTGAAAAAACTTTTTCATTTTTTATATCCTTTTTTATTATCAAACGATTTACCAAACAATCTAAGTGTGAATTCAAAAAATAAAGCAATAAGAGCTAGTCCTATTACTAATACATCTGGAAACATAACTATAACAAATATAATAACAATCGCGATTACAAGTCCCATATCAATTTTCATTTTTAGGTTTATTGAAAATATCGTAAGGAAAATATTTCCTTTCTATTATTAACAAATAAAATGCCATAAACATTACAAGAAAGAAAGACATCATTATATACGATCTACTACCGACAGCTAGGGTCATCCACGCTGATATAATCAAAGCATCTAACCCCACAATAATTCTAAGCAGATATTTAATAAAAATTTTTAATATCATATTTTTATGTCTTTTAAATATTGTGAGAACATTACTAAATATGGATAAAAAAGATATACAAAATAACATAACCCAATTATAACCATATACATCATGAATATGAAGGGCCAGTTGATAGATAACCATCTTGGATATTTATCTTCCTTATCATTTGCCGCTATTATACCAGCAATTATAGACATTATAATTAATACAACACCTATTAAACCAACGATTAAATGTACCATATTTTTATTTTTTATTTACCAATTAACTATCATTGTCCAAGAAGAACCTTTTCCTGCGTATTTTTGTTCTATGACTTCAAACCCTTCTGCCCTTAGATCATCTTGAAGATCAAATATATATTCACATAATTTCACATTAACGTCCTCCTGAACTTGTAAATTATACGATCCCATTTCAGACATTTTTTTAATTTCTTCGTGAATTAATTTAAGTCCGACTTTTTTCCTTTCCTCTTTAAATTCGTTAAGTCTTATATCTGACTCGGCTCTAAGTCTCTTATCAGACTCTTCTGCCAATTTTTTCATTTCTTCTGCTAATCCCATATTATTTAGTGTTTTTATTCGTTCCAATTTTCTTCTCCGTATGGATCTATATCATTAAAAATTCTATTTGTTTTACGTTCTTCCATTATAGGTACATTTTCGTAATATTTCGCAAGATGTTGATAATCATACGTGTACCGGTTAAACTTCAATTTCTCTCTTGATATCTCTTCGGCTAAGATAGCTTCTAGTTGTGCAACAACGTCAAAACCATGATAAGCTTTAAGATCTTCTATATTTTCAGCATTCCATTTCACGAAGTCCAGTCCTCCTCACCGTAAGGATCATCATATTTATGTTTCTTCATGAGAATTTTATTTCTTCTTTTCTTCCATATTTTAACAAAAAATTTCCAAATGCTTTCTAAACCAAATTCCCAAAAAGCTGCGAAAATTAATACTAACGATGCTAAAATGTTTAATGGTGTGAAAAATATAGCAAATTCAAATCCCCCTTTATCGCTATCCTCCCACATCGCGAAATAAAAAAATATAAGCAATACAAACCAAGCGATTAAAAAACCTATAAGCCACCACATATCTAGTTCTCCCAATTTTCTTCCCCATAAGGATCTAAAGACTTACGCCTGTGATACTCTTCGGGATTAGTTTCAAGTAATTTTAATTTATCTATCAATATACTATTTTCTTTCATTGCTTTATCTGAAAGTTTCAGATAATGTATAACTTCTTTTTGTACTTCGTTCTTTTCGTTTATAACTCTTCTTAAAGCTTCTTTAGTCTTCTTTAAATCTTCAACAAGATATTTTTTATTTTCTTCTATTTCTCTGTTTCTTCTATCAAAATAATCTTTATGAAAATTTGCTTCTTTTATCCATTCATCAGGCTCACCAGGTAAAGGTGAAGACTCATCTTTCCACCATGTAGTATCTGGAATGTTCCACTTTTTAGTTTTTTGCGATGATTCTAACTTATCCCTGTAATCAGCGTATTTTTTCTTATTAAGCGTCCACTCTTCTTCTGTTAAAGTTGGTGGGGCGTAAGCACGTGCGTTCTCCCAAGACCTTCCTTCTTCGTATAATTTACCACTACCAAACCATCTACCTTCTAACTCACTATCTCTTTGAAAATCTTCGTACCTTTTCTTTTTTTCTTTCCATTCTTGATCACTCAACACTTTTATTTCACCATCATCACCTTTTTCGATGGGAAGAATAGGGTTAAGTGGAGGATTAAAACCTCTTTTTTTCATTACTTCGTTCCACTCATCTTCTGTATAGCGTTTATATTTTTCTTCTATTATATTATTATATTTTTCCCTACTGTCACGCAGATGTGGATTTTGATCCAACTTCCATAAAGGAATTTCTTGTTGTTCTGTATCTACATTTAATTTAATACCTTTTGGATATTTATGTTGTGATACCTGCCAGGAATAAGGTTTATAAGGTTCGTCGTAATCCTTAATTTCATTTCTTCTATCTGGATTATTTCTATTATATTCTGTTTGTTTTACAAATTCTTTATATCTCTCCCTATTTTCTGTTTCAGTTAAACCATGATCAGGTTTATAAATACCACTTCTGAAATCTTCTTTTGGTTTTTGTGTCGCCGTTATGAACGGTCTTCCCTGACTGACTATGTTATCAGCCAATTTTCTCACTTCGTCGTGGGTTAATTCTTTACCGTCAACATAATACTTATTATCTTTTCTTGTAACTGCTGGATTTTGTAAAGAAAAATGAGATTTACTCGAATATGTTTTCTCACCTTCCGAATTCCACACTTCTGTTATAGGAACAAAAGGTTCTAATCTAGAAACTTCCTTTTCATATTCTTTTGCTACATCTTTTATGGACACAAAAGGTTTTTTTTCTTGGTTTTCCTTTTCCTTCAATTCCTCGTAATGGAATACATTATTTCGTGCATCAGGTTCGGAAGAAGAAACATCTTTATTTAAATGTAAAGTTTCTTGCCACCATCTTACACCAGACTCATTTGGATCGTATTCACCATCTTTATTTCTTGCCATCACTCATATCTTTAATCTTTTTAACAATCTCTTTTTGTATAGTTTTAGTCAATTCATCTACCATCATCTGCTCAAATTCTTTCATATGCTCTTCATACGTTTTCTTTTTTGTAGACTCAGGTGAATCTGGAAAAGTCTTAGGTAATTCTATATCAACGTCGTAATAATCACCTAACATTTTTAATTTATTCCAATCATTTTTGTGAATAGAATTTCTGTACCATTTAACGTAAAAAACACATAAAGAATTAACAATTAATCCATTCTGTAACAGATAATCGTGACTATCAGAATCTTCCCCACAATCTGTTTCGTGCCATCCTCGCCACCCGTCATCGTTGAATTTTTCTGGTTTGTCTATATCTGAATAATTTGCTGATCCTCTTTTAGCAAAGCTAAAAGCAGTCTCTATTAGAAGAGTCAATTCATCGTTGATAGGATCTTTTAACTTTTCTTCTTTCTTAGGTTCCATATATAGAAGAAACCTAGATGTATCATTCCTGTGCATTTTTATCTTTTTTAAACCATCCTTTAAATTCTTTCCACGATATAGAATCTGGATTATCTTTCATATCAAACATTCCAAAACGAATAGCCAATACAAAAGCTGCACCCATCATCACAAACACCATACAAAATATTAAAAAACAATATAATAAAATCGCTAATCCCATCATAACTTTATAGTTAATAAAAATTTACTACTTTCTTTTAATTCATCTAATTTAGTAAATCCGTCTTTTCTAGCCATATCAATCAAAACATTTACAGCTACATCTTCCTATTAATTTTATTAAAACTCTTTCTAATCTTTTAGCTGATTCAACTGTTATATTTTCGTATAATTTAAATCTTATTGGTTCTTCTTTATCATTTAGAATTTCAGCAACTACTCTATCAACGTCTTTAATGTTTTTTTTATAATTCACTTTTATAAACGTAATATTTCATTTAGTTTTTAATTCTCTTTTTCTGTTAATAATGATTTCCTCAGCCCTGTAAGCGTCCTGAATATTCATTTTCTTAACGACTATATCTTCACCACCGAAACTTGATATAATCAGTGTAGTCCCCCAGAGAGAAGTATCTACTTTCACTGCAGCTACATTAAGTATATCCATACTCATACTATCTTTATTCAAAAGACTTTTGTTCCTTTTACTAAATCTAATAATGTCGTTATCTATCTCTAACACGTAAGGTGTAAAGATAGGACCAAGACGAGTAATATCAGATGTGAATTTATTGTACATTAGGTAAAAATTATAAGATTGTTTTTTGTAGAAATAGCAGATAATTTATTCAAAAGATTTCTGAATTTTACGTGATAATTTCCAGATTGTGTCCAATCATCAATAAAAAAATCAATCCTATCAAAGATAACCACAGTGTTTTTAGCCCTATCTAAGACTTCAAACAATTTATCGTTAGATTTATCTTTGAAAGAAATGAGAGTAGTTTTATCAGACAACGGGTACATAACAGCCATTGTTTCAATCACTATGACGTCTTCGTCTTTAAAATGTTCGAGGAACTTATTTATTTTTTCGTAATACATAATTAGTGATTTTATTTTTAACATACAAATATAATAATAAATTTTGGAATAAAAAATATATTGAAAAATAAACTTCTATCTAATTTTCATTTATATAAAAGAAAAGCTATACTATGAAGATTTCCGTAATAATGGCGAGTTTCCTCAACATGCCTGGAAGAACACAGTTAGACGCTAAATTCAAAAGAGCAGTCACATCCTTCCTTAAACAATCACACGAAGATAAAGAACTTATCATCGTCGCAGACGGCTGCGAGAAAACAATGCAAATATACAACGATAATTTTATAAATTACGATAATATTAAATTAATTCCTATTCCTAAACAACCACTATACTCCGGTGTTATGAGAAATATAGCATACGAAGTGGCTGAAGGTGATATAGTTACATATCTTGACGCTGATGATGTTATAGGCAAAAATCATTTATCTAGTATATTAAATCAATTTGATACAGAAAAATACGATTGGATTTATTACGATGATTATATGACTCTTGATAAAGACTTTAAGAAGTTACATGTTAGGGTAGTTGAGCCACGATACGCTTCTATTGGAACTAGTAGTATATCACATAAGAATCCAAAATTATTAAAAGACGGACAGTATCTTAAATTTTCTACGGGATATGGACACGATTTTGTTTTCGTGATGAAATTAGCTTCTTTGGGATATAGATTTAAGAAACTGGAAAAGATGCCTGAATATATTGTGTGTCACTACCAAGGAATGGACGTGTAATTTATCAATTTATCAAATTCGTCATAATTCTTATTGATTATAATAATATATTTATATTGTTTCTCAACTTCTTCTTTTTGATATTTAATTCTACTGGCAAATTTATCCTTCCAATAAGATGATTTTATCTCGACTATAAGATTAAGTTCACTGATATAGAAATCTGAATGATATACTTTATTTATACTATCACATAAGTATTTAATAGATGGTCCTCTTTCAATTTTAATTCTATCATAGTATTTTTCTAAAAAATCTAATTCGTAAGAACCTTGATAATAAATGTCTGTGTTTCTAAAATTTTTAATTTTATTACCGGTTGAAAATGATTTAATTAAAATATCATGATTTTGTGTTGGATTATCACATCCATAATTTTTTCTATATGTTTCTATTCTATCTTCTAAACATTTCTGTGTCTGCATATTATGCTCCACTCCATATTTTTCAACCATAGTGTGTTTGATTTTATTTATCTTATCACTACTTTGGAAACAGTTTTTAACCCCGTATAATTTCATATTAGTTTCTTCCCTTTTAATGTTAGAGCATATACCTTTACATAAATACATTTCAGTTTTGTTTTTTGTAGAATCTATATAAGTTGAATGAAGTATTTCCCTTTCTGTTCCACAAAAATCACATTTAACTCTTATTTTAGATTTACCTGGCGCTAATTCAATAGGCACATCTATTATGTCACCCAACTTGGTATTATAGAATTGTTCATGTTGTTTATAATGAGGAATATTTCCTCTATTCAATCTAATTTTCACTATTTTTGTTAGTATCATCTTTTTTCTTATTTTTATCAATATAATCTTTTATTATCTTATTAACCAATTTGGATTTAGTTATAAGTCCATCCTCGCAGAAATCATCGAGTTCTTTAATAACTTCTTCATCTAATGTAAAACTAAAAACTTTCTTCATATTATATCTTATTATTTTATAATATATATTAAAAACTAAAAACGAAAAAAGATCCCACTGGGGATCTTTTTTCACAATTTAGCAGGTAAAGTTTTAACCAATGGTGGTCATCCAACATTTGTAGCTGGCAAAGTTTGTACCACAGGTAAAGCTGCAGGTGTAATAAAAGTCATATCTTCACCGTAGGCGGTTCCAACACTATTAGTAGCCTTTATTCTAAAATGATATAAAGTGCCAGGAATAAGAACTGAAGTACTATTATACCCACCAGAACTTAATTGTAGTGAGCACATCACTGTTTCATTTCCGTTAACAACTCCAAATGAAGCTTCGTAATCGTAAGTGGTTCCTGTGCCGTAATCAAAATAAACGTGTGTAGATTCACCCAGTGGGTTACAACTACCATTGAGAGTAGCGAATGGTGGTGATACAGCGTTCCAATTAGCACCACCTCTAACTTCTTGTGGTCCTTCCGGTGGAGGTGTACTATCCCATCCAACTAACCCGTAAACCCCAGGTGGTAAATCTTCTATAATGCAGTTATAATCTTCTGCAGCTAAGATCATTTCCTCGGGTGTATGAGCAGTAATTTGTGGAGCTGGTATGTTCTCAATTGTGCGATACATATTGTTATTAATTTTCAGATCCACCTTAAACGGGGCGATGCCGTCTTGTATGTGTATTTTTATCATACCATCAGCCAATCCGTAGCCTGATACAGGTAATACACAACCCCAAAATTTTAAATTGTAATTTTCTTCCATAGTAATAATTACTTTTTGTCCCTAATAAGAGATTAAGAAAAATTGTTTCGAGTATAATTTAATCTTAACGGGTATCGTATTCTTCCGAAAAGCATCCTATGAGGATAGGCGTAGATAACCTAATTATTAATATGTCCCTATACGGGTGAGGCTTGTAGCACGTGTAAACACGTATGGTTATTTAACTGACTAGTCAGTATTTGTTATTCGTCCGTGATATATATAATAAAAAAAGATCCTCTTTTGGAGGATCTTAAAAAGGTGGACCCAGTGTATTGTATAGTGAAGTGGCACAACTTAACCAAAATCACTGGAAATTACCCACCAAAGTTATGAAGGACCTATATAGGTCGTAGGAGAATATTGAACATTCTGAATCTCCTCGTTTATAAAGTCCTTAGTTACTAAGTACCTGTGATTTATATCACTAGTATCACTGGCGTCTATTCTCACAACACTTAGTTTAATTCCTTTATAATAATGAGCCTTTGGAGTACCTCTTAATTTAACCGACCAACCACTTGTGTCCCAGTCTAATATTGCCTGAATACCGATTAGTCCCACTATTTTATACAATCCTGACCAGTCTGTATATGTGTTACCACTCAATAGATATAAATCTTCAATATAAATCCAGTCATTAACGTAGAATAAATCTTCTTTTAAATCTATTGTTGTTCCTGTTCCCCAAGTTGCACCTGTTGTTAATCTATCAATGAATGTACTTAATTTCATATAATATGAATTGTTAAATGTCGAACCTGTTGGGTTTGTTGGAACGTAAGTTGAAATATCCACTGGTAAATCTATCGGGCCTATTAATAATTGTTCAGTTTTAGCATTAGGTGTACCGTCATTGAACATTACATTAATATTCAATTCATTGGAATATAAAGCTATATCAGGTCTTAATATAAAATCCACTGATTGTTTAAACGCTAGATCTTGATCAAGAGCCACTTGTAAAACCAAACCTTTATTCTCTACAACCATATCGTTAAATATATTTACCAAGAACTTACCTGTGTTTGGCACAGTAATTAGTTGTGATATTGTAGTAGTTATACCAGTTTGACCAGAATGTGCTATATTATAATTTGCTATGTCTGTTGAAAACATATTATAAATTTCACTATAATCAACATTAACAGCGTTAAAACTTAAAGCTGGATAATTTTTAGTATAATCAATTCCAATTTTAACAGTATCAGAATCAACAAATTGATTGGTTTGATATAATTTTAATATATCTTCCATATTTCTGAGTCTGTTTTTAATTTCACTAACATCTGTTTGTGAATAGATTAGGCTTTTAAGTCTAACTATATCGTCGTTCATTGTTATAAATTCAGTAATAATAGTTGAGAACTGTTCGGATAAGAGAACGTAATTGCTCATAACTTTATTGTAGAGATCGAATCCAAATATATTATAAATCGAAGTTGGATCGTACCTTAATGGTAACATATCGTTATCAACTTTAAAATCCAAATTCAAGTTATAGATATAAGAATATCCGTCTTGATTAGAGTTAGTAACAAGTTTTTTTGTTAAAGTGATCATTCTGTCGCCAGATGTTCCAAAGTCGTTATCTGGGTTATCAAGAAATTCAATACCGTAAAGATTTGTATAGACTTTATTTGTACCGTGATCGTGTACTTGGTAGTACCAAAGAATTGCGTTAAAATCAAAATCTTCAGGTGGATTACCGTTTTGTGAAATAGAATTGAATTCGTCAAAATTTAAAACATTTGAAGCTGCAGTTTGAGCTTTATAATAATGTTTTAAATTGAAATCCATACATACACCGTCAATATTAGCATCGTCGAAATCATTTAAGAATTCAAAAGCGTCGTCTGCTGCTAATCCAACGTTATTAACTCTAAGTACACCAAAGTAATCTCCACTATATCTAATAGGATCACCAGTACTCATTTTATACGTTTTATCGTATGTATCAAAATATCCAAAATAAGAACCTGGATAATCATTAGGATTACTTCTTATAGGAGAACTTAAATTTTCTGAACCTATAATTTCGTCTTGAATCTGGTCATCGAGAATTGGAATAGATAAACCAGGATAATAATTTGTATTAGTCTGTGTTTCAAATAAAACTGTTGGGGTCATTCCAGCGTGTGCTGGTATCATCGCTGTAAACTCTGTGAAAGTTTGTTGTGAAGATTGTACTTTACTAGTAGCTTGAATTTCACCGATATACTGTACTAATTTATGATAACTTAAATAACATATTGTATCTGTAGCGCCGAAAGCAGATGGCGTTAAAGTGTTGAATAAAGTTATAATTGTTTGATTTGTTGGGGGATTTTGTTCTATCAATGTGATTTCACAAGTTATACCTGTTAATTCAGCGGGTGTAGTTGAGCCAGAAAAAAGAATATTATCACCAACTCTGAATTTAGAGTAACTATTTATTGTAACTACGGCGTAGCCCAGTGAACCATCAACAGAACAAGCGTAATTTTTAACTTCTCTTTCTTTCCAAAGATATTTTCTAAAATAATCTTGATTAGTAACAGTTGAAGCGTTATTGTTATCAAAATCAGAAAGATTTTTATCCCAATCTATTTTATGTTCAGCTGGTTCCAAGTCTATAATATTGTGTAATCTACACCATTTCCAGAATATTTCTTCTGTTGGTGTTTTTCTTTCCATAGGATTATAGAAATCTTTATTAGCAGTAATTCTTGTCTCTCTGAAACAAGCGTCTTGGTTTGCTATGTAGTTTCTAATAGATTCAACTAATTGGTCAGAGTATTTTGTTGGATTACCAGCGTTTGGATCAAAATTATATGTATTTATACCGCGTGTAGGATCAACAACGTCTTGTTTTGAAAAGTTCAAAACTGGACCAGTGGTTGGATCGTTGCTTGATGGTATATTTAACAAAACGAATTTTGTAACTTGAACATCAAATGCCTCTTGAAATGGGTAAACATTGAAATCATTTGCTGCTGAAGGAAATGCTAAGAACGTCGTGCCACGTGTTCTTAAGCTTTTATAAAGGGGACAACTTGCCATTATCTATATGTTTTTTCTTTTATATATTAAAAATGGCGTGTTACATTTATTTTTTTATTTAGAAGATTTTGATTAATTTTGTACTATGAAACGGGAAATGCGATATATCGTGGAAGTGCCATCTGGCGAGATTATATGGGTACCTTATAGTATCTTTAACATTCTTGCTGCCTATAACATGCTTGGTTACGATAAAAGAGGATTTCATTTCTTTGTTAACTCTAAAAGAAAAGAAGTTAATGAGATTATAAAATACGAAAGTAAAATGGTATCGTAAAAAAAGAAGAGTCACTTGGACTCTTCTTTTTCTTTTTTCTTCATACCTAGTATTTCCTGGTCTTTATCATCAATTTCCATCCATATTCTAAAGCCATCGTCATGATTAAACATAAATAATATATTCACGTCTAACCATAACATAATATCTACAAGAATGTCGTAAAACCAATTTCTGCCTTTTATATCTTCGTTACAAGGGTTGTAATAAATGGGTATTCCTCTATAATAGGCTTTTTTCATTCGTATTCACCGTTTATTTTTATAGTATCGTCTTTGTCTTTCTTTGGATCGTAATCGTCTGCTCTCATACAAAATGCGTCTTTTTCATCTTCTTCTGGAAATTCTTCTTTAATAATTTCAACTAAATTTTCTAACTGTTTCTTTGTTGGTTTTTTACCGTCTGTTGTGTGCACAAATAAAGGGAGTTTGTCTAAGTACGCTGGTCTCTTCTTTTTCTTTTTATCTTCTTCATTAGAATTAATAAAGGCTCCACCATTTTCCTCTTCTATTTCGTCAATTAGTTTTTCCTTTTTCTTTTTATCAATCCATTCTTTATTCAATCTTGATTCTTCCATGATTTCTTCTTCATCAGTTACTTCAATATAATCAATATCCTGAACATCCTTTTCCATGTAATCAGCGTATTTAATAGGTGGTTCTGTAACATCACCAAATTCAGAGTAATCTATTTCGTCTTTACCTAGATCTTCGAATTCTATATCAATCTTGAGAAAATCTTTTAATTTATCACTTAACGTAGAGTCTTCTATTTCATCGTTTGTTTCCATATAATCTAAGATGACGTCGTCTTCTGAAGCGAAGACATCTTCGTCTTCTACGTATTCTTTATTATACATTCTTTCTTCGTAATCGTCGTCATCGTCGTCTGATTCTTCAAGAGTTTCGTCTTCGTAGTTGAGTATCATTTCCTCTATCTCTTCCATATTTTCTTCTTCGGCGTAGATTTTCAGTCTTTCCATAAATGCGTCATAGTGATCATCATCTTCAAAATCAGACTCATCGTCTCTATAACTTAGAATATACTCTTTGAGTTCGTCAATATAATCGTCTTTACCCATGATATATCTAATAACATAGATATAAGGTTTTGTTTGATTATAGTGTGGTTTATCACCACCTACGAAATCGCTAAAACTCGTTAACTTTGCCATTTTGTTTAGTTATTTTTTAACAAATGTTTTTGTATATAAATCGTATTTTATATAAAATAATAGATTATATATTCCACTTTTTTCACATTTAGTGGCTCCAATTAATTGTGCACCATTTTCTAAATCATCTAATTGTCCAACTTCACCCATAGTCTCATCTAAATCAACATATGCTTTTTGTTCATTTTTAATATCTTCTATGGCTATTTCCATTCCACGAATAACTTTATTTGTTCTCTCAATAAATTCTTCTTTAGTTATCATAATATTATCTTTTTTTATTCGACACTATAATAAGAAGTCATTACCATAACGTTAGGACCAAAACTGTTGGGTTCAATATCAATTGAACTGATCATTTTTGTTAGATATAATGTATCTCCTTTTTCTAATTCGTTATTTACTTTATTAACTAATTCATTCATTAATACTGATTCACAATGTTGAATAGTTTTATCGGTGCCCATTTTATTTTATATATTATTCTATAATGGTCCTTATATTATATTTTATATTCAAAGTTTAAATTGGAAAAATATGACTTTAACATATTAATATATAGGCTTAACCAAAATAATTTTAAAATATGAATAACGTAATAACAACATATGACGACTTCTTAAATGAAGGATTGTTAGATGATACTAAAGCTAAGATTTTGAAATGGTGGAACAACTTTCAGAATAGAGATAATGTAATAAGAAAGATTCATATGTATCTTAACGCTGGTTCGTGGGGAGTCTTTTCATTTTCATAGCCACTCTTATAGCAATGTGGACACCTACTGATATTGGTAGAACTATACAGTCTTTAATTACAAATAACAAGTTAATGTATTGGGCTATTTTTGTCATGTTGAGTAATGTAAATACTGGCGATAAACAATTAATGAAAAAAAGAAAAGAATTAGTAGAAAAGAAAATGAAAGAACTCAGAGATATGTTCGCTGAGAAAAATTATACTAGTCATTATTACGTTGTTTTGGGTGATAAAAAAGATATTAAATCAGTACTGGATAAACTTAAAGCAGATGATCTTATTACTGATGCAAATATTATTGACGTTGCTGATGTAACATTGGTTGATTTTTCAAAAACTTATAACATTAAAGATCCAGATAAATCTGTAGATCCTTATGGCGAAGAAGATTGGGCTGATAAAGATGTTGATGAGAGAGAGGCTTTACAAATATCAAACGCTGCAAAGAATTTAGAAGATAAATATAAAGTCAATTTCAGAAAAGTAGAAGACGTGGTAGATTATATGGATAATAAATGGGAAGATTTTTCTGTAGCCAAGAAATTAACAAAATTTGGTAAAACTACATCTAAAATGTGGGACAGAGAATATCAAAGAGGTATAGATAGAGTAAAACAAAGAAGAGAAGAAAGAAATAGACCACCAGAACCAGTCTTCTTCGATGATGAAGATGATATTCCAGATGATCCTATGGGTGATTATTATTTTAATGAAATGCCAAACGATTTAGAATATAATAAAGTGCCTTTGACTGACGCCGAAGCAAAAAATTATAATGTCGGTGACGTAATACCAATTGGAGGTGAAGACTATACTATAACTAGAATAGATCCAGAAGAAGATGAAGCCTTCGCATATCCAAACAGATTATTACCAAATAATTGGTTAGAAGAAGAAAGAGCTAAAGGCAACGTAAAAGATTTACCAGATGGTAATCGTGACGGTCATAATTATCCAAGAGTAGCTGTTAAAATTGAACCACCAAAGAAAAGATTTATGGATAGATTCAAGGACTTTGTAGTTCCTGGATTCGATGTAAAACCACCAGAAGTAATGGAAAGATAATATGATAAAAGATTTTCAATTATTTATCGAAGCGATTCGTTGGTACGAAAAAGGAAAACTAGGCGAAAAAGAAGTTAAAGAAGTCACAGAAGAAGTCTTTAGAGTCGGTGATAACGTTGGGCCTATAGATGCATTTAATATTCATAAATGGCACGATGGATACGAAGTAAAACACCCAGCTCCAGGTGAAAACGGATTTTGGGAAGAATCTAGGGCTTTTAGCAATGAGCCATTAAATCAATATTGGGAAGTTAATGCGGTCTGTGATTTTAACAGAGATGGATACGATGGTCAATTAATTCAATTAACAGATAAATACCCTTGGTACCAAGCAATGGGTTTTAAAAAAGTAAATAAATATGGCGAATAAAATATCAATTAGAGACATAGAAGCAGCCATCAAAGAATCAATGAAAGGCAGTGAAATACAATTTTCAGATTCAGTCTACGAAGAAAAATCTGGCAAACTTCGCCTCATAATCTTCTTCAATAAACTTTTTACTAGCACCAACGTGGTCCTCTATACTAAACTTCTTTTCGAAGTTGATAAAAATAAAGAATATCTTGTAGAAAATAGCAGTGGGCAAAATTTCTTTAAATATTTATATGATATTAATTGCCAATATAATATGAAAATTATTGATGATATAAATGATTTTAAGACACAATGGAAGAAGATTATAGATAGTAATGAATTTGGTCCAAATTTAAAAGTGTTATCTGAGTTTATAAAGCAACCTTCATTCATCGTTAATGAGTGGTTTAATAAGAATGATGTGAAGGATATATCTATGACTGGGTTTAAATATGAACCTAAGATGAAGATAATGCCTTGTAAGATATTATCGTTTCATTTTGTAATGAATGTGAATAATTCGGAAGAAGTGGAATTATTTATAAAGAAAGAGGGTAAGAATGATTTTATGTTAACTTTTACTATTAATGGTAAGAAAGTAGATGTAGAGAAACCAGATTTAAGTGCTTTGGTGCAAACTATTGGAGAAACTCTAAAAGATAATATGGGACAATGATTAAGTTATTTGAAGCATATAAAAAGAATTTTTCATTTGGACATGAAATTGAAAATTTCAAAGATTTCTACGTTGTTGAAAACGTTGGTAAATTATTTGATATGTGCGATAAGAATGGCAACGAAGTTGTAAGATACATGACTCTTCTATGTGATAGTAATAAAGTGAAAATAGAAAAGCAAGACGGTAACATTATAAAATTTAGAGGGTACACTTCAACTGATAATATGTCTTCTGCTTTTTTAAAAACCTTCTGGGACGTGAATATTGAAAAATGGAGATATATAATTTATTTAGTTGATAGTAAAGGTGGGGAATATAGAACATCTGTAAACGATAAAATAACCTTTTATAGATCAAAGGGAATAATATCACCTTTAGATCCATATGGAGAGGAGGTTTGGGATGATTAAAAATTACCTAACATATATAAGAGAAAATGTTGAATTTGATGAACCCCCTATTAATTTAAAGGATTTCACTCCTAAATACGTTTTTGATTATTATAAAGAAAAATATTGTGAAAAAGATAAGATGTTCAGGTACTGTGAATGGACTAAAATGTATGTAGATTTCATATTAAAAACATTAGAAATAGATAAATATATTATATTTAATGGTAATTCGCCAGGTGAAAGTAATGAACTACATAGTGGTTATATTAAAAAAGTTTTACAACCAGATAATCAAAAAGCTATAATTCATATTATTTTAGATGACGGTATTGAGTACGGTATGTACCCAGGTGAAACGGTTAGAATATTTGATAAAGAACCAGAAAAGATATATAGAGAAGAAGATCCGTACGGTGAAGAAGAATGGTATTAAGCAGAGCCAATTTTAATATATAAAAGAAAAAAGACATCCGCAAATGCAAATAATAAATTTCATAGAACTCCAATATGATAAACTTAGCGAACAAATAAAAAACTGGTTGCAAGTAACTTATTCTAAATCAGATATAAACTTCAGCGAAGCGTCAACATACGGACAAATACTTAAAGTTGATAAAGAACTTTTTACTCACAATATTATTTATAATAAGAACTCTGTTAATCAAATTGCTATAGACTACGCTACTGATGATAGAATCATAGGTAATTTAGCTCGTATAAGTGGACATAATCCAACACGTCCTATATCAGCAACTGGGACAATCAATCTCAAACTTAAAACAGGTATTGATATTGAAAGCCAAATTGGTGGTTCGAAAATCAAAATAAATAATAGAACTCTCCTTAAAAATAAATCAAATAGCCTTTATTATAACATAGTTCTAGGTACAGATTACGTTCTATACGACGTTACAGCAGACATGACTATTCAACTTAACGTTATACAAGGTCAATACGAATCACAACAATTCACAGGACAAGGAGTTAAAAATCAATCATTTAGTGTTAATGTTGATGGTATAACCAACATTGAGAATTTCAATTTTGCTGTATTTTATAATGGGTTGTTGTTAAGTCCTAAGGTTGGTATGGTTGATATGTTACCTAATGAATTTGCTTTCTTTTCAAGAACTGGTTTTCAAGGTGGTTTAGATATTTATTTTGGAACTGGTGATTTTGGATTTGTGCCAGGTATTGGTTCTATAATTGAGTGTAGATATTTATTATCAGACGGTAAGAATGGTAATATTCTTAATAATAAAGTAAATGATTTCACATTTATTGATTCAGTATATGACGGTAACGGTGATATATTATCAATGGAAACTTTGTTTGATATAACAGTAGAAAATGATATAACTTTTGGTGCAGATAAAGAGAACAAAGTTTTCACAAAGAATGTTGTACCTTTTGTATCTAGAAATTTTGTTCTAGCTACACCTGATCAATTTATTTACACATTAAAAAAATTAAATATGTTTTCGCTTATCAATGCTTATAATACTCTCGATGAGAACAACGTAAATAATAACACTTATATTGATCAATTTATCACTGCTACATTTGGACAGAACGTTCCAAACAGGGATAAAATAAGAGAAAGTTTAAAAGACTTTTTTCCTAACATTTATGATAACGTTATTTATTTATATTTAATACCAAACGTTAAAAATTATTTTGTTAGTGATTATAATTACTTCACAATACCTTTTGACGCTTTTTATCTTGATGCTAACGAAAAGAAAAAAGTAATGGATTATCTAAGACAAATGGGAACTTTATCTATTACAACCAATGTTAAGATAGTTGATCCTGTTATCTCAAGATATGTTATAAATGTTTACGTAAGAAGATTTAGTGACGACTTTGAAGATAATATTAGAAATAAAATAATTGGTATTGTATCTGATTATTTTATCAATGTAAATAGATATGATAGAATAGTTAAAGCTGATTTAATTACAAAAATAAAAGAGCAAGTGTCTGGCGTTGATAGTGTTAACTTAGATTTTATTTGTAAAAAGAACGAAGATTATCACAGAGATCGTAATATTAATGTAGTTAACGCAAATGTAGCGAACACGAACGATCCGACTTTGTTAGCTCCTCCGACCCCAGTGAATCCAGATAGGTATGACCCAAATAAAGTTTTGGGATTAGATCCAGTTCAAGGAGATATAGTAGCTGATAAGACTGAGTTTGCTGTATTAAGAGGTGGTTGGTACGATAGAAATGGCATTTATTATAACGATGTGCCAATTATAAATGGTTTATCTACAATAAATATTGTTTGGACTGGTGTAAGTGTAAAATAAAATAGAATTAAAATTTTATATATAGCTTTATGTTGAAAATATATCAAGAATTCTTAGCAGTAAATGAAGAGATGGCAGCATTTGATCCGTCAGATAGATTAAGATGGGCTGTTCATGAAATTATGATGCGTCTTAAAGACGGTGCTATTATAAAATTTGCTGATATGAGTAAAGTTTTAAAATCTGATTTTAAAATTGATATCTCAGAAGGAATACTTAAAGATATATTCGACTCGTGGGACAGATACAACGATCCAGATTATAGTTTCTTTAAAAAAGAAGATAAAAACTGGATGGATGCTTTTTGTTTCCAAGGACACGTTAAACGTAAATGTAGAGATAAACAAAGTTTCGGTAAACATAGAAAGAAAGAAGTAACATATTCAACTGGCAACGCATATGGTTATTGGCGAGGTAATAAATGGATACCATATAACACTGGTGTAAGTAGAACAGTAAAGGGCACAACTGCTTTTGATGATCTAGAGGATGATAGATGGACGAACCCTTACGGTAAGGGTGTTTATTATGGTGATTAAAAAATTTATAAAATGGTGAAGAAATATAAGCAATTTCTGTTTGAATGGGGATACGGAGGTGAAGGTGGTGCAGCTTCTAAAGATCCTATTAAAGTTAGAAGTGCTATGCTTACAGAAATAGATCCATTAGAAGCCAAAGAAGAAGAAGAAGAGGAAGAAGATAATAGTGATATTCCTATCCTATCAGATACTAACGAATCAGTTGATAATGAAGAATTAGATCCTTACGGGGAAGAAGTTTGGGACGGTGATTTACCGAGTTATAGTTATAGAGAATGGAATGACGGTATATATAGTTTCTTAAAACAATTAAAAAATACATTCATAGATGAATGTCTTGCTGGTCTAGAAAGAGTAGAGCAAAAAGACGCGGAAGAATGGTTAGATGATATATTGAATGAAATAGAAGACGGTGATTACGATTTTAGTTCAGATGATATTAGAGCCATACGTGACGATATAGACGATTTACTTGAATTATGTGTGGATAATGAAGATGATGATAGAGTCGAAGGTCCTGATCCAGATGAGTACTACGATAGAAAACGTGAAGAAGAATACGAAAGATTCGAAAGGGAGTACGAGGATAAATAATATATACACGTATGATAGAAAGAGAATCCCAAATAAAAGAGTTGTTCGACCTTAAACATAGAAAAGATAATGAAATACATCAACATTTCGATTACGAGAACGAGTTGATGAATAAGATGATGCCAGAGTACGCCAGAAGAAATGATACAGTAAATGAATTCGTTTTAAGAATTCAAAAATTATTTGTTTGGGGAATTGAAGCTCAATTAACAATTCGTAATTTTTATAACTATAGCGTGAATAAGTACTACTCCCGTCATTCAAATTAATTATAGAAATTACTAAACTTCAATATAAAATATTTATATATAGTATAAAAGAAATACTATTTATGATATTATCTGAAGAAGTTAAAATAAGATTAAATTATAAAAATAAAGAACATTTTAAAAATTTAGGTTATGATATTGATAATAAGTTTATCAATGTCAGGGTTGAACATTTAAATAAAGGTTCTCATGTTATAGTCAAAATTAAATGTGATGAATGTGAAATAGAAAAAGAAATACAATATTTTGCTTATATAAAATATTTATCAAGAAGTAAGGATAGTAAATATCGTTGTGGTAAATGTAATCAAATAGATAGAAAAAGCACCAATATTGAAAGATATGGAGAAGATTCTCCTATAAAAATCAAAGAGTTTAGAGATAATAGAAATAAAACCATTATTGATAAATATGGAACTGATCACCCTTGCAAAAATAAAGATGTTAAAAATAAGATATTTAATACTAATTTAGAAAGATATGGAGTAAAATATGTCCCTTTAAATGAAGAAATTCGAGATAAAATTATAAAAACAAATTATATAAAATATGGGGGAGTTAGTAATTTATCTTCGCGAATAGAAAGAGATAAAATAGAAGATATAATGCTAGATAGATACGGGTTCAAATATTCTTTACAAATAAAATCTATAAGAGACGTTATAGTTGAAAGAGGATTAATTACAAGAAAAAATAAAATCAAAGATGATTATAAGAATATAATAGACATTATAGGAACAGATTATACTGTCAAATGTGATTGTGGCAATGATCATGATTTTGTTATAAATTCTTATAATTTTTATCAAAGAATAAAATATGGTACTACTATATGTACAATATGTAATCCGATTGATAAACATATTTCTGGTTTGGAAATAGATTTTGTTAATTTCATTAAGGATGAGTATAGAGGAGATATATTGATTAATAATAGAGATATAATACCACCACAAGAAATTGATGTTTATTTTCCAGATTTAAAAGTTGGTTTCGAGTTTAATGGATTATATTGGCATAGTGATGAATATAAGGAAATTGAATATCATAAAAACAAAATAGAAATTGCCAATAAAAAAGGCATTAAACTCTTACATGTTTATGATGATGATTGGAGATATAAGAAAGATATAATAAAAAATGATATAAGAAGAATAATAAATCCGAATAAAAGTGACATAGAAGAAATATTTGAAGTGAATAATAGTATAGCTGAAATATATAACTACAATAATAATTTATACGGGTATTCAACGTCAAGTATAAATATATGTGGAACAAAAGACAATAATGTTGTTAGTATGATGAACATTAAAAAGAGTAAGAACGATTATGAGATAGTGAGATTGACAGGCGATGATAATTTTGATCAATTATTTAAATATTTTCTAAATAAATATAAACCAAAGAGGGTGGTTGGATTTGTAAATAAAGATTGGAGTATTTATAATTTTTATGAAAGAAATGACTTCATGGTGGAAAATGAAACAGAACCAGATTTTCACTATATAATAGATAATAAAAGGATGAAAAATATTGAAGGAACATTATTCGAAAATCAAATACAGAAAATATATGATTCTGGTAAAATATTTTACAAATTGGAAATACGAGACAAATAATATTCTATATATAAAAACAAAAGTTAAACCTAATGGTTGAAGAAATAAAAGACGATAATATACATTTTTACGGCAAAGTAGCAAAAATGCCTAAAAATTCTAAAGCTGCCCAATCTTATACCTTCTTGGAGAAAATAAAAATATCCAAACAGAAGTTGTGGTATATCTTGATCGAAAAGCAAGATAACGAACTTCAAATGATCAAGTATAATAATAAAAAGGGATTCAATTTGAGGGCTTTCGTCGATGGTTTAAAAAATTATTACGCTACTAACGAATCTATGAAACAATATATAGATAGATTAGAAATAGATGGAAACGATAAATTCTCTATCATAAAGAATATTCCCAACGTTGAAATAGACGGGAAGAAATTGATTTCTATCTTAGCGGAAGACCTTATCAAATTACTTAAATAATGTTAGGATTTAATTCTTATAAATTCACAGTTTAGAAGAGACTTTATTTCCATCTCTTTTATGATGTCCTTCGATTTTAATTTTCCCATTCCATCGTAGTGATGTTTTTCATCATATTCATACGCGACATTATTTTCAGCATCATAACCGTCTAACCAATATCCCAATTCATTTATATGAAATTCCCCACCATTTTCAGCATGTTGTATATAACACCCATTTATTTTCATTAAATTGTTAAAATATTGACACGCTATTGGATTATAGTTTGGTATAATTTGACCAAATTTGGATTCTATCTCTTTAATTCTAGATAACCTCATTTTCATTTTACTTTCGGTTGTATGAAATTGACCTGTTTTAGTCGATGATATTTTTTCCTTATGTTCGTTAGTTAAAATTTTTCCTTTATTTCCTTTTGATATTTTCAATTTTGTTTCATCAGACACTTTTCTCCCTTTTTGAGATTTTGACATTTTCTTTCTTGTTTCTTCTGACGCTTTTTTCCCAAAATTAGGAGACATTTCACCAGTTAATTGTGTTAATTTACCTATTAAAGACATCTTTTTCTTATATTCCAAAGATTTTTTCTTTCCAGTTTGAGATTTTGACATTTTTAAAAGTGTTTCATTTGAAAATTTTCTACCTTTCAATAATCCACTTATTCTATTTTTAGATTCAATTGATAAAGTTTTACCAATATGAGAGCAGGATAAACATTTTCTATTTTTCAATTCAGCTATCGTATAACTCGATTTTCTAGAATAACTAATTTTTTTTCCGCACATTGGACATTTTCTTATGAGATTCATAATTATATATATTAATAATTAAATCTAAATTTCGTTTAAAAGTGGTTTTATCTTATTTATAACATCTTCTGGTGTGATAGTTTTACTACACTCGAATTGTCTATCAGTCCCCTTATGTGCTGGACACCAATCCCAATCCCCTCTATCAAATTCGTATCTCAAATCGTTAAAACAACCGTTACAAACTTTTTCATTTATAACTCTTACACAATTTTCTTGAAATTCGCAGAATGGTTTACTAAATCCACTGATCATAACAACTTTCTTACCGACAGCCCAAGCTACCCATGCTAGACCACTACCAATAGTTACCATAAACTCAGCGTGTCTTATTTGATTTATTCTTCTCTCAATAGATTGATCACCTGTCTCATTTATAATATTTTTTAAAACAGTTCCTTGTTTACTAATAATAACAACTTTAAGTCCTTGTTTATTAAGATAATCTACAACAGTTTGCCACCCTTTTGGGTAATGCCAATGTTTAGCGTTGGCTGTAGAATGCTCTGCTATAACCACATATTTATCTTTATAAGGTCTTTCTTTGTTAGGAATAGCAATTTTAGGTATAATCTCTTTATATGGTAATCCAAGTATATCAGTAATAGTTTGTTGTAAAGGTACAATTCTATAATCATGTGGTTGTTGATTTCTATCTCCTCCCCAAGGTGGTGAAAACCAACCTATGTTATAAGTGGCGTATAAATTGTCTGGAGTAGTATCTGGCTTTATGAAGATAATATTCCCGTAAACGCTCTCAAATAAATGATTTTGATGAGTAGAGCAATACATTATACATTCATGCTTCTTTCTAAATTCTTCTACAAATGGTATCCAGGCAATTGAGTCACCAAGAGAACTACTATGAAAAGCTATTAAAATATTTTTACCTTTTGGTTCAAAATCAAATTGTTGTGTATCGTCGCCGCTCACTTTTATTCTCCATTTTCTATAATAAGATGTATTAGGTTTTGCCCATCTATTAGAAGTCATATCTAATCCGTAAACTGATTTATCAGACCCTTCTGTCATGTCTATAAAATCAACATGGATGTTCTTCTCTGTTAAACATTTCATTTCGAAATGTGCCCCGCTAACTCCATCTCTACCATTAAAATGAACGTTATAAGTCATTTTTGGATCGGTATGTGGTTTGGCTATAACTTCACTATTAGAGTATGCTTCTATAACATGTTGACGCATGTCTTCACGTGTGAAATTATTTTTAACAGAAATAACAAAATTATAAAAATCATTTAGTTCTTTAACTACAACACTCCAATCATATAATTTAGTCGTTTCGTGTACAGCGTCTTTGAAGGCATCGTAATTATTAATTACATTCTTTATTTTACTGGTAACATCAATTGTATTCCTTATACATTTTTCTAATCCAAGTAATGGTCTCTTACCGTCGTAAGTTCCAACAACTGGTAATCCACAAGCCATAGCCTCAACCAGTGTTAAATTAGGATGACCAGCCTCTAATTCAGACGGATGCATGAATATAGTATGATCGTTATAAATATCAACTAATTCTGCTTCACTTGGATCTTTAATAAAATTAATTTTCTTGTATTCTAAAAGATCTGGATTAGCGTTAAAAAAGTTTTTATTGTTGTCTGGACCAACTATTGTTATCTCTAAATCTAACTCTTTTGCAGCCTCAATAGCGTAACGAAAACCTTTTCTATCAACTGATGGTTCACTAGCGTAACCATTATTAGCCACACAAAGTAATTTATGTTTTTCGTGTTTAATACCTTTATCGTAATATATTGAAGTATCTGCACCGTGTTGTATATAAAACAATTTATCAGTTGTATCGAAATAGTCAACAAGAAAATCAGCGTAAGTTATTGAAGCTACTGACTTTTTCATAGCCAATAAGTTAGTAGAGTAAAGAGTAGATAGTTTACCGTACCTCACAACGTGATGATCGTGTAAAGAAAAGACGTAAGGAATATTTCTATCGTTCCACGCCTCAACAGCTTGATTAGCAGCGTGAAAATGTACAATATCGTATTTTAATTTACCGTGTTCGTCATACAGTTCCCAAGGAAAAACTACGTCAACTGTATGTCCAAGTTTTTCTAGTTGGAGTTTATAATTCCAAATGACTTTTTCTATTGCCCCCCAACTCTTGGGTGGTATTTCAATGGCACCGAGATTTATTTGTGCTATTTTCATATTGTTTCCTCCTTTTTATAATTTTCTAGTGGGCACCAATGTGGTATTACCATATCGGCTTCCAATATTTTATTTGCGAATTCACAAGTATATTCGTAAATTGGTAAATCGTCATCTAAAGGTTTGCCTTTTATAGAATGAGGACAATAGAAACAATCTTTATCTATTAAGTAACCATCTGTTATTTTCATTTATAACTTTTTCTTTTTTAGATGTTTTTAACATCTTTCACTCCACTTCGGTGTCCCTTTCTGTGAATAATCCATTTTCCACAATATCTTTATAGTTATTCATATTTACATTGAATTTTTGTACATCTAAAACAGTATTTGTTGTAGAATCTAAAAATGTCGCTGTTATATTATAATTATCTGTATTAGACATAATTACTTTTCTCAAGTAATAACTTCTTTCTTTTACGTAGTGAGTACTAGTTTCAATTTTTCCGTTATTTTCAAATAAGAATTCTATTCTTCTATTATCTTTATTATTGGAAGAATTAAACCAAACAATAAAACTATTACCTTGATTTTTAACTGGTAATATTGCTAAATATTCAACTCCCGAAAATATATTAATATTTGAATTATTGAATAATTTTTCTTCGTTAGTTTCTTCAATTATTAGATTTTTGGAGTGCTTTGATAATTTCATATAGAAATAATTTTCCAAGAAATTATGTGAACCGTTATTTTCGCATTCTGAATTATAATCCCAAGGAGTTCTTATTACTTTATCAAATACACTAGTGTAAAATTCAGTATTCACTATGAAAAATACACTCTTATATAATTTCATATCTCCTTCGTTATAAGACATAAAATATCCTTTTTTATTCTCTTTATCCATCCTATCACATAATTTGTTAATAGTATCTATATTAGATTGATTAAGAATAAAATCGTAACTCACACTTATAACTTTATCGTAACCTGCGGATTTAGCGAATTTTATAGAATTCTCAATGTTATTAAAAACTGTTAACGATTGATTAAGATCTGAATTCTTTTGTAATCTATCAAGTCTTATTTCCACTTTACCTTGTTGTATAGTTGACCAATATAAATTATATAAAGAGTGACCAATTAAAGGATTATAAGCGTCATAAATGTAATAATCTACTTTATCTTGTAAATTTTTATTAACTGGATAATGAGAAGCCAATATAATTTTATTACCAGTCGATTTTAAACTGTCTATGCATAATTCAGTAGTGTCCTCTTTTATCTTAGTGTCTGGATAAGTGAGTACAAGATATATATTTCCTTTTGGTTCAGATACAGGTGATTGAGTCTCAGTAATTATTTCTTTAGATTCTATATCAATTATTTTTGGTTTGGAGTCTTTTGTTAATCTAAGTTCTTTTACGAATAAGAGTTGATCCTTTATCATATAATCAGCACTAAATCCAATAAAATTTGGATCTGTTTTATAGTAATTTACCCCAGGTGAAACCCAGTTACAATAACCACCGTTATTGAAAACTAAATTTTCAGCAGTATAAACAATATCACCTGTTTCTATATTCCTAATCAAAACATTCAATTTAACGTCTTTGAGAGGTCCGTTATAAGGTAGATATAATCTATTCTCTTCTGGTTTAAAATCTAAATCAAAATCATCTTTAACTGGATATATCGATGTGTCTTTATTGTCATCAATGAGTTCATTTATTTCTTTCCTAACTTTATCTGAGTCTGGAACTATATCTAACTTTAAAGTTTTTGTAAATAGAAAAGTTCCGTTATGACTCACATCGAAAGAAAATTCTTTATATTTTTGATGTCCATATATCATTACCCAAATTGGATTATAAGGAGATAAAGAAGACTTAGCAGTATAAATATTTTTAGATTCACCAGCATTAACAACAATTGAGAAATCCGCTATATCCTGTTGGAAAAAATCACTTAAACAAAAATAAAATTTCTGGTCTTCTTTGTTATACTCAATTATAATATCATCTGGATTTTTATCCTTTAACAACGTATCAACATTTTTTTTTAAAAAATGTTCAACATTTTCGCCCTGAATAGTTGAAACACCCTCTATTTGAGTGGTCAATCTTGGAGCAATTGCTTTAGTTCTCCTTTTAAACATATCATTGAACATCAAATCTGAAACGTCCCATAATATAGTATCGTAAGATCTTTTTATATAATCAAAAGCAAATTTTGGAAACATAATTGACTGAATACCAATTATTTTATTTGTTATATACATCCAATCATTTATATCACCGTGTTTATCAGATACCATTTCTCCTGTTCTTAGATTTCTATTATCACCAAAAGACATGTAATATATTCCTCTTTCGTTTATATGATCACACGATTGGAACACTTTATCTACAAATTCTTCGATTGGCACAGCCAATTTACAATCAGACTCAAATATCATAAGAAAATCTACGTCATCTGTTGCCTCTGTTAAAACAGCTTTTTTAAATGACTGGTAATTTCCGTAATGTGGTCCCTTTAATGAGTAAGCACCAATTCTACCAACGTCATTTGGCCTGGCGCAAAATTCTCTTGGTGGAGTTTCAGTATATCTCTGATTAATATGTTGAACGTAATCTATGCCGTAATCTTTTAATTTTTCTAATTGTTTTATAGAATCGCTTTTTCTATTATCTTCTTCCAATAAAAGATGTACTGCTCTAATTTTATATTTTCTATCGGTCTTAATATCTCTAGGAAACAAAAAATTCTTAACTAAACCAGCGTCAATATCTTCGTTACCATTAAGATAATGTATTGTTTCTTCTGTATCATACTTCCTATTATAAACGTCAAGTGGGAATAAGAACTGATGTATTTGATGCTCTAAAGCTTCTTTAATTACAAGTGGATTTAATTCTTTATTCCAACGAAATCCTCTTGACGTAAAAAGAAATAAATCACAAGCGTCTAACCAATCATCAATATCATCTCTTTCACCGAGAATATTACAATTTTTTGGTTTTATCTTCATTAAAGGTCTCCAATAATCTTGGAAGTTATCCGCCTGATTACCAATAAAATGGAATTGGATTTTTTCGTTTTTAAGTTTCCTGGCTATTTCGAAGGAGTAGGCTTGATTTTTTCTTGGTGTGAACAGACCAACGTTAACAACGTGTTTAAGTTTTGGATCTAGACCGAGTTTTTTCATTGCCTCAGCTTTTCTTTCGGGTGTTGGTATAGATTTTTCAACGGGATATTCTATTACTTCTGTTGGTATTCCGAATTTATTAAATTTGAAGCAGTTATATTGTGATACAAATAAAAATTTATCGGGGAACCATATTTTATCGTCAACGTTATAGTCAGATGAATGAGTTGTTTCGAAGATTTTATATTTTCTGTCCAGTTTATAAATGTCTTTAGCTAGATTGAAATCTATATTAAATAGTTCTGGTATTTCTTCGAAATGAATGTAATCTGGTTGAACTTTTTCAATTATGTCTAACAATTCTCTTTTATTATCGCCTAGGGTCCAGAAATGTTCTGGGGCAAGAAGTTTTTTAAGTCTATTTTTTTGAATAATAAAATCGTTTGAGTAATTATTAAATTCTACTACGTAAATATCAATATCATCTTTAACTAATTCTACTCTTTTAACAAGCACTTGAGGACCACCTCCCGTGGAAAAATGTGGGGAAATTGATAATAATTTTTTCTTCATCTATTAATTTTTTCTTTTTTGATTAATTTAAATTTTTTACATTCGTATCTAGTGAAAAAAGACATGCTACATCCGATATGTTCGATAACTTCTTTTCTACTATTGAATACTAATTCTTCACCATTTGGCGTTTCTATATAATATCTAGTCGCGTCTGGATTAGTTAAACCTGTGTTTTTACCTTTTCTTATTTCACTCCAATGTTTTTTAGTTTCGTCTGAATGATGTTTTCCAAACATAGGATGCTCTTCACCAACGCATTTTCCTTTTCTGCTTTCTGAAATTTTTTCTATTGTTTCTTTTGATTTATTTTTACCAGGATTTTCATCACCTAACCATTTTATTCTTAATTGTTCTTTTTGTTCTTCGGTCATTTTTTGAAGTTTCCTTTTCTCTCTTATTTTCTCTTTTGTTTCTTCTGGTAAATGTTTACCAAACATAGGGTTATTTTCACCCTTCATTGATCTGAAGGTTCTACCCCCTTCACAAATATTATATCCTATTTTCCAGTTCGTAGAATTGAGTTCTTTAATCCAGTGGATTTCTCTTTCATCCATGTGTTTTTCATCTGAACAAATTTCCAATGTTTCTTTTTTAAAGTTTTCCTTACCATATTTTTTGATGGCTAATTTTATTGACGTGCCAGATCCAAAGTACTTAGGATTATCTTTAATGTCTTGGCCAACATATATTTTATCGTTGATCAGATTTGTAATTTTATAAATTATCATTGTTTTTTATTGTTATATATTAAAAATTAACCGCCTGTTCTTAAATAGGGTGATATATTTTCTATGATATATAATAATTTATATATCGTGCAATGGTGGGCAGGTTTAAATTTTCGTTGTTTAATTTTTTAATATATAGAATAAAAATCTGCCACCGTGAGTTTCAAAAAATTCCAAATTATTAGTCCAGATACCATAGGTAGTCCTGATCCAGGGCACATTTATCTTGGTAGAGATAATATAGGGCTTTGGGAAAAATATCCAGACGGTGAATGGGTTTATATTGTAACTGGCGGTACAACAGGTGCTGGCACTAGTGGTACATCTGGTGAAGCAGGATCATCTGGTAAAGACGGATCATTTATAGGATCATCTGGAATAAGTGGAAGCTCAGGCATTTCAAGTAGCTCAGGTATTAGTGGTAGTTCAGGTAAATCTGGAACAGACGGAACATCTGGCACTAGTGGATATACAGGATCATCAGGCACGACAGGCACATCAGGCAAAACTGGTACATCTGGATCAAGTGGAACTAGTGGTAAAACTGGTTCAAGTGGATCATCTGGTAAGGATGGAAATTTTTGGGGATCTAGCGGCACATCAGCTACATCAGGTATAAACGGAGGATACGGGGGATCATCAAGAAAATGGAGATTTACTACATCAGCAACCCCAGTAACACCTGGTTATTTTAACGCGACTGGAACAACTTTCAACTTAAATGATATAAACTGTATTAGAATAAATGGTCAAGATTTTGATAACCAGAGTGTTAATTCGTGGTTAAGTTCCTGGGTTAATGGTGTATTAAAAATAGAGGAGTGGGGTAATGCTCAAAATTTTGGAATATATTCGATAATAAGTGGTATTACTACAAATATTTACAATATTATAGGCGATTTTTACGAAATAAGTGGAATAACAACATTTAGCGCAGATGGCACTTTAACCAATGGAATAGATTATTTAATATCTTATGTACCTGGTTCTATGGTGTCTAGTAGTGGAAAAAATGGAACTAGTGGTTCTTCAGGTATTGGGGTGGATTATTTAGATATAACTATTATAACGGCTTATACATATACAATATTACCAAGTGATAAATTTTTAATAGTCAATACATTTTCACTTATAGATGGTGAAATAATATTACCCCCTTGTAATGGCAGTGGGAGAGTTATAAAAATAAAAAGCGATAATCATAAACCTATAAATATAGTTCCAAATACATTTCTTTGGTATATTGTAGATACTGGTTATACTATATCTGATTATATAGATACTGAGTTTTTCGCTCCTTGGGCTGGAAATTCAATAGGAAATCCAAAATATTTATTGAGTCAGGGAGTTATAGATCTTGTAGATGTTGTATCGCAAGATCAAAGCTTGGGAAATGGTGGATTATGGAACATTTTAAATGAAGAAAATAGAAGTGTGACAATATTAACAGGTTATACTGAACTACATGGTAACGATTTAATTCCAAGATATCTAGTGTGCTCTGGTGGAACTTATAATATATTATTACCTGAAGCTAATAGAACTGGTGTAATTTTCAATTTTAAAAACGCGAGTACAGGTGTGATCACAATTAACGCACAACCAAGTGAATATATAGATGGATTATCCACTTTAGTATTACCTTCTTATGTCTCTTTAGTTGACTCTGGTTATTACAATTGGAGCATATTCGAAGATATAGATGAAGGTGGAGCTGGATCTAGTGGAACTAGTGGACATAGTGGATCATCTGGATCTAGTGGATTTGGCAGTCCTGGTGACTCTGGTTCAAGTGGCACTAGTGGATATGGTGGAACATCTGGATCTAGTGGGTTTGGCAGTCCTGGTGACTCTGGATCTTCAGGAACAACCGGCACTTCAGGTACGTCTGGAATATCTGGCACAAGTGGATCTTCTGGTACAACAGGTACATCAGGTAGTTCCGGGATAGGTAGTTCTGGAACAAGCGGTAGTTCAGGTTGGAGTGGTGGGAGTTCAGGTACTAGTGGTTGGAGTGGTGGGAGTTCAGGTACTAGTGGTTGGAGTGGTGGGAGTTCAGGTACTAGTGGTTGGAGTGGTGGGAGTTCAGGTACTAGTGGTTCATCAGGTTCATCAGGGACAAGTGGATCTTCAGGATCATCTGGTATATATATAATTGATATAGAAGAATTGAATTTTAATGTGGAAGTTTCAGGTGAAACAAATATTTTTTTGGACGATTATGCTTGGTACCCATATGAAGTCAGTGGATTAACGTTGAGAACACCAAATGGAACTTGTTATGTTGATATGATGATAAGTGGAACTAGTGTTTTAAGTATAAGCGGAATGACTAATATAACAGGAAGTACAAATTTAAATATTTATTATTCAACTGAAAATTACACAGTAAATATTGGAAATAAATTCTATATTAAAATTAATAATAATATTAATGCTGTATATCTAATTGGATCAACTAAAATTAGAAGAATTTAATGAAAAGAAGATTTGTTTATAAGCGTAGCAGATACATACCTTATGATAAATTAGACTACGGATATTTGTATAATTGGTATGTTGTATCAGATGTTAGAAATATAACTAACATCGGTTGGCATGTACCGAGCTTGGCTGAATGGGAAACATTAAGATTTGCTGTAGGATCTTACCCAAGTGGTCTAGGATCAGGGTACCCCCTAATAGAAACTGGTTCAACTTATTGGCAACCACCTATCACAAACGCTACAAACTCAACTGGATTTAATGGGAGACCAAATGGTACAAGATTAGTTAATGGATCATTTTCTGGCGGGCACACTTATGGTCACTGGTGGTCAAGTACAGATGTTTTTGGCACTAATGCATATGAAAAATATTTATTCGATTCAAATTATCTTAATCAAACAAATCCAGATAAAAAAACAGGATCAAGCTTACGTCTCATAAAAGATGTAACATCAGTAATACCTGGTGGATATACTGGAAACAACGGACTGCAGTACACTTCTGTTATAATAGACACCCAAGAATGGTTATCGGAAAATCTTACTGAGACTCAATATAGAAACGGTGATTCTATCCCAAATGTAACAAATAATACAGATTGGTCCCTTTTATCAACTGGTGCTATTTGTACCTATTTATTTTAATCTTGTGAATTATTGTTATTAATACTAGATTTATTTGTTATAGCAGACTGTACCAGTCTTGTTGTACCTCCGAATGACGTGAAATTAATAGTTTTATCGGTACTCTTAGTCCAACCAAAATCAAGAGCCAGATCCTTAACATTAACAATATTAGGTATAGCTATAATACTTTGCAATTTAGCTATTTCTACTCTTTCTAAAAGAATAACAGTATTACCAACTGTAGCTGGTGTCTGGTAAGCGTAATTTATCTGAACACCAAGATTCGTCAAACTGGATACAACAGCGTCTATTTGAGCGTTTGTTATTCCGCCCTTTATCCAAACTATAACATTTCTATAAGAATCAAGAGTGCCTCTCGCTCCAGGTTGTAATAAAGGAATACCATCGGCATTAAATTGTGGTGGTATAATATCATTTATTCCACCACTTCTTTCCGCTGCCACCTGTGCTGATGCTTTTGCGTCCGCTGAAGTTACACCACCAGTTGCATTCGGTACATCTTTTAAAGCTAGATCAGCACTAGTATTACCAGATGAAATTGATGGCGTTGTTTTAACATCTAAGAATTTAAGATTTTCAAATATTTTAAATTTACCTGAATAAAGTAATGTTTTTGTTTTATAATTACTGGCGTTTAAAATAATATAGAAGTTATCTGACTTTTCTTTAGTCATTTGTTTCAAGATAGGTATATCTTCTTGATTAACTTTAAAGACAACTACACCAATATCAAATTTATTTTCATCTGTCTGGAAATAAATTTCTTTTTCTACTGTTTTAGTATCAGATTTAAAAACTAAATTTAATTTAGAATTAAGCAACACTTTACTTAAATTATAAGGAGTTATTGGGGAAGTAGGTGTATCTTGTTTTGCCATTTGAAATTTGATAATATTATCAAAGGGGGTTAATATTATATTTAATAATCCCATACCTTTGTAATCACTATCTGTTCCAGGATTCCAATTATTCGCTAATATTTTATAATTGTTTATAAGAATAGGGAAAGGAACTTTAACTAGATTAATATCAACATTTGTAGTAGTAGTTTTCAAATCATACACCTTATCGTATTTGTAATTATAAATCTTAGGTTTAGATAAATTATCAACAGTTAATCTCGCTAACGTCTTACCATATTTTAATAAATTATTCGTAAGCCCAATACTAGCAAATCTACTAAATGAACTACTATCCACTAAATCTATAACCTTCATTTCTACATCAATGGCGGCAGTTGTATTAGAATATTTAATAATAGGTCTATATTCAATCTTTTGTGCAAAATTTTCTGTTACTAAAAATGTAATCGGAAACCCACTTATTAAATTTTCTTCGTATAAAGTTACGACGTATTCGATATTTATCTTTCTTCCCTGTGATTCAAGATTATTAACGAAGTTATCCATGTTCTCATTTGAGTTATCGTAAACTCCATATATTTCAAAGAAATCCCCTTGTGTAGATTCTTCAACCATTACACCTAATGTTTGGTACTCTGGTTGTATAGATAAAGAAGTTTTATAAGTATCACCTAGATAATAATAAGGAACACTAAAAACTGTCTGTTTAGATGATATAAACGAAAACTCTAAATAAATAGGAGCACTCATATTTAATCCAACACTATCTGTTAAATGATCGTTAACACTATCTGGTGTTACAACATTTGTTGTTGGATTTATATTTCTTTGATTAGCAGTGTCTTGTACGCTAGGAACATAGAATGTTAAATATTTACCCCATTCTTTTTGGTTGTATGTAAATGGAGTGGCTAGGTCCATTAATTGATCGGCGTATTCAATAACGCCACTAACACTTTGTGCTTGTGTTTTATCAAAATAGAAATTGGAAAGTGGGTATTGTTTTTTACCTAAATAATCAAGGGCTTGAATTTTTAAATAGAAACCGTAATATACACCAAAATTATAACTAGACGGAAAGTATAATGTTACTTTATCGTAAAGCATCGGAGCAGTAGAATAATTCTGTAACTTTAAGAAGTTGAATTTAGTAGGATCTACTTTTGAATATTTTTTAGTTGTTGCGTCTATTACGAATAAGTTATGATCAATATCATTGATATTAGTTGTAGATAAGAAGTTTCGAGTATTTTTTGTAAGGTCTGACCATACAATATAATTTTCTGTTACGTTTAAACTACTGTAATCCCATTCTAATAAAACATTTTGGTCTAGATTTAAATATTTTTTAGCCATTGTTGCACATTTCTTTTTCGTTATATATAAAAAATGGCAACACACAAAAACAAAAAACCCCAACAAAAATTGCTGGGGTTTCTTTTTTACATCCACTTTTTACGTTTCTCATCAAACTCTTTTTCAAGTTTGGTTAAACTGTAACTCCATGTTTCAGGAAAATCAAGTAACCTGTACTTTTGATTCCTTACTTCTTGGTGAATGTTTCTAGGTTCTGCTTCAATAAAGTAATATTGAGCACGGTAACCTCTTCGGTTTACCATATCGACTCTCCAAAGTCGAAGTTTATCATTTGTTTTCATAACTCAAGATCTACTTGAGTTATGATGAGTTATATTTTTTCATATTACTATATATACAATATTTTTAGTGTAGTTTGGACAATTTTAACGTCTTCCACCGCCACCACCGCCACCACGCATTCCACCACCTCCGCCACTAGAGCCACCACGCATCCCACTACCACTTGATCCACCACTTCTACCTGCTGGTGAGTAAGAACCACCTCCTCTAGATGGAGTTGAATAACTACCACTACTTCTGGTAGGTGAAGAATAATTACCAGTTCCTCTTTGTTGTGAAGGAGAATTATAACCCCTATTATAACCAGGATTTTGTCTCTGTGAAGGAGAATTATATCCTCTATTATTAGGAGTTTGTGAAGGAGATCTATATCCAGGATTTACTGTCCTAGTACGAGGACTCACATATTCTTGGCTAGACCTAGCTTGACGATACTGAGCAGGATAATAACTCTTAGCGTTATTATATCTTTGTTGCTGATTATTTCTTTGTTGTGTACTAACACCCCTATTAACAGGTTGCCTACTTTGTAAAGCTCTATTACTTGGTGTTCTAGTATTTATTCCACTCCTTGTATTCACAACAGTTCTTGGGTTCACGCCAGTTGTTCTGGTATTCCTATACATATCATTTCTTTTACCATTATAGTTGTTACGACCGTAACCAACATCCCTGTGTCTTCCCATATATGTATTATAATGAGCACCATAGTTACCGTAACCGTAATAACCGTAATACCCACCGTAATATCCCCATCCGTAATAAGGATAACCCCAGTAACCACCGTACCAATAAGGATTGTACCATCCGAACCCGTAGTAATATGGTGAGTAATAAGGAGCATATCCCCAACTATATCCCATATAGTAATAAGGACTATAAACGGACACGTAGAAAGGATCTGGATCAAATATATTAACGTAGAGATTCTTTTCCGCGTTATACACTGTACCAAAACCAAACTTGTTCTCGTCGTAATACTTTGTAGTATCTACCGAAGTTGAATCTGGAGGTGAAGTATATGATAAATCATCGGTGTAATATGATTGTGGGTTAACTGTAGCGTTACGCGTAGCAGTACAACCGACAAAGATCAATAAAATCAGAAATAAGAAAATCTTTTTCATAATTATTTGATTATTTTATATATTATATAACAATTATTGTGACAAAGGTTTTAATTCGTTCGGAGTTATCTTTTGGAACATCCAATGATCATCCGTTGTAACATGTCCTTTTCTAACATATTTAGCGATAGATTTTTCAAACTCTTCAAATGAAAAACTAGAAGCCAATCTAATAACAAACCCCTCTTGTATTTCAGTATTTATTTTGAAATTCTCAATAAACTCTTTGTTATAAATACCTCTCCATAAAACTGGGACGTGTTCTAATCCAAGAAATTTACTAAAAGTAACTGTATCATCCCACGATAAACAAGTATCATCTTCGTCCCAAATAGAAAATACCATAAAATAAGAAGGAAGACTTTTATATGATAATGAATGTTGAGCGTAAAGATTTTCACCACAAATTTTCCAATCATCTGGAATATTATATTTGATATTCCCCCAAAGTCCTTTAACCCAGTGTCTTGAAGGATGATCAGCACTATCTAACGAACGGGCGTGAATACAATCATTCATAAGAGTCGTATTTTCACCATCTAACTTCTCGCTTATTACTATTTCCTTTCCATTAAAAAAATCAATGTTTTTATGTATTCTATCGTCACTTGTGGCTCCAGGGCTCCAGGGAACGTGCGCCGTGCGCGGGTATTTACGTTTCATCACTTTTAATTTTTTTAATTATAAAATTTATTAAATCATTTTTATATTCTTTTAATTCTTTCTCCCATATATATATTATTTTATATCCTTTACTTTCAGCTAATAATTTTTTATTTAAATCCTTTTCCCACAATTCTTTAGCTATAGCACTTTTAAACGGGTGTGGTAAAATATCAGTTTCTTTATAAATTAAAGGGTTAGCGTGCCAAAAATCTCCATTTATTTCTATTAATAAGTTCGTATTGGTAATTCTAATATCATATGAATTTTTATTTATCCAATATTGTTTTGACTACTTGTAATGATTGTGGGACACAGTATATAAGACATCTACCATCACTTATATACTGTGTCCCACAATCATTACAAGTAGTCAGAGGTTTCAATGGTGTTGTTTTCTTACCTTTTATAAAATTACTCCACTGTTTATGATATTTCTTTTTATAATGTTCACAATTTCTTTCAGATTGTGATAAATAACATTCTGAATCACAAGCCATTCCAGCGTCACTACCAGGATATAAATAATCTAAAAAACAAGAACCTTCTGGGCATTCACAGATTTCCCAATTCTCTTCACCGTAAGGATCAAGTTCTTTTTTAGAATCAAACATTTTAAATTTTTTTATCATTACAAATATACTTATTTTTGTCCACTTAAAAAAATTAATTTAAACTAACATTTATATTGATATATATTAAAAATAACAACAATAAAAAAGATATATAAGGAGAAAAATTTAATTCAATTATGAGAAACCAGAAGATAAGGACTTTCTACAAAAAAGAAATGGCTTTAAATGATATAGTCGCAGAAAACTACTCAATGTCCCCCAACAAACCAAAGTTGTTCATGGATCACGTAGAAAAGAAAGACAAGAAAGACCTCCTTATCGTTGACGAAGACTTTGACCCCTTCAGCCGTGAAGATTTCTATATCGCTCATACAAAAGAATACGTTGACGCTTTTTTCGATAATATTCCAAACCTTAACGTTAGTAATAAATTAAAATGGACACCAGAATTTGCTGATACTGTAAGATACACAAACTCATCACTTTACGCTGCTATTAAACATAGTATTGATTATCCTGATATAGTTAGTTTATCCCCGACTGCTGGATTTCACCACGCTATGCCACATAGAGGATTTGATTTCTGTACTTTTTCTGGTCAAGTTATAGCTTCTGCTAAAATATACCAACAATACAAATTGGCTGGTGCTTACATAGATTTAGATGCCCATTTTGGTAACTCCATTGGAGATAGTATGAACTTTGTTAAAGATTTAGATAAGGCTATTGTGATGAACATTAACCCAGAAGATTACCACGATTGGTACATTAAAAATCTAAACAGAGATCTTAAAATTCTAGAAAATAAGATATTAAATAAAGAAGTAGATTATTTAGTGTTTGCTCACGGTGCTGATAGCACAGAAGATGATGATCTTGGCGACGGTCAATTAACTGATAAGGGTTGGGTTAGAGTTAGTGAAATAGTTTATAATTTCATTAACGAAATTGATTTAAAATTAGGAAGACCTATCCCATTAACTCTATCTTTATTTGGCGGATACAGAAGACATGACTTCGATAGTGTGTTGGACTTGCATTTAACGGATATAGAAAAATGCCACAGTATCCTCTGTAAAAATTAATTCTAAAATTTAATATATAGTGGCATGAAATACCTTGGTACTATATTAGAAGAATTGGGTGTTAAATCATTACCAGTTTCGTCTTATTTAAATTGGAGTGATTTAGAATTCGATAAGATTAGAAAAACTAGGGGCGATAAATATAAAAAATATGGAGGTAAAGAATTAGCAGATGAAAGAAGATCTTTAAAGAAGAAAATTAAAGCTGATATAGATGAAATAAAAAAATTAAAAGATACTGGCATTTTCTTTATCGAGAAAGAGTCTTTTCTAATGCAATTTTTCACTCTTTACTTCTACAACGTTAGGTACAAAAAACCAATATCTGATATATTTAAAAAATGGGGAATCGATCCACTCGCAGCTAAAACACATTTCAGTTTAGAAGATAGATTAAACAGAATGCACTTTCTTAAAGGCGTTGATCCTCAGTTGAGGGGGACGGGTCTGGCGGAATTACTTTACAAAGAATTTATACATTATATAGGATGGGCTACATCAAATGCTGACGCCAAACCAGGTGTTAAAGTTATATGGTCAAAATTAGCTAAGGACGATGATTTTTATACTGTTGTAACTTATTTTGATGTATTGGCTATAAGTAAGAAAAAAGGATATACAGAAGAAGAAATAAGACAAATTGTAAATAGATTTTTAGAATCTAAAGTTGAAGACGTTTATAAATATAAGGGCAAGACAGTCATAGACGACGAACTTCTTGAAATGTTCCCCGAACTAAAAGATAAATATTACAGAAAAGGTAAAGTAGTTAAAAGATATGAGAACATTATAAAGAAAGAATTGAAATATCTTCCTTTTATAAACGATTCATTAATTATAGACGTCAAGGGGAACGAAGAATATTGTTTGATTAGAGATGTATATTTCACACACGGTAAAATATATTACTGGGGTGTGGTTAGATCAGGCGATATAATCATCTCACCTTATATCGAAGACGGGGAAATAGGGTTCAGTAAAGTTCTTTGGAAAGAAGTAGATGGTTACGATAAATATACTATATTACAACAAGACGTTGATGTAGTTGGCATCATACCAAACTCTAATGATATAAGATTAACTAGGAGAAATGTTAGTGTGCAAGATATGATAGATGGTGTAAGATTATCATACATACCTAGGAGAGTTGTATATAGTGGTGAGGAGTTAGATAGATTAGTCTTTTCGAGAACAAGAGTTAAAAACGCCATTGAAGTAAGAATATCTTATAAAGACGAAAGAAGAAAATTACAACTCATTAAGAATCACGAGTATTATAAAAGAATGTTCATCGCTAGATAATTGATTAGATTATCGTCGTTCAAATCCTTTATATCATTTTCCCAAATATAAAACACCTTATAACCAAAGGATTCTGCTAATACCTTTTTATTTAAATCCCTTCTCCATATAGTTTTTACTCTTTCTTTTTTAAATGGGAATTTCAAAACGTCGTTCTCGTTATAAAGAACAGGATTAGCGTGCCATAGATCGCTATTAACATCTATCAGAGTATTCTTTATCTTTATATCAAAGAACTTCCTTCCAACCATGAATCTCTTAGTGTATGTTATATTCAATTTATCAAGACAGTTTGTAACCTTAGACTCTATTGAAGAATATATTTTATCAAGAAGAAAGTCTTTTTGCTCATCTGATAAGTTAATCCAATGATTATAACATATTTTATATAAACTCTTTAATTCATTTTGTACTTCTTCGTCTATGGTATCATTTTTCATATCTAACGTTTTAGATATGAATAGATCACGTAGATTTATGAAATTCTGTATGTTTTTAGAAGCATTTAGATTTTTTAAACGTTTCTTATTTTTAACAGATTGGAGTTTAGATACGTTATCCACTCCGTATTTGGTCATACAAGTTTTTTTGTATTTCTTGGTTGATATTTGTTTGGAACTTACTTTCATAGTTCTTCTTTTGATATTGTAATAATCTAGAAGAAATATTATGTTATTGTAACTTATGAGATGATCTTTTCTGATCTCAGGAAGACTTTTAAGTTTGACGACGTATTCATCGAAGAGAGTATTTTTAGTACTTATCATGGGGAAGTTATAAGATAGAAATTCAATTTTGATTCCTTCTTTTGTCCATACTTTCATGTTCTTGTTACACCTATAAATATGGCGACCGTCGTAGCGATTGATTCTATTTTTACAAAAAGGACAGTGCATCTTCTCACGTATATATAAATAGTGAGAAGTTGGATAACTTCATATTTTTCAGTTGGAAAACTATCGAAAAATGAGAAAAATTATAATATATATAGTATTAAACGTATTAAATTGTATGTGAGTCGTGGGACAAACATAGTAAAAAATAATTAAAAAAATATGCCAATAAGTAACAAAGATTTAGGAAAGTACAAACGTCCAGGTATTTTCATCGAAGAGATAGATCTATCGATGATTGAACGTCCAATTCAGGAAGTACTAATCAACTTAGTGCCTGGCTTCTCTAAGAAGGGTCCTTTCAATAAGCCTGTTAGGGTTAATAGCCCACAGGAATTTGAGGACATTTTTGGACCAGTGGACAAAAACCTTGAAAACAAAGGTTCATACTTCCACAGATTTGTAGAGGATATGTTGACTGTGGGTCCCGTTTGGGCACTCAATTTATTGAAGACTGATCCTACTAGAGATCAATTGGAATGGGAATCTATCTCAGTTTCAGCTCAGTACGATAACGGTCCTAAGAACTCTTCGCCTTACGAAAGATTTTTCAATAGACAAGATTTCTGGGAAAGAGATGTAGAATCCTTTATGGATATCGTTGATCTAGAATTTATTGATCACCCTACAACTCAACCAAATCCAGCACATGATTTGTTCAGTATAACAAACATGGGGGATAAGAAAATTACATTGTTCACGTTCAAATCTTCAATTACTGGATTTGACGTATCAGCCGAAAGTTGGTACGGTGGAGCTGATAAAGTTCCTTTATTCATGAACGCAAAAGATTACATCTCAGATTATATGATTAGTGTGTTATCAGTTGTTGGTGATTATACAGATTACGCAACTTTGAGTGTTGACCCATATTGGGGTAAATATTTCAACGCTAATGGTTTAATCAAAGGACAAGTTCAAAACTTTGTTAGTGATAGATTAACAACAGTTAACGCTTATTATGATGTGTGTTTAATTCCAAATTTTAGAGATACATCTGGAAGAGATATGTATATCAAGAATGTTATTAACGTAGCGACCGAACAAACTGGTTTATTCTGTTATTACAACGAAGAATATCTGTTAAATTCAGATTTCTACAAAGGTAACATTGATACAATCGGTGCAACTTTAGTTCTCACAGAAGACGTTATTAATAATGTTATTCCAAAGACTTCAATTGATTTTATGTCTTATAAAACCAATTTAAGTGAAAGTGTTGGTTACGCTGAAAGAGGATTAGATTACGTTGGAAATCCATTCGGAAACTACAGCGAAGATATGATAACATCATGGGTTAGTGGCAGAACAGGTCAATATACAAACTGGTACACTAACATAGCTCCAACAGCAGTAACTAATATGTATTCTACTGTTATAACAGGCGTTGTTTCATCAGCCATTACTTTAACAAGTATAACTGGTGTTGAAGTTGACGATACTATTTATTTCAGTAAATCATTCGGTATCTTAGAAAAAGATTTACCATATTATGTTTTAACAATTGATGGTGCTAATATTACAATATCTAAAACCAAAGGTGGCCCAATTTTAACAGGACTTTCTTCTGGAACAAATGTTTTCGCTTATAGTTTAAAACAAAAATTCTACGACGCTATTGGAAGTTTATCTTATAATATCAACACTGGATATACATTATCTGATAGTGTATTATTCTTGGAACCATTTGTTGTAAACAATAGTGCACAAACATATAGTAGATATGATATTGTATATTTAAGTACAGATTATACAACTATTCATACAGTAAAAGGAAATCAAGTAACTGGTACATCACCAAGTAAACCAAACTTCCTTTTAAGTAACGCTAATACAATTATCCTAGGATATATGAAAATTCAATATGATTTAGTTTCCAGTGTAACACCAACTTTCACAAAAACTTGGTACCCTGTTACAGTAGATGAAACTAAATATTTAGTTTTAGTAGATGGTACAGACGTTTCAGCAGTATCTGGTGTAACAGTCGCTGGTATCAAATATTTAGATCTATATTTCTTAGGAACATCTGGATCAACAGACTATACCAATTATCTCAAATTAAGAAAATCAAAAATTTTCACTGAGATTTATACCAATTTATTGACTGGTAGATCTGTTATAATTAATAAATTAGATGGAAGTAAATATTCTGTAACAGCTACAGTATTTGAAGCTACAACTACATCAGATGCTCACGTCATCATATACTTCGATAGTTTAACAGCTACAAATCCATTTAATTATTACGTAAGTGGTAGTTTCTTAATCTATTACATAGACTATGAATTAGATTTCTATTTAAGATCAAATAGTCTTTCGAGTATAATTACAACAACTGGAGTAGTAAATGGATTAGCCGCAGATACAGGTATAGTTGCTAAATACTCAACATTATATCAAGATTATTACAATGGTATAATAAATAACGGTGATTACATTTATCAAAACAACGATAGTGGAACAACAGTAAAAATTTATTTGAAAATGTTCTTAAATTCAGATAAGAACTTAACAATTAAATTTGCTAGTGCACCAGAAGGTGATCCAGATACTACATTAACTAACGTTAGTGTAAATTATCGAGACGCTGATGGTAACATAGCTTTAATAATTTATTCAAATAAATCAAGTTACAAACAATCACTTGAAATTGAAAACACAAGTTATATCACAGACTTTAATAACGTAAACTATGTTTATGTTGATAAGACTAGATATGCAGAAATAACAAAAGGCTGGTACTTAGAAGCATATTACGACACTTCGTATTATGATTCTCCAGGTGAAGGTTATATCTTAGGAGCAGTTCCAAGAAAACTTGTTCGTATAACAAAGACAGCTATTGATACTGTAGATCCAATGTTAAAAATCTTATACGCTGACGGCCCAATTAGAATTTTAAGTAACCCAACAGGTTCTACTTACGATTATTACACCTCAGCCTATATGTCGATTGATAACTATGTTGGTGAATACAATGGTTTAACATTAAAACCGTTCACAGTACATCCAGATTCAATGCCAAATAACACAGACGCTAGATTAGATAGCATAATGAGTGTGTTAGACAAATCAACAAACTTAGCAAAAGGTTTGGCTAATAAGAACAGAATCACATGGAGATACTTAGTAGACTCCTTCGGATTAGGTCTTACCGCCTTATCAAAACAAGAATTCGTTGATCTCTGCGGTATGAAACTCAACTGTCTTGGTTTCATCAATATGCCAAGTGCAAGACAATTTAAAACATCAATCAACCCAAGTTTTATCAATGATGATAGAACAATAAATACTACATATATCAAAGAAGGTGGAAATCCAGATCTTAATCCAAGCTTCGAATATAGTTTTGGTAACGGTGTTGGTATGAGTTGTGTAGGTTATTTCTTCCCTTATGTTAAGGACGTAAATGATACTACCAAGTTTATACCACCTGCAGCTAAAATCTGTAAAACCTACATGAAGAAATTCACTGGTGGTTTAGGAAACGCTTATCCATGGCAAATCATAGCAGGTCCACAGTTCTCATTAATAACAGACATTTCAACAACTGAAATGAGATTTACTAATGAAGATCTTGAAAACTTCTACGCAATGGGAGCCAATCCAATTGTTTACTCACTCAACAGAGGGTACAATATCAACTCAGAAAGCTCAGCACAGGTTTATCCACTTAGCTCACTAAGTTATATTCACTCAAGAGAAGTTCTCATAGAACTTGAAAATAGACTCTACGATATGTTACTTAACTATCATTGGAGATTTAACACTCCTGAAATTAGAGCTGAAATCAAGTTCAGAGCAGACCAAATCTGTAAAGAACTTCTAGACTCAAATGCACTCTATGACTTCAAGAACGTTTGTGATAAAACAAACAATACTGACTATATCATAGACCTACAAATGGGTGTGTTAGATACCTACATAGAAATTATCAAAGGAATGGGTATCATTGTGAATAACATTACAATTCTCAAAAAGGGAACCATCGAATCTGGTGGTTTCTTACCTCAATAAATTAAATTGGGAATAAAAAAAGGAGGAAATTTATTCCTCCTTTTTTTTATAAATATATTTCAGATGTCCTGAATCATATATTCTATATATTTTACGTTCTAACATTATTTCGTGTTCGGTTTTATTTGGATCTGCTCCATTTTTAATCAGAACATCTTTTCTAAATCCGAATCTATGTTTTCTGAATCCGTCGAATACATAATAATAATTAGGCTTAGTTTTATGAACCAGTTTAAATCCTAATTTCTCATATAAATCACCAGATGACCAACTTCTATCGGCATAACTTATAACTTCGTTCGGACTATAATGATCAATAAAATATTTAAATAATCTACTAGCTCCTCCTATAACATTAGTGTTCAATTTATTACAAAATCTAATCATTTCATATGACCCCTCTATTGATTTAGTTCCCATAGATTTTCTTTGGAAACCGAATGTCATCAGAGAAACTAGTTCTTCTTGATAAAATAGTCCAATTTTAAATTGTGAACCAATAAATCCTTGTAGATGATTTTGATTTAGAAAATCTCTAATGATTTTATTATCTGTTATTTCTCTGATTTCACATTTTCTAGCGTATATTTTTTTAGATTTTCCAAGTAAATTTAATATTCTGGATTTAATAATATCTTGTTTAAACATCCAATCATCTTGATACACATGAATTAATTTAATATCATTTTTTTCTGATAGTTCGGTTTTTTCTAAGTGATAATTAGGAGATTTATATAGTTCATTATGCCAATATACACCATTGAATTCAAATGATATTTTCAATTCTGGTATATAAATATCTAATTCGGAACCTATAATATTTCTATTATTTAATAATATTTCACCATTATAATTATTTTTAATAAAGTTTTGAAGTTGAATTTCTTGACCACTATTACTAAAAGAATTTATAGGATTACATATCGTACATATTTCAGTGTTAATTTTTTTTCTATTTCTAAAAGAATACATATCTATTTCAAAATCATGACCTTTATTACAATGAAATCTAAAAGATTTTTTATTATAATCCACTTCAAATAAATTCAAATGTTTATATTTTTCTAAATTTTTTTTTATTTTTGTTTTAATGAAAGATGATGTGGATTTTTTTATAATTTCAAAATTATTTTTAGGGCTATTCCCGCCATATCTTTCATTGTTTGTTTTGATCATCTTAGCTTTAATATCGATGTTCATTCCCGGTGTTTTGGTTCCAAACTTTTCATAAGATTTTTTTTCTTTTATATCTTTAATCTTTGGATCACTACTTATACATGGTATGGAGCAATAATCATAATATCCTAAAGTTGAATTACGATATTTAGTTTCATTGTTACAATTTGGATTTTTACATGATGTTTTTTCTTTTATATCATGCACATAATGATACATCTTTTCTTTAAATAGAATATCATTTAATTTTTCACTACAATAATTAATAACATCAACATATATTTCTGGATAATTTTTTTTAACATATCTTTCATTATACATTCTTCCGGAATTTCCATTATGATTTTTTATAAAATCCTTGATTTCATTGTCATTCATATTCATATGTTTCTTTTATCCCTTATATATAAAAGAAAAAATATGAAGTTTTAATATTAATATATAGTTATATGAAACTTTCAATAGAAGAATATGATGTACTTTATAAGAAACTAGAATATAAATTTAAGGAATCTGGTGATGAACTAGTTGATAAAATTAAAGATCAGAAAGATCTATCACTGGATGATATTATAATATACTTTTAGAAAAAGCGATAATGATATAATAAAAAAGTTGGCTGATATGGCTGGACTTAAGGATTATGCTCCTGTTAAATATGGTAATATTAAAGCCAAAAAACAAAGAGATTTAAGAGAATTAAAAGAAGAATATGTAGTCAAATTTGATAATTTTATGAAAAATTTAATTTAATATATATTGATATATAAAAAAATAACAAAATAATATCAATATATATCTGAGGAACAATAGCAATATTAATATATACTAGAAAAGATATAAAAAAATAATAATAAAAACATGGGATTAGGACATTTTACCAACGTAGCAACAGCAACAAATATGTGGGAACCAGTATTTAAGAGTTTGTTTGAAATTCAAATTGACTTACCCCCACTTATCAATTTAGGGCCTGATATCAAATCAATTTTAATAGAGAACGCCACAAGCGTACCTTTACCATCATACCCAAAAATTGAAGTAAAACCACAAAGGTTTAAATACTCAACTCGTATCTACCCAACACTACCAGGTCAAACTCACTTAACAGAACAACAAATTAAATTCAATTTGAACGAATCTGTAAACGTGAGACAAAACGTAAGTGGTGTAGTAGCAGGTAGAGTTCCAGTATTTAGAGCAATAAAAGACTGGTACGACCTCATTTGGAACAACGAAACAGGACAACTAAATTATAAAGGAAACTTAGTAGGCACTGTTACAATCGACCAACACGATAAGGAAGGACTAGTCGTAAGACGTGTTATATGGCATAACGCTTTTATAACAGGATTCTCAGGTTGGGACGAAGGTCTCTCATGGGAATCAGTAACAGAAATCCACGATCTAACTGCTTCATTTGCAGTGGACTATTTTGAGGACTTCTATTATTAAGATTTAATCTAAATAAATATAAGATAAAAATATAAGGCTTTAAGTCTTATATTTTTGCCAAAAAATAGCTCTGATTACTGAGAAGAAAAAATAAAAAGAATATGGAAAAGTTGTGTAGAGTTTGTGGAAAATTGAAAGAGATTAACAATTTTGTTAAAAACGATAAAATGGCTGATGGTTATCGAAATGAGTGTAAAGAGTGTTTGAATGGATTATACAAAGATAAAGATAAAATAAGAGAACGTAATTTAGAAAAGGAAATCAAACTTGATGGAAATAAAGTCTGTCGAATTTGTAAAATTGAAAAATCTTTGAATGAATTTCATATAAAAAGAGGCACACCAGATGGACATCGTCATGAATGTAAAGAATGTGTTAAAAGTATTCAAAAGAAATATAAAGAAATTCCTAATTATAAAGAAAAAGAAAAAGAATACGATAAAAAAAGATACGATAAAATAAAAGATAAAATCCTTGAAAGAAAAAAAGAACATTATCAAGAAAATAAAGCTAAATTATTAGCTTATAAAGAAGAATATAGAAATACCCCAGAATATAAAATTCAATATAAAAACTGGAGATCCGAAAACAAAGAACTCTTAGCTAGACTCCAAGCAAATTATCGTAAAAAATATCCTCACATTATAGCATGGCGATCAGTCCTTTATTCAACTCTTAAACGTCTCGATACTCCAAAAGAAGGACACACAATAGATATGTTAGGTTATTCAGCGTTAGAATTAAAAGAACATATTGAAAAACAATTTCTTGATGGTATGACTTGGGATAATCACTGTGAATGGCATATTGATCATATAAAGGCTGTTGTTAATTTTGATAATAACGCTGATATAAGAGAAGTCTGTGCTTTAGAAAATTTACAACCTTTGTGGGCTTTTGATAATTTAAGTAAAAACAGGTATTAAACTTTTTTAATCTTTTACTATATAAATGTTTATGAGAAAAATCATATACTTCTTTATATTCATTTTCCTTTTATCCTTATTGGTTTCATGTATGCCGAAATATAATTGTTCTGCTTACGGTGAGAAACAGAGGTACCAAAGGCCGCCTGCTTATTGGAATCAAAAAAGATGATTTCTAAATAAACTTTAGACAGGCCGCCGCTCCTTTAATATATAATATTGAAAGGAACAACCTATAAAAAAAAAGTAAACAAAAAATGGAAGAAAAAAAGGACGCATTAGAGAAATTTATTTCCGAATCAACAAAACCAACACAAACACAAATTATTCAAGAAGAGCCCCTAGTTGGAGGCGGTAATACACTAAATTATATTACAGTAGATTTGAGTGTACTCCCAGCGGGAGCATTTTACAAACCAGGTACAGTAGTTATGATTAGAGCCGCTTCAGTATCAGAAGTACAAGCTTATTCCGCTGTAGATGATCAAAATTTTCTTGATGTTACAGACAAGATGAATGAAATGCTTGGAAGATGTGTTAGAATTAAACATCCAGGTGGACTAGTAGGAACATATAAAGATCTGAAAGATAATGATAGATTATTCTTAATCTTTATGATTAGAGAATTAACATTCCAAAAGAATAGTAATTTAGCTAAAGACGTTACTTGTGGAAACTGTAAACACGAATTTAAAATTCAGTTTAGATCAACACCAGGACCAGATAGTCCAAAAACATTTTCAAATTACGAAATGGACCCAGAACTCGAGCCATATTTCAACAAACAAGATAGAACATTTGATTTTGCTTTAGGTGAAAAATTATGGAAATTGGCTCCACCATGTATCAGTCTTCAAGAAATTTTCTTTAAGAATATTAAAGAGAAGGTAACTGCTGATAAGACACCAAATGTATCATTCTTGAAAATTATACCATTTACTCTCTGGGATAGAAAATCTATTACAGAAGACGGTATTAAAGCCAAGGAAGAAGAATTTAAGAACTTAGATATGGACACCTTCTTATTTTTAGATGAAGTAGTAAGTAAGATGTTATTTGGTATCAAGGAATTGAAAATGAGTTGTCCAGTGTGTGGTGAGGAGGTCCACACGGACATGACGTTTCCCAAGGGGGCCTCAAGTATTTTCAAACCAGGTATTAAGTTACTCGATAGATTCAAGAAGTAAAATAGAAGATTTCGAAAAATCTGTATTCTCAGTCTTTACAGTTTCTTGGGAAAATTTAACAGGTAATAAATTCGAATTCATGAACCAACTTCAAATGCCTACAATTGTTGTAGATGGTTGGCCTTATTACGAATTTGAAAGATATATTAAGTTGTTAAATGAAAAGAACGAAAACGAAAAGAAACGACACGAAGATAGTGAAAAGAATCAACCTAATATGCCTAATATGAATAGTATAGGCAATCTAGCTAAAAGCTTTAATCCATCAAATTATAAGCTACCTAATTTTAACTCCCCATTCTAAAAATGGGGATTTTTTATTTTATTAACAATATCATTTACTTCAGCTTTCCAGTCTTCTTCTGTATTAATAATAAAATCTGAATTTTTTATTTTATAATCCTGACTCATAAGTTTACTTAACCTATTATCTATTTCATCGTCAGTATAATTATTCCTGTGTTTTAATCTTTTTCTAATTGTGTCCATATTAGCGTAAGCACAAATAATATAATCATAATCCTTTTCCACTTTATGCTCAAAAATTAAAGCTGATTCGTAAAATATCATTTTACCGTTATGTCTCGAGACGAAGTCGTACCAATCTTGTCTTAAATGAATTTTGAATATCTTATTTAATTTCTCTAATTCTCTCTTATCGTTAAAGACTATGTTAGCAATATATTTAGTATTATAAATTCCGTCTTTATAAGATTCTTCACCAAACTCTTTAATTATTTCTTTTTTTAGTTCAGCATTTGTATTAGCTATTTTCTTAGCCTCAACGTCACTATAATAAACTGAGTAACCTTTATCTTCTAAATATTTACAGACTGTTGATTTACCTGAAGCAATTCCACCAGTTACGGCTACAGTTATAGGTTTGATAAAAGATTCGAATGTTATTATCATAATCCTTTTCTGATTTGAGTTGAGCTTATATCTTCAACGTCTTTTGTAGCAATCATATATATTGTTTCTATATCTGGGGCAACGCCTTTATTATAATTATCTACAGCTTTCTCCCATTCAAAATCTTTTGGATTTCTCATACCCCTTAACATATATTTAGCACCTATCTTCTTACAAAAATCAACTGTTAAACCATTGTAAGAATCGACTACAATCTTAGGATTGTTAATCTTACTTTTTATAATCTCTTTTCTTTCTTCAATAGTATAATGACCTTTCTTATCTTCATTTATACCTATTGCTATCACAATCTTATCGAAGAGTGGAAGAAATCTTTCAACTAATTGAATATGACCATCATGTATTGGGTCGAAAGATCCTGGAAATACAGCAATTCTATCACCGTATTTAAATTTTTCGTTATATGATTTTATTCTCATAGACATTATATATAAATTTACGAATTTAGATTTTAAAAATGGAGAATTTTATTTTTATATATAGCCCTATATACTAAAAAATAATAACAAAAGTGAGATGGGAACGATCGTCAAGACATACGAAGAGTGGGGATTTTTTAAAAAGGAATTAACCCCAGATGAAGAATATCAAAAACAAAAGAAACAAGCTTTAAGAGATAAGGTAAAACCAGGAAACGCCCCAGAAGTAGAACCAGGTGAAGAAGAAGATGACGATAAGCCATCTACTAAAAAAGTTAACGATCAAGATGATTACGGTGAAGAATTTTGGGAGGATGAAGCAGGAGATAAAAATAGAAAATCACCTTGTTAAAAAATTAATTAAAAAGTTATGGCAGATTTAAAAAAATTCGAAGATTTCGAATATAATGAAGAAGAAGATGACGACGCAGTTCAATTCAAAGAGGGAGACAAAGTTGTATATCTTAGACCTGGTTATAAACACGATAATGAAGTAGGTACAATTAGACGTATTCGTAAAGACGGTAGATATAGTATTTTATTAGACGATGATACCCATTTCGCTGCTAGTGCTGAATATGTTTTCCCATCTTCAAAGAAAAGAAAAGTAAAAAAGAACGATAGGCATTATAACTATTACGATGATTGCGGGCAAGGTGGCGGTGGTTGTGGCGGTGGTTATGGACCAGTTGACTACGGCGGTTGTGGTGGTGGTGGAAATAATAATCACTGTTAAAAATAAATAATTACTATGGAAAACTTAACTACATTCGAAGAATTTTCCTTTTTCAGAAAGAAAGAGTTAACTCCAGATGAGGAATATAGAAGACAGTCTAAAGAAGCTGAAAGAAATAGACCCAGAAATCCTGATACGAAATATTCTAAATTTTGGGGTATTTACGATGACGGTATGGAGGAAGAGGAAGAAGAGGAAGAAGAACAAATTGAATACGATACACCATGAACAACGAAATAGCATTTTTTGATTTAGATGGAACCTTGTGGAATATCAAGAATGACGACATATGGATAATAGATAAAGAAAAACCATTTAGACCAGTTATCATTCTTAATCATCTTGATTTTTCCTTGATCAAAGCAGGAAGATATAGAAAAGATGAATTACCATTAGATTACAACGGTCAAATATATTACATTAGTAAAGATTTATTTGAAAAAATTAAAAAGAAATCTGGAAGTGAAAATATCGAAAGATTCGGTATTTCTTTTATACCTATGCTTAGAAAAGAAATTCTCGATAAAAGAGAAGTTGATATACTTAGCCATAACATTGAGCATCTTAGGTATAATAAGTTCGTAGATATTGGTTTACTTACAGCTAGATCAAATCAAAGGAACCATTCAGATCTTGTTAATAAACTTAGATTAGAATTAAAGAAAATAGGAATAGAAATAAGTAAAATATTCTTTGTTGGTAGTGGAGTTCATAGTGGAGTAGATCCTAAATTGAAAAGTTTCGTTCTACTGGAACATCTTTTAGGACTTAAAATTAAAGATGGTAGATTTATATCTGTTAAACAAGACTGGTATAAGAAAGTTAGTTTCTACGACGACGATAGTAAAAACATTGATTACGCCAACGATATTCAAGATTGTTTTGAAGAACTTTTAAGAAAGACAGACGACGAACTTTTTAGAATTATAATAGATAGAATTGAGACATTCGAATTAACACTTGATACTTATCTTGTAAGTGATAATGAAGTAAATAGATTTAAGAAGAGTTCTGTAACGTTAAGACCACCTTTAAGATTTCCTATAAAAGAAAGTCTAAAAAATTATAATGATTTTTTAAGGAAATGATAACTAAATTCAAATTAAAAAACTGCATTCTTTTATGTAAAAATTGTCATAATAAATTACATTATAGTATTAATTCTAATGTAGATAAAAAAGATAAAAAGATATTTTTAGAATATAAAGGTGTAAATGGTTGTATAATATGTGGATATAACGAATGTGTAGCATCTTTAGAATTTCATCATAAAGACCCAAAAGATAAATTATTTCTTATATCAAATAAAAGTCATTACTATAAATCAATAGAAAGTTTAAAAATTGAAATAGAAAAAGAAATAAATAAATGTGATGTTTTATGTTCAAATTGTCATGCTGAATCTCACCTCAACGATGGATTTTATGCATCACACGAAGAAGAAATAATAAAGAAATCTAAAAATATGATTGAAAAAATGATGAAAATAGATAGAGATATCATTTTATATCTTTTCAAGAATGGTTATAGACAAATTGATATATCGAATGAATTGGGGATTAAAAGAGGAATAGTATCATCTATTTTCAAAGAATTAGGGCTTCCTAAAAAAACCATTGAACATTGAAAAACCAGACTAAAAAGTCTGGTTTTTCACACTTACCTCATTACCTGTCTTCCTCCAGGATTGACTTTCGTCTTATCGGATTCATATTTGGACTTTTATTTTGTGAATGTTACCATTCACGAGATAAGTTTTTTGCTCTTAAACTAAATGGTGGTTAAAACTCTTGAAAATTTAATCCCTTTTCGGCTTTCTGAAGGCCTACTTCGGTTTGGATTATCTGTCCCATTGCTGGGTCAAACCATTTAAAGATTGAAACTTTGAAGAAGTAAAGATGAGTTCAGAATACTCAAAATTATTTTTTCAAACTTTCAAAGAACTTTTAAAAAACTAAAAGAACTGGTCATTATCTGCGCAATATCCTCTCTAGGAGGAATAGACAGGATGAGCCTTGGATATATCTTTCAGCGTTTCAAAGAACTATAAGAACTAAGTCGTAATAGCTGTTACATTTCACAGTAACAAATTAAGTGCGAAGGGCCTCCACCTTTCGGTCATACACAGTCTCACTTTCCTCACACACTATTACAGCCGACTGAACCTAAACTTGTACTCAGTCCTATAAGAGCTTAAAAATGGAAGCGAGTGCCCTACTCGCAAATGAGGGAAAATAAAGCCTAGTATATAGGGAATTTAAGCCTCATATAACTATCCATATCATTACCCAATTAAGGGCTACTTGGAATCGTTTACCATTTATATTCAAAGAACTTGCTTCGAATTCTTATACAAAGATAAGAAGTCTTGTTGAGATAAAAAAATCTTTTGAAAGAATTTTTATCAAATTTTAAAATACCTACTTGTGGGTTGAATGGTTATCTCGCCTTTCAGTATTCAGTCAGTCTGTGGACTGAAAATTTGATTATCTCATTTTGACTATACAAAGATACGCCACTTTCACGAGATAAAAAAATTATTTGATAAATTTTTTAAAACAACACTAAACAAAGAGCTTTTACTAAATCGTCAGTAATAACAGATTTTATATATTATATATACCTGAGAAATTCCTTTGTTTTAAAAAAATTCAAGAAAATATAAAACTTTGAAAGACAAACCTTTAGATAAAAAAGAGACTATTTGGCTTTGTCCAGACTGTGATGGGAAAGGTTATATTGAAAAAGGACAATGTCCATTATGTAAAGGTAAAGGTGAACTTAGATTTACCACTTCCTCTCAAAAGGATTTCGAAGATCCCCAGCCTTCTGATTAAATGGTGATAAGAAAGGTATAGGTTTTATATCAGGCTTAACTTTAGGATAAAATCTTTTATACGCTCCACTAAATGATTGAAAATCAACCATTGATCCGTCGTCTTTACTACCTAAGAATTTAAGTATAACTTGTTTCTCTTTTTCGGTTATATCGTAATCTGAATAAGTATCTACCATATTTCTGTAATAGTTATTATCAAATAAACTACTTAAATTTATAAGAGACATTACACAATCATCGTTGCCTGTTTCTGAACGATAAGTTATATCCCCTCCTGGTGTTTCTTTCTTAGAGAAAGATTTTAATTCTATGATATTCTTTTCGTTATGAAGAACTAAATTATCTTTCTTAACAGCGTCTTGAAAATCTTTTAAAAGTAATTTCTTATTATAACCTATAAGTAATCCTATCTTTGGTTTCTGATCTGTTTCTCTATGTTTATATCTGGCAAATATAGCGTCCATAAAATCATTATTATCATTGAATACGTGGCGCATGTTATTAACCAAATCGTTACCTAAATTTTTATTCATTTCCACTACTATCTTAACTTTCTCTGGGTCAAAGATTTCAAAAACTAAAAGGTATAATATATGAGCAACTTCATTTATAGAGTAAACGTTATTTCTAAATAAACCTATTTGTTCTAGTTTAAATAAGTCATATTTATTTGAATAAAAGTCTTTCTTTTTTTCTATGAGTTTTTCGTCCTTCATCATTAATCTAAAGATATTGAATACAGTATAATCTAAACCTAATCCTTCAGCCAAATCTATACCTATCGTGATATAATAGTCTTTAGCTTTGGCTAAATCAAATATTTCTGGATGATCTAACATGAAAGTTAGACTGTCGTATGGAAGAGTTAATTTCTTTTCAAAATTTTCTAAATGAGGAGTTCCAAATTCGTACTGTTCGTTCATGAAACTTTCAAACATAACACTATCGAATAACAATTTATCATCTGTAATGAACTGAATCTCGTACTCCTGATTGAACATCGCTTTACCACCAATAAGAGATGTTTGTTCTTCTTGCCAGTTAGTTATTCTTACGACTTCGGGTAAAGGTATGACCTCATTTATTCTTATTGTTCTAATTTCGTCGATTCTACAATTTTCCCTAACTGTTTTACCATCGTCTTCAAAGAATTTAATGAAATACCAAGTTTCTTGTTCAAGTCTTTTACTATACATTTCGTAACCTAGTTCTTGTAATCTATTTAATATTTCATCTTGTGTAACGTTATATTGACGCATTTTATGTTCAAGAAACATAAACTTTGTATCTCTTCTACCTTTAACTTGATGCCAGTAGACACGCATAGCCTCGTATTTATTCCATCTTGGGTCTTCTTTTGGTCTTTCAGCGTCTACTAATAATTCCCAGAATAAATTATAACCGTCAGGTGTTGATGTTATAATAATTTTAGAATTTTCTACCTGTACAACAGTAGGTACAACAGCACCGTAGTACTGACGTACAATATTCTCAGGAACTTTCGCGAACTCATCGAGATACAACAAGTCAATGGTAAAACCGATAGATGGATCTTTAGATCTCGCCTGACTTTGAATTCTACTATTATTATCAAAGGCTATCTGTTTTTCGTTCCAGTTTGTTACACCTGTCTTTAAGAAGAAAGGTAACAATTTATAAATATCCTTTATCTTTCTGATAATTTCTTTTACTGTATCACCTTTATTAGCCACGATCATAACACCTTTATCATCATTAAACATCACAAGATGTAGAATAACAATGGATGCTGAAACCGTATTTAAACTTAATATATCGTTTGTATAATAACTATGTTCATTTGAACTAATGGACAGATCGAACATTGAAACATTATGTTTTAATTTTTTGATAGATTTAACTTTAGAAGGGCCTAGCTTAGTTAGAACGATATCGTTAGTTGTTAGATCTTTAACAAATTTGATCATGTGTCCTTCGCAAAAAATAGTATGTATATCGGCACATTCTAGTTTTAGTCCATTTTCGAGTTCTAGTTCGTGTATAGCGTATGGTTGAGTAAAATTTATTTCTTCGATTGGAACAAAGCCGTAGTCTGTTTCGACCAATAAATTTTTAATTGGTAGAATATTGATCACTTTTTTCAAAGGATCATCTTCGTCAAATTTAGTATTTTTATATTCGTATTTTTCAATTAGTTCTATTAACCAGTATATTATATTTTTTAAAAAATTTTTAAACATAATTTATTTTATATTTTAAATGACCTGAATCATATATTCTATATATATTTTTTTCTATCATTATTTCGTGTTCGGTTTTATTAGGATCGGCCCCGTTTTTAACCAATATGTCTTTTCTGAATCCGAATCTATATTTTCTAATTCCGTCTATTACATAATAATAATTAGGCTTAGTTTTATGAATCAACTTAAATCCGTTATTTTCTATATATTCTATAACTCTGTAAGTATCAAATATAGAAGGTAAATAATGCCCAGCGTATATTAATTTTTCATTAATACCTTTTTTCTTTAAAGCTTCTCTATTATCGTCACAAATAGAAAGTTCATGTAGATTGAGATAATCTAATCCTATTTCATTTAATCTTGGAAGCACTGATATAAGTTTATCCACTTGCCAGAATTCAGATGGCACTTCGACACAAATCTTATCAAATATTTTTTTACAATATACAAGTTTATCAATTATATCTTCTCTATATCCTGTGGCAGCTAGATCAAATCTAATTTCATTTATACCGTGTTCTTTTAATTTAATACAATCTTCTTCTGTAACAAGAGTACCATTAGTATAAATCCATTTATAAAGATTGAGCTGTTCAAAATTTTCGTTGATGAAATCCAACCATTCATATACTTTATCAAGGTACATAAAAGGTTCTCCTCCAGAAAATGATATACCTGTTATTCTAGGATTTTTATAAATAACTCTTTTTAAATCATCCAATGAATGTATATCATCGTTACCACCGTTTGCCCATATAAATTCATCAACTCCGTGTCTTGATATTTGTGGACAAGAAGCGCATTTAAGGTTACAACTAACACCTATATAAACACAAATCCATTGTCCACTTTTACAAGCGTAGCAACCTTCTGATAATTTTTTTCCAACTGGTACTATGGTGGCTCCAGAGTTTGATATTTCAATTTTATCTATAATTCTCTGTCTTAATGAGTCTGATATATTCCTGGCATCTACATATTCTATCATATTGAGTTATTATTTTTTTCATCGTATATAACAAATATTTCCCCTAATTCATCTTTCAGTTCTTCTTCAATGTTATTAACAAGTATATTTCTTATATTTATATTTTTACTATCTAATTTAACTTTATTATCAACCTTATTATTCTCAGTATAAAAAACGTTGTTAAACTGATTATTATTTAAGAAGATATCGATTTTATTTTTATATTCAGCTTTATCTAACAACTCACTATTTATTGTAATATCTATAAAATCTTTAGTTAGATTAATTTTTTCAATATCATCAATTTCTTTTATTATATATTCTACGAACCTGGGGCTAAACTTGTTTGGAATGAATTTAATTTTATTATCTTTTATTATATTATAACCAATCTGATCTGTACTATCTTTGTTCAGTTGAAATAATGATATGTCTTTAATTTCGTAATTCAGTTTATCAACTACTTTGATGTATTCGTTAAATAAAGGATAGCAGTAATCATTACCAATCATAAATACATTTGAAAACTGAGTCAGAACACCAAGAATTCTTTTTACTTCGTTAATAAGAGAGAAAGTGGTGTGTTTATTATTATAAAAGAAATCCCCATTAATAATGACTTCGTGCTCTTTCGAACCAGATTTCATTAATGTTTGTATGAAATCTCGGAAGAAATCTAATTGAGATTTAGATAATTTTGGGTGTCCAAATTTTATATTGGTGAGTATAAAAATCATAAACTATTTATGAGAAATGTGGTTAAAAGTTTAATAAAAAACCCAGTCGTTTGGCTGGGTTAGATTTACTTTTTAATTCCTGATAGTAAGGCAATTAAACTATTTAATAGTTGTTTATGAATATTTTGTGGTATATTAGTTACAACTGAGAAATTATTATTACCTGATATTTTAATTTGTCCAAAACTTTCATTTAATAATCTATCTTGTTTCGTGTTTTTCAAAAAATGTCCTACAAGTGCATTCATAAATGGTTGTATTTCAAAAGCTTTATCGTTATTCCTTATGACATGAATTTCACCTTGCTTTTCTGTTAAAAGGTACCAGTAATCTTCTTTAGATAAAAGTCTTTTTTCAAACATTGTATTTATTTCTGAAAATTTAACGTCTTTATAATAAATTAATTTACCAATGGTTTTAATTCTTTCAATGGTTAAATCTACTTGATTATCAGGTGTATTTTTTTCAGTTTCTTCTTCTTCGTCTTCGATTACTGTTTTCTTTTTCTGTTGCACTCTTTCTACTGGCTTTTCAGTTTTTTGTGGCGGAGGTGTTTGTGTTGATGGTACTGGAGCGATAGCAGCCTCTGTAAATTTTCTTATTGTAGTTTTATTTTCAAACGCTCTATTTTTTGGATAATGCTCTGTAACATCATCAATAGTAATTTTAACAGCCCCTCCATTTTTACCTTTTATAAGGAAGTAGTTTTCATATACACCAGATACTTCGCCTCTAATTTCTCTGTTGTTATAGACAGCAACAAGAATATCACCTACTTTAACTGAGTTTACGTTCTCAGTAATAGGCAAATCTTCCACTTTTATATTAGCGTTATATAAGTTATATAATTCGTGCAATTCCATATTTCTTTCTAAAAATAAAGGTCTATCATCATTGGAGAGGTAGATAGACCCTTATTCGTATTATTTTTTTATTTTATATTATATAGCCTGTCCACCACCTTGTGCTGGAGGTATCTGAGCTGCTGTCTGTTGTGCTCCCTGTGCGGGAACTTGTGCTTGTCCGCCTTGTGGCACTTGTGCTTGTGGTTGTGCTCCTGGTTGTCCTTGTGCCTGTGGTTGAGCAGGTAATTGAGCTTGAGCAGGTTGTGTTTCGTCAAGATCTTCTGTTTGTGATTGTGGACCTTGTGCTTGAGCACCTTGAGCCTTTGCGTATTGATCACCCAAGATTAAGTTAACAGGAAGGTTTTCGATGCTAACATAAGATGTGATGATATAATCTGCAATTTCTTCTGATAATTCAACGTCAGAATAGAACTGGCTGATGTTTTTACCACTTTCGTCTTTTACTTTCTTTTTGAAAGCGTTAACGAGAGACATAGGAATATCAATACGTTTTCTAACTCTATAAACGTCGTCGACAGCTTGAACGTTTTCAGTCAAAGGTGTGATATTTCTTTTACCTTGAAATTCTCCAAATTCGTATAAATTCTTGTTCATAATTTTAACTTTATTTTTTATGTATATATTAATATTTTATTCTGTTTTTTTTAATATTTGTTTCTTTTACTTCTTTTACTTACTTTTAAGTAATGTTTCATTTCACCGTTCTTTTCTATTGAAGTTACATCCATTATTATATAACCCAAAGGCGTAATCAAATTTGTAATTCTATCCATAATTAGATCTTCGTCGTTATCGTATTCGTCTTTATCTTTATTATTTTCAATCTTATCTAATATATCTAAAATTTCTTTTTTATAATTTTTTGGGAAACATTTGGCAAATTTCTTAACTGATATAAATATGTTTAATGGTACATCAATAGAAATTTCTTCAAACAATTTAATGTATTCTCCCATAATACTATATATTGAAGTTTAAAACTGGTTTATTTTCCCCATCTCCAATTCCATATATCGTAATGTACTGAAACACCCACACTCCAACCAAATCTCGGATTAGCTAAATTGTAATCAGTATTCAATCCAAACCCAACATAAGGACCAAATCCAAAATTAGGTCTTGGCTTAGGTGGTTTTTCGGGTTGTTTTTCAATTATATACGCTCCTTCCAATCCAGTTATTTTTAATAAAGGAGATTTATTAATAATAAACACTTCATATTTATCTTTGTATTCTCTAAACCCATATATTAAATTCATTGTTGTTAAGTTAGTACAAAACAATGTTGTATCTGGTTTTAATATCCATTTTTTAGTTACGTCATCAGGATAAGCAAAAAATCTACTTTCACCGTCAAGTTTTTGTGAAAAACTGGAGTCAGCGTAATTAAAATCAAACTTTAACCCATATTTATTTGTTTGTTTATCAACTATAATTAATTGATTACCAGCGGTTATACCAGCCAGATTAGCGCTCACTTTAGCGTCGATAGCAGCGATTACGTCGCCTTTAACTTTACTTAATTGATTATAAAGATATTCATTATATTTTTTTAAATCTTTAAGTTCGTTAACAACGTAATTATCTTTGGATATTTCGTAAGCGTTTAATTTCTTATTAAATTCAGATGTTATGCTATCTCTCATAGCGCTCCAATTTTGAGCATCTTGCTTTTGTTGATATTCCCACGTAGCTCTTTCATTTCTTAGAGTACTACATGTAGTGAAGAATAAAGTAAATCCTATAATACAAAGCACAAAAAGTGCTATAGGATAATATTTTTTAATAATTTCCAGTGTAGTCATAATTAATTTTTATTTTATATATTAAAAGGTTTTAGTCCTATCAGAGATTACTCATATTTTGTTGAGGAGCCTTTAACGGTAATTCTCCGTATTTTTTAGTTATTACTCTAGTATTTATATAATTGGTTTTCACCGTTCTATTAGTTAATATAGAAGTCTTATTACATCCACCAAAGATACCTGTTACCCATACTCCGCTCCAAAATACACCGTAGAAATTACCTTCGTGGAATGTGCCACCATAAAATCCGCCGAACCAAGGACCAGTTACACAGTCAACGTATCCGTTATAAAAATTACCACCGTAAAAATCACCACCGTACCAATTTATATATGAAGACGCCGCTGGATGTCCAAATGTACCATTGTTAAAAGTTCCACCGCTCCAATTTATAGATGGTTCTATGCTATTTATTTGAACACCTAATGTACCACTATTCCAAATACCAGTTTCCCAATAAACGTTATGAAAATAAGAATTATTAACTATTCCGTTTTTAAATGTTCCATTTAACCAATTACTATTTGTAAATGTACCGTACCTAAATGTACCATCGTACCAGAGACTACCATCTGTGAAAGTGCCGTCGTTAAATGTTCCACCACTCCATACACTATTACTAAACATACCACCATTAAAAGTTCCAGATTTCCACCCTTTACTGTTGTTGGAATAATTTACAGTTTCTCCTGATATACTAATGGCATTATTACCAGAATTAAATATTCCGCCATTAAATGTGCCACCACTCCAATAAGAATTAGATATTTTCCCACCGTTAAATACACCGTTATTCCAATTTATATCTATAAGATTTCCATCGTAACAAGTGCCATTAATCCAGTTGGTGTTCAATAGAGTTCCACCATTACAGGTGCCGTTGTACCAATTACATTGGGTCATGTTACCACCGTTAAATTTACCATCAGCCCATTCAGTATTAATAATATTTCCACCACTAAATGTGCCTCCACTCCAAATACTGTTACTCATAGTGCCTCCTTGAAACAAGCCAGTTCTCCAAGTTGATCCAGAGAAAATTCCGTCGTTGAAAACCCCATCCCTCCATTCTTTACCTATAAAACTACCACCATTCCAAATTCCGTTGTACCATACATCTTGTGTAAAAGTACCTCCACTCCATATACCGTTAAACCAATAACAATCAGAGTCGAGGGGAGTATTATAAAAAATACCACCGTTTATAGTTGAGTTTTTTATTTCAGAATTTGTAAATAATCCACCATTTATAGTACATTCAGTTAAAACACAATTTTCATAATGACCATTATCAATTTGACAATTATGTAGATGATTATAATATATGTAATTATAACCGTAACTATTATTATTATTCGTGTAATAAGAAGAAACAGGAGTAGGATCTTGATTTAATGTGTCTGTTCCTTTATACACATAAGGTTTATAAACTGATGCTGTATTACCTGTATTTGTAGATGAATTTGTGGTAATATATAAATTATCATATTTATCTTTATATCGCATAAAGAAAGATACTCCACTAAAGACAACAGCTTGAACTAAATTTATATCTATAGCAGCGTCAGTTGGTGTATTAAAAATAGCATTAATTATTTCAGCTCCATTTATTTCACCTCCAGTTAAAGTTATATTTTTTATGTAAATTTCACTTATATAATGATCATATATTTTTTTATTAACAAATCTATCATCGTAATATCTATCAATTGTTATTTCATTATTCTTATCATTTATTTCAATCACTTTATAACCTTGTAACTGTGGGAGATATATAAAATTTGTACATCCAGAAAATTCCAAATAATTATCTATAATCATACTATCTGTCATTCCTGTGTTTGATCCATTTTTATTAAACATTATAAATATTTTATCACCAACTCTTATATTTGAATTTATTTCAGTATATAATTTTATTTTTCCACCGTTGTTAGTAATCACAGGTAATAATTTTACGGCGTTTGGTGCCTGTGAATAATTGGTATTATTGAATACATTGATCTTTTCTTGTTGTGGCACGGTTTGCACTACTTCTTGAACAGTTTGTGTTCCAGTTGTTGTTATTACTAAATCTTGTGAAAAAATATCAGCCGTTGGCATTTATAAGGTTTTATTTTACTCTATATATTAAATTTTGAAAACTAAATCACAAAAAAATAATATAATTTAAAAATAAGTGAATAAGTAGCATGAATGACGATGTAGAAAGTAAAAAGAAAGAACTGAAAGAAAGACTTGAAAGTGACCTATACGTTGATAGGTACAGCTCTTTCAGAGAGTCTGTTGAACTCATTAACAAAGCACTTGAGTCTTTTAATATTAATTATCAATACACTTATAACGAATTTTGTTCTGACTTTACAAATGAATGTTTAAAATACATTGACGAACACCCAAAAGTGGATATGACAGATCCACAACAAATGATGGTATATACTTTCCCGATAGTTATGTCGATAGTGGATCGTGCAAAAAATAAATACGGAATTAAAGATGATAAATCTAATAGTACGCCTATTGAATAATAGGTTCAAAAAGAAGATGGATAAATACAATAAACCTTTGACTAAAAAGAAATTAGTCAAAAAGAAATTAATGCCTCTTGTTTATGGAGGTATTCCAAAACCACCAATTCCTAAAATTAGAACAGTTGGTGAGTAAAAAGTAATTGACGAACATGATTAATTTTATAGCAAACAAACTAAATGATAGATATAAAAGGCTTTTAGAAAGAGATATAGAAAGACAAATAGCTGAAGACGAAAGAAAAAAAGCTGAAGAAGAAAGATTAGCAAATATACCACTAAATATTCCAGATAATAAATGGTGGATTAGCGATAACCCAATAGAAGAAGATAAGTGGTACGACGGTGTATTCTCAAGTGGTACCACAATACCATCTAGTAAATGGTCAAACGGAACTTGGTTAGGAGTGTCTGGATCATCTGGTTACGGAGTATCAGGGAGCGCAGGAGTATCAGGCAGTGCTGGTGTATCAGGAACAAGAGGATTAAGTGGTTCATCTGGATTTTGTGGGACTTCCAGTTATTCCGATCCAGGTATAAAGTACGCTGAATATTTAGCCGAACAAATTAATAAATCGATAAATTATCAAGAATATATAGCAGAACAACTTGATAAAAGTATCCAATATAGTGAATATGTGGCAGAACATCTTGATGTAACAAATTACACAAATTGGAAGAACGGTTACGCAGCACACACTAAACCAAAAAAAGAAGTTAAAAGGGTTTATAGTGAAGAAGATCCTTACGGAGAAGAAGATTGGTCAGTATGATGAAAATAAGAAACGTTATTGAGAACGATATAGTTGAAGATATATCAGTTTATAAAAATATATATCAAGACTTCATAAATTTGATCAAAACAGAGATAGACGAAAACTACGTTCCTAGTTTCACTTTTAACGAATTTTGTGCTATGTTGATAAATAATTTCGAAGGTGTCGACGAAGATATAAATGATTATTCAGAAACTAAAGGTAAACCGTTGACTACTAAGTTATTAAACTCACTTATGAAGATAACAATTGATGAGTTTAAAAATGATGAGGATGCTAGTGAAAAAATAGCTAAAATTATCAAAAATATCTAACGAATTAAGTGTTTCGGACCGCATTTTTTTAATATATAATGTGTATTAAATTTTCAAACTTTAACGAGAGTTTAGTATAGAATAAATGTGGTTCTGCAGAACACTAAAGGCTTTTTCAGGCATTAAATGGAGTAATGGGAGTTATGGCTTTCATTGATAAAAAAAATCGTATGCATTATGGCAGAGTACAAAGACAAAGATGAAAATTGGATGTTTGATTCATCAAGTGATGACCAAAACCAAGAATTGGCTTTCTTAAACAAAGAAACCAAAAACCAAGACGGTATTTATCGTCCAAACGTAAAAGACGCAGCAGACCCTAAGGGTGCTGGTTACAAAGCAACAATCAGATTTCTTAGAAACGTATTTTTAGATGGCACTGGAACAGGTCCAGCAGCTATTACAAAGCACGTTCACTATGTTAAACCAGAAGGTTCTTTAGAGGACTATCCAGATTTAGCAGGTTATTATGATTGTGAAAAGAATGTTTCTCAACAAACACCATGTCCATTGTGTCAGACTTATTGGAAACTTTTTAAATCCAATAATCAGGCAGATGTTATTAAGTCAAGTTTAATCAAGAGGAGTACTAAATTTTATTCCTATATTATGGTTATCGAAGACGAACAACACCCAGAGTTGGTTGGTAAAATTTTAGTTTATCCTTACGGTGCTAAGATCAAGGGAAAAATCAATTCAGAAATTAACGGTGATGTTAGTGGTGAAAAATGTAACATTTTCGACTTCGTAACAGGTAAGGATTTTAGACTTATTATTAAAATAGTCAAGACTCCAAATCCAAACGGTAGTGGCACAGTTGATATGCCAAACTACGACACCAGTACATTCTTACCATCTTCACCTATAAAGATTTGGAACGAGAAAACAAATAAATTTGTTACTCCTCCAACAACAGAGGACGAAAACGGTAAAATTATGCTCACAGACAAGAAATGGCAGGCTAAGATCAGAGAAATCATTTTAGCTCGTCCAGCTAACGTAAATCTTGACGACCATACACCTTCCAAGGATGGATGGGACGACGCTAAGAGATCAAATGTGGAGAAAATTGTTCAGGTTCTTAACGGAAACAGTGTTCAATATGCTGAATCGTCAGTAAAGAAATCTAGTGTGAAAACACCAGCGGCAGAAGTAATTGAAGAGGAATCTTTCGACGATCTCTTTGATTTCGAAGCAGATGATAAGTAATCTAATTTTCATTTGAAAAGAAAAGCCCTCAAAAAAATTGAGGGCTTTTTTTTATATATAGTGTTATGGAAAAATATATTAAAAAATTCGAACAAGTTAGCGAAGAATCTGATAGAATAAAACTATTAGAAGAGGAGATAATAAAAAGAGATGAATTGATTTATTCAATGATGAGAAATCTATCTCACGGTTATATGAATTTTATGGCTGATAAAACCATAGATATAGATGAAATGCGTAGAAGATTCAAAACGGAAGAAGTTGTAAATAGACCAATAGTGAGAGAAAGAATTGACCTCTTACATAAAGATATTATAGGATAATGAAAGTATTTAAAGTCAACGAGTTATTCGAAATGAGTCAGACTTATGAATATAAACCTGTTTCTGAAAAGAGGAGTGGTTTCAAAAACATGACTACTTATGTTTATAATTTTGTTTCAGACGACGGCACTGAATACATGGTAGATATAGTATTATATTCAAAAACTGTTCTTAACGTGAAAACAAATAAATTAAAAACTAAAGTTTTTGCGACCACTTGTTTTGCTAATAAGGAAAACTATAACAGAGGTAAAAGATTTAAATGGAAATACAAATTAACTAATAAACATGATGCTATTAAAGTTTTAAATACTGTTATAAAGATTATAAAAGATTTTTCAGATAGTCATAATATGGATGAATTTGGAATTAATACATCGAAAGATAGGTTAGAAACATATAAATATATTTTCAACAAATATTTTAAAGGTTGGAAAGTATTTGTTTCTATTGATGATTCGTATTATTTAGATACAAGATTTAATATAATCTGCTCAAAAGAGACTAAAGAAGATAATCCAGATAATTTTAGAGTGGATTAAAAATTATTACTTACAATAAAATTCGCTAATTCTCTAACACTTGATATTTCATAATCATTTATTTCCAATCCAGTTATAGACGTGTCACCTACTAATTCTGGCTTAATGGTGTTATTGAATAATACGACACTATGATAATCCACTCCTTCTTTACCCAGCACCATTATAAATTTTTGTTCTGTATCTGATCCATTTATCAATTTTAAAATATCACCCAAATTATACATTTTTTCTTATTATTTTTTCAAAGGCATTGTCGGTCCAGTTATAACAAACTCTCTTTTCACCTTTTCCACCATTTTTTCACCCGTTTTTATTCCTATAAATGTTCCTCTACTACTTATATAATAATAACCCTTGGTCATTGATTCGTGTACGTTATCACCTATATTATCAAATTGTTCAAAAACCAAATCAAATCCGGATTCTTTTAAACTATGCAATATCCACTCTCTCGTTATCCAAAACGACCTAACCCATCCTTGACTAGTATTAGCGTTTTCCCACCCAGCGAAGTTATGTGACTCTTTTGTTTCTAATGGTATATTCTCTGGATATTCCCAAAACCATCTACCATCTACACCGTTTTCCTTAGTCATATCTTTCAAATTCCAATTTATACTTTCTTCAAAATCAGGATCTAAAGGTCTTTCCGTAGCGAAATGTGTTTGTATTATTAATACCTTTTTTGTGATTTTAGAAATCATATTTATAAACTCTCTTGGTTTATCTAAATGATATAACAATCCACCACAATATACAGCGTCAAATTCACCATATTTTTTAGAATTCCAAACGTCATCTTTATAAAATTCAACGTTATCAAGTTTATATCTTCTCTTGTTTTCCAAACATTGTTGATAATTAATGTTTCTCACTTCTACTCCAACAGATTTAAACCCCATTTTTACAAATTCGATAGCGTATCCTCCATCCAGACACCCCAAGTCTAAAATGTTATAGTCTTGCTTATCTTTCGGAAAAACGACGTCTAAAACTCTTTTAGTTGATTTAAACCAAGGCTTGTTGGCTGTAATCTTTTCGTCTATTTTTACTTCTACCCCGTTCTCAATTAGTGCGTGTTTCATATTTAATCTAATTTTTCTAACAACTTATATAAGAATATTTTAACTTTTTCTATTGTTGTTAATTTTCTATGTTTAGATAGTGTTTGGTAATATAATTTACCTATATTTAT